ATATTTGCCAATCGCGAATGTGCGCCAGGATATCATCAAATAGATCCACACCGCCGTAACGCACACGGCTGAGATTAGTATTATATCTAGCATAAACACGTGGTCCATCTCCTAGTTCAACAATTCTTTTCATGTGGCGCCAATGCTGTTCGTACATTAGCGGCTCTCCGCCCACCCAGTAGATTTCTTCTACACGATGTTGTTCAACGGCGGCAGCAAATTCGGCTTCAATTTGACTATCCTGAAATTGGGAGATGCTGTCACGTATACTGTCTCGCATCCAATTGTTTTTAGGATCAGCCCAGTTGACCATGTTGTTCTGTTTTTGTTCACTCTCCCAGGCACTTGAAAGCATATCTCCGCAGGTTCTGCATTTGAAGTTACATAAGTTTGAGAACCTATAATCCCATGAAACAGGTTCCATAGTCGTAGTGCCATCGGGCTGTGTGTTAGCGTATACTTCTGGCAGTTTGTGCTGAAATAAATGATCGAAGTAGGTGCGGTAAACGCTAGTGTTAAGGAGTCGGTCATTGCATACTTCGCATTCAGGTAAAGTTTCTCCGGCCATCATTCTGCGACGCACTGATCGCATGTGATTTGAATTCCAATGTTCTTCAAGTGTGACAGGAATATACTGACCAGTACCTGACTCAGTGTCTATGTACTGCCGAAAATTCTGTGCAGGCTCGCGTGACGCACAGCACATGCGCCGTTCAGTTTGCGGGCTTAGATAGGTATGCACCCAAGGTGCCAGGCACATGGTATCAGGTTTATTCATTTAAAAATTCTAATATGGGATCCAACACCTGTTGCTGTAGCAATTGCTGTGTTACCGCAGGATCAAAAATCCTGTGCTGATTGTGTTGGAGTTTTTGTTGCACTACCAGCTGGTTTAATTGTGCTGTATCAAACTGTTGCACTTGTTGCATAATGACGTTTAATCGCTGACCAAAGTCCACAATTGAATCGTAGCTTTCGTCCCATAACTCTGGGAATGTTTCAAATCCAAAACTCTGTATCTCTGCTAGGGTACCCGGGGTTGCTACCACAATAAATGGATGTTGCATGGCCATGGGCTTTAGACTTTTTTCGCTCACAAACACACCTGACGGTGCAGTGACTGAAATTTCTCCAGAAACAGCACCAATTGAACTTTCGCACACCAAGCTCATTGCAGAAATATGAAACCAACGTGGATTTACCTGCCACAAGTGTCCATCACCTGTAACATCGTCGGGCATGCTGATCCCCTGGGACAAATAACTACGCATCACATCTGCCTCCATGGGATTCAATGCTTGCCACACCAGGTCTCGCCAGGGTCGTGTGTAGTTGATCATACACAATGTTTTATACCGTGCAGTTGGAGTATATGCAATATTGTGATAGTTCAATTTTTCCCAATAGTCTCGGCAACGCAGCCATATCCAAGCAGGCACAGCCTGCACTCTGAGTCCAGGCAATGCGCCAGGCTGTGATCCCAAACTAAACAAAAGGTGTTGTTGTGGATATTTTTGTAGCAGCTCAACAATCCACCATTGGTCAGTGGTAAACCAATGTTCATTTTTGTTGTCGTATATTACTCTGTAGCCAGCTTGCAGATGACTGTCAAGATGCTGTTTGACTGCAATTTCACTGAGATAATGATCATAAACAAAAACTGTGTTGCTGGGATATGTTTTGCCAGGATCAAAAAACTCATAGTCCACAGGAAAATGCCTTGACAAATTGGCAGGAACCAGTCTGGTGTCGTGCATCAATACCAGATTACTGGTCATAGTCATACCCAATTATTTCAGCAAATTCTGGCGCTACATCACGTAAATTTTGTTTTCTTTTGCGATCTAAATCACGTACTTTCATTCGCAACATAAAGCCGTCCGTTGACGCACCCCCATTCATAAAGTCTGTGATTCTATCAAACTCCTCACGATATTGTGCGGGCACATCTGCTGAACGTAGGTGTTCTGTGACAGCAGCTTTGGCTGTGTCAGGCAGTGTGGCAATTGAAAAGTACCAGGCATCATGCATCATGTTCCAGTACACAAAGTCAAAGCGTTGCAGTGCTATCCAGTGTGCTAGTTGATCAATGTACCGCACATTAAACACATTCACGGTACTACAGCATTGTAAACGCAGGTTGGGCAGTTGATCTCTAAGATATTGAAAACTTGTGATTGTGTCCAGCACCAATGCCCAGTCTGCATTGGTGCGTTGATATTCAAAGCGTTCACCCACATCATCTATTGAGAACGCCACTTCTACTGTTTTAAAATGGCGCCAGATGTCCGGGCCGCGAGCAGGCCATTGTGTGCCATTTGTGTTGTAGTGTATTTCCACTTGATGTGCAATTCCGCGATCCACAATGCCCTGCAACATGTCAAAGTGCTGATCAATCATGAATGGCTCGCCACCTGTAAATTCAATGTAGCGTATGTCATTTAAACAGGCATCAATTTCTGTCCAAAATGATTGATTTTCCCTGGGCCACGCACCTGCTCGCAGCATCTGATAGGGAAATGTCTTTTTCTTATCGTCATCTGGATGCATGTCATTTAATTCTTCTGTGGCAAATTGGCTTGATGACCATGATCCGCATATACGACATTTTAAATTGCAGATGTTGCCCAGCTTCAAATCCAGGAACATCAGCGGCTTGGCGTCAGTGGTCCATTCTCCTGATATGCCCATGTGTTTCATTCTGTCCAAGGTGTGCATGCGTTTTGATGTGCGGCCAGCACGTTCTTCCATCCAGCACTTGCGGCAGGTCTGTGGCTTTTCGCCTGCAAGAAACTGTTCACGCAGGCGTGTCATTGCACGTGAGTTTTGTATGTCAGCAAAGTTAGCATTCAATAGCGAGAACTTTGTGCCAGAGTCATCCGTCAGTTCATCATCTGCCAGACAACATGGGCGTACAGTGCCAATGGGAGAGGCTTCTAAACTCACCCAGGGCAATACGCAAAATTGATCGTGTGGAATATTCATTTTAGTGCCGCCAATTCTGGAATTATATCCAATATTGATTCATTTCTTATTGAATCTAGTTCATTTGTTTTGCGCCAGAATGTATCTATCAAGTGTGTGTTGTCTGTGGCCATCATAAAGGTAATGGCTGATTCAAAGCCTTGTGTGGCACGATTTAGCGGGTCCTGACCTTTAAGCCAATGGATATGATTTTGATACAGTGCTGTGAGTGAGTGTTTGTATTCGGCTGTGGCAATGTCTATTCTATAGTGCGCAGGATCTTGTAGGATATTTATATTTAAATCCTGTGCGCGGATCAGGCCTTTTTCCACCCAGTCACGGTGGAAATCAGGCAGGTGCCAGGCATTCATTATGCTCAAGGTAGGTGAAATGTAAAAATCCACTTCAGGGCACACACGCAACATATCACGTCTGTTCTGTTCTACTACGGCCCAGTCTGTGCCTTTTCTAATGTATTCCCCACGTGCGCCCGACGCATCCAGGCTGGCACCCACAGCAACTGAATCGAACTGGCGCCAGTATTCAAATACTGAACGACCCTTGAGATCCGTGTGTGTGAAGTTGGTGTTGTATATGAGTCTAACGTCAAAGCGTTTTCTTCGCACCAGCTCGTCTAGAATATTGTAGTGTTCCGCCATAAGCAAGGGTTCACCGCCAGCAAAGTAGATCTGTTCCACATAGTCCAAATGAGGCTTTAATTGTTCCCACATGTCAGTTTCAGTACGCCCTGCATAGTTTAGCACTGTGTTGCGGGCTTTCCAGTCGCCGCCAGCAAGTTTGGCTTGATCCTGATACCATTGTGAGCTGAATATGTATCCGCAGCTACGGCATTTTAGATTGCACAAGTTTGAGAAACGAATGTCCCAGTAGGTCATTTCAAAAGGATTTTGATCCAGCTTCTTTATGTGATGTCCGTGATGTTTGTTGGCACTCTTACGGCCTGAAAAGAATCCTGATTCTTCCTGCTCATAACAACGTGTGCAGGCAGCGTGTGGCGTTTCGCTCAGCATGTCTGCACGTAGCTTCTGCATGGGTGCATCCTGCCATATTTCTTCTAAGGTATTTGTTCTACAGTTGCCTACTATGCCTGGCTTCATTTCAGCATGACAGCAGGGATATGCCTCGCCTGTGGGATAGGCGTGCAAATGGATCCAGGGATAAATGCAAAATGTCTTTGAATCTTTTAGTAAGAATTCCTCACGCTCAGTTAATTCTGTGGGTCTTACTAGATCTGTAGAGTTGTAATTATATGACATTATAGTGAATTATAGTGAATTATACCAGGCCTGCAGATTTGGGAACGCTGTGCCAAAGTCTTTGTTGCGACGCTGGTCATACTGTGTGTGGAATTGTTTGAAATCATTCAATAGCTTGGGCATTTCAAATGTGTCTGAATGCGGTGTTTTCACCACATCCAGGTAATCAATCAATCTTTGTAAATGATTGATTTCGTGTTCGTGCAGGTATTCACTGTGGCTGTGATTTGTGAGCCAAGTTTCCAACACTGTTTTGTAGTGTGTTTTCAACTCCGCAGGCAGTATCAACGGACTTTGAAAGCTGGGAAAACGCAAGATGTTTAGTGTGAATGATATAGCATCACGCCCATACTCCAGCTTCCATTTCACTATGCACTCTAGCAATTGATCCAAGCTGTCTAGGCACAGGGCATTGATGGTACACATCACATGTATGCTACGGAACTGCTTGGAACTTAACAAGCGGTTGACATTGTTCATCCAGTCCGCCCAGACCAACCCGTCGCGTATGTACTCTGCTTGCACACCCACAGCTTCGTTTGAAGTGTATATGTCAATTGCCATGTTTTGCGTTGCATCTAGCAAGCGGTCAATGTCTACGTCTGTGCCTAGGTTACTGTTGATAGCCAGGCGTGTTGAACTCTTGCCTGAATTTGTTCGAAACCAGTCAATGAGCTTCCATGTGTGACCAGACATGAGGGGCTCTCCTCCTGTGATACGGAGCTCTTGCAGTGTGCGATGCAGATCCGACTCCCACCACTTAAAAAATGCATCAATGTAAGGATTGTGTTCTCCATAATCCCAAAGTTGTGCGTTAGCATGATCATGGGTAAAATGGTTGCGACCATCACTGACCAAGTTCTGGTAAGCTCCGTTGCGTCGGATGTCTTTAACCCATGTTGAACTGAAAGCTGGATTACAATAGCTACAAGCAAACTGACAAGTGCGATCAAAAGCGATCTCAAGTGTACGGAGGTTGACGTCTTCAGTGTATGGTGTATTTCTAGCTTCATGTAATGCCTCTATGGGATATATCTTACTCTTATACACACGGTCTGAAATGGCATTGCGACCCATGTCTTCTATTTTCCAACAGTACTCACAGCCAGGGGGACGCTCCCCGTTGATCATTTGTTGGCGATCTGCCTTCTTTTGATCAGTATTGTGCAGTAGCCTAGGGTTGATGCTGACTTTATCTTTGTCGATCAAATGAGCTGGCGGGTGATGACAACTTGTGGTCTGTCCACTTCCTAACCAAATGGTTGCGTTATACCATTTTGCCGCACAAAAGCTGGCTGAGAGAGGGTCTAATACTTGCTGACGGAACTCAAGATCGTTCATCTAAATACTTTTCTAAATTGATGGGGAGTTGGGCACGTTCCAATTGATTGTGCTCCACTAGGTGCTGTTGATTATATTTACAGATATCCTGGGCGGCTGTCCAGAATTCAGCAGCACCGTTCTGACAGATCTCGCCAATTGTTGCTATTATACTATCTATTCGCTTGCTTGGACAATCAATTTGGTCGTAGGATTCGTCGATGTAGTTGTGGAACGTGCGGAATCCTGCGTTGCGCAAGTCTCGCAAGTAACCCCTGTTGGCAGCTGCCACAAATGGGTGTGCCATTAATATGGGCTTCCATATCTTTTCTGTTCTAAATGTGTGCGGGTAATCAAATATGGTTTCTGTTACCACTGAGAACCATGTGCTTGTGTAGCAAGCAGGATTAACAATGGCATCGCCCCAGGTATTGCCAAACAAATGATGCTTGCAAAAACTGTGTGCATACGCTGATTCCATGTTGGGTACAGCACGTTCAATTTCATATTCTGGGGGCAACAGTCTAATAGGCTCAAGCTGATTGGTTTGCAGTGCAGAAGTAAATGCCATTTCAACAGAACTGCCCAGGTTGGTCCATAATGCATGATCCAACAGCTGATTTTCACGCAGGCCGTCTATCAGTGCTTTGCGATGTGGGCGCAGGCGGCCATTTAAAAAAAGAAAATCATATGGGCGATGCGCTTTTGAATCCATGTCAGCTTGTAGTTGCGCCGATTTGTTTTCTGTGTATTCCACTATGTTTGAAAAGTAACAGTCTGTTTTACAATAGCTCCACCCTGGTTCTAAATCCCCAGACGTCAACAGTCCTATGCGCCCGTCTTGGACCAAGTCAGCAATGCGCAGTCGCTTGAGCTGTAGCAGTATGGTTTCTGATCCTTCTGCAGGGTTGGAGAACACAATGCGTCCAGGGTGCTGAGTGGCCCAGTCAGTTATTGTCTGCCAGTTGTCTTTCAATATCACACGGCCAACAACATACACATTGGCAGGATCCAAGCTGGGCAACTGCCAAAAACTGCTGTCAGCATATGGCTTGAGCAAGTCCCAGACTTCGGCCCATTCGTCTACTATGAGCTTATGTGTTCCTAGCATGATATGCACATTCTGCCCACCAGCTTTTCATTTCTGGAAAGGTCTTTAAAAAGTCAGTGCCTCTGCGGCGATCGTGTTCTCGAAAGAATCTATAAAAGTCTGCCTTTGCTGCGGAATGATCTTGTCCTTGGCCTGCTCGCATCCATGCAATGTCTCTGTCCAGTCTAGCAAGTTCGTAGTCTTTGAATCCGTGGAATGGATCTTCGGCAGTTTCTGTCCAACGTATCATCCACGCCCAGAGATATTCCAGTCGTTCAGCATAGCTTTCTGGCAGTATTTGCAAACTCTGCCAAGCCGGTTCGCGTAGTACAGGTGTATCAAACCACACACGTTGATAGGTTTTGCTATAGGTTTTACGCAGACCTAGAATGCCAGCAAACAGGTTTTCCAAGCTGGTTACTGATAGATTGTTCATGGTCACAATAAACGTTAGACTGTTGTAGCTGGGTACTTCTGTTAGAAATTGATTTACCCTGTCCCATAGTAAATTGAAGTCCATACCGTGACGCATGTATTCTGCTTGTGAGCCCCAGCCGTCTAAACTCACGTACTGCATGAAGTGTTCTATGCGCCCGTCGCACAACTGCTTGACATACCCCAAGTTCTTCTGCCATGACTTTTCATCCACTGAGAAGTTTGATGTTACATTCAAATGTAGTTTGGCAGATGGGTTCTCCAACACATGATCAAACACTCTGTATGTGTTCTTGTCTAACAAGGGTTCGCCCCCAGTCATGCGGAAATGCACCAGTTCTGGGTACAAAGTAGGCCACCACTCCCAGAATGCGTCTACATAAGGGTTATGCTCTCTAACTGGTATAACCCGGCGATCTCCACCAAAATGCCCAGGATCATTGTGAACACGAGCAGTAGGGTAGCCGCCTGATCGATCCACTTCTTGTTGCCAGCTGCTAGAGAATTGCGGACTGCAATAACTGCACATGAGATTACAAACATTATTAAAATTAACCTCAACGTAGCTAGGGATAACGTCACTTTCTTCTCCTGTTGAGTTCTGGATCTTTTCAAAGTCCACTGCGGCCCAAGGCTCGCCTGAACGATAGTGCCTGTCACTCAGTTTGTTTTCCGCTTCCATGTTCCAGCAGTACTCGCACTCTGCGGGCTTTTCGTTGCGTAGCATCATCACACGTTGCGCTTTCTTGTGCGGTGTGTTGTGCAAGGATCCTGGATTGGTAGCTAAGTTTTCTACGGGTATCTTGTGCAATGGCGGATGGTAACAACTATTGTTAAGTCCTGTGGGCAGGTGCAGGCTCACTTGCTTCCATTTGGCCAGGCACAGCGCAGGGCCTAGGTTCTCTGCCATTTTTTCAGCAGAGTTTAGGAACCGACTCTTGTTGTCTACTGTTTCATCGCCTTTGTTCATGGCCATATTTTTACAAAGTCCGTTTCTTTTAACTGCATGAAGTGTTGATAGTTATGTTCTAAAGTATCTTTCATGTCAATGTACATGCCTTCAAGCTCCTGTGTGCTGAGTATGCTCAAGCGTTGTTGTGTTTGTTGTATACACTTGATGGCTATTCGCCCATTGTCTAGGTCAGCATCTTGGTCGTAGCTTTCGTCCCACCACTGAGAGAATGTTCTAAATCCCAGCTTGTGTAAGTTTGCCAAAAAGCCACGTGGGCCCAGAGTCAAAAACGGTGTACGACATATAAACGGTCTCCAGGTTTTTTCCGTGGGGTAAAAGCTGTTGCCGCTTAGAAAAGTTTCGCATACTATTTCCACAAAAAAATCAGGATACAGTTTAGCAATAGCAAAGTGTGCTGGAGTTAGTATAGGATAGCTATCAACAGATTCGTTCTTGATGGGCAATTGTTGCATGAACTTGCCTGCTGTGTTAACTGCATTAGGCAATCCTATTTGATATGCTAGTTCATCAAAGCTCAAGTGTGTGCGATGATAATCGACGCTACTATCGTAATGATAAGTCATGGAGGTTATGTCGCCGTAGTTGCTCCATGTGTGACTGGCCATCCACAATCGTTGCCAACTGCTACGTCCAACAAAAATTCCAAAGTGCTTGATTGCGTCCCAGCGTTTCTCAGGTAGCGTGTGCTGAGATGCAAACTGTTGCCCGCTGGGTATGTACAACGGCGGATGTTTAATAATTTTATAGCAAGAATGGTGTTCTAATTGATTGCAAGTGTGTATGCTTATGGCGCCGGGTGTGTAACCTAAGTTACTGCATACTGCATCCAATAGTTTATACAAGCCCAGCGTTTCACAATCACTGCCTTCGCCGTCAATGCCAATAGACACATTGCCGTGCTGTTGTAACTCTGACACAATTTCAATTGTTTTGAATTCAGGATTCCAAATCTTAAGATCAATGTGCGGAATATTAATCATTATGTAAGTATATGTCTTTGTTGAAGTTGAGCAATCATGTGTTTGGCAAATTCTTGGTGTGCGGCCGGGCCAGGGTGTAGTTGATCAGCTTCCCAGCAATTGTCCCGGTAGGCCACGTGATGGGGAGTAAAATCATTGATTATACAATTCCAATCTAATAGATTGTACAAATGTTCGTAGCGTTTTAACAAAGGCAATGTGCGGGTGCCGCAAAATACATATTTTATTCCAAGATTTTTAAGTACGCCCTGGAGACTGATCATTTTGATAATACTGCTAAAGTATCGAGAGTCAATGTCAGTATGCTGGTAATACGAATCAAACAGTTCTACCAAACAAGGATCTTTGGTATTGATGTATCCGCAACCAAACACCCAGTTGTCTTGCACATAGTCTTGGTCGTTAACAGGCTCTACTATCTTCTCTGGCCAATCATTCATGGCCTTTTGGAATTTGCTGGTGTAGATAGTATCATGAAAATAATCAATGTTTTTTACTTTGATATCTAGTCGTTGTTGATCTCCCCACATGATTGCCACTAGATCATAAGATCGTTGTGCAAGTTCAGCCACGGTAGTTTCATGAATGTAAGTATTTCCAGCCCCTGCCTGACTCAAATTAACAAGGTCGGCGTTGTAGTGCTCTTGCAACAAGTACGGCCAACTGCCAGGGCCTCGTGACACACTGGGTCCGTTCACTAGGATATTCAATTGTAAATTTCCTTTAGCAGTGAACGTGATACTTTGCCTGCGGTATTTTTAGGTATGCTTTCAACTTGTTTAAGGAACTTGGGGTTACAGTGTGTGGAAATATCAGTTAATGCTTGTCGCACTTGATTGGGCAAAACATTGCCGGTGTACACACACATCATTTTGTTTTCGCCAAACACCACAACTTCATCCAGTTGTGGTATGTGATTGTACAGTTGATTTTCTATGCTCAATGGATTTAGTTTGATGCCATGCAAGGTCAGTCGATCTGATCTACGTCCTAGTATTTTGTAGTATCCTGCAGAGTCTTGCTCAGCCAAGTCTTCAGTATCAAACCAATCTGATGTGTGACATTGTGGGCCGCGCAGCCATAAGCTACCGTTGCGTATGTCTGCGTCAATCCCGTCAGGAAGTCCAATGGTTCCTATACGTTGTTCACCATACAACGGATTGGTAAAGCAATGGCTACAGGCTTCAGACATGCCAAACGATTCAATGATTGGGGTATTAAATGATCTTTTTAAATCATCAAACACTTGGTTGGGCAATGCAACACTGGCTGATCTAGCAAATCGCAAGTCGGGGAATTTTTGAGTGCGTGACATTACTCTAAGTATGTCAGGAATTGCAGACACCCAGGTTGGGCTGAATTCTATTTGTTTTTTCAAGTCAGGCGGTCGAACATGGTGTACTTGCATGCCAGCGGTTGCAACAACATAGTTTAGGATATGTCCGTGGCCATGCCACAGTGGCATAACGCTCAAAAATCGATCATTGGCTGTTAATTCGTAGCTGGCAATTATGTTATCAACAACATGCTGTACCTGAGTGGTGGAATAACTAAAAAACTTTGAATCTCCGGTTGTGCCTGAAGTGTACATTACCATTTTCTCGTCGCCGTAATCACCACCATCACGATGTTGTACGCCATCAGATGTGACCAACAAACTCCAGTCTAAATTGTCTAAGAGATATTGTTTGCGGTTGGCATCGCCGTCTGGATTGATAATGGACAAGCTGTATCCTGGCCATTGATTAAAATAGTTCCAAGGGTCAGCGACAGCCAGTACCACTCGTTTCATTTTGCAGCCTCAATTGCCGCACGGTGTTTGATCAATGCTGCTTTCATAACACGCACTTTTTCTTTGTGATAGTCATCAACACTTTGATTTCTAAAATTAGGAGGATTAAAATCGCTCATGGCCAGTATTTGATCTTGACCAACTGCAACCACAGCATTGTTTAATATAACTTTGATTTCTTGTAGTTTGGTTGCGGGCATGTGTACATTGGCCACAATTGTGTTAAAGACATACGGTGCTGTGATGCCTTGTTGTTTTGTGGTAGCAACTCCCGGAGCTTCGGGCAGTCTGCGTTCACAATGTACAGCTAGTCTTTGCAAGCGAGGGTTCCGTGTTTTTAAATTTGTAAATTCGTTGCTTGACATCATGCTGACATGTACTCCGTTTTCTCCAGCCAATACAATATTTGCTTCTGCACCTGATTTAAAACTAACAAACCTAATGGGGTGATTTATTTTTTCAGCAATCTCCATAGAAGTCAAATGTGCTGCTGTTCCAATGCCAACACCGCCCATGACCAGATCTAAACGGTTACCATATAAACTGCGTAGACCCTGTTGTTCATTACCCTGGTTGCTTGCAACAAACCAACAGGCGTCGCCAAGAGCCATAACCGGAACATAGTCTGTTTCGTTTAGCAAATTGTCCATGGTATTCTGCACATAGCCAGCATGAATTAATCCCAGCGATGTAGCTGGCGCACGATCCAGATCTTTTAGTGCTAACACTCCGTTAGCACCAGGTTTTAACTCTAGTATAAAGTCGTACTGAGTTTGAGCAGTATTGGCTTTTTCCATAATTTTATACAATGCTGCATGCCCTGCATGCTGTGCGCCATATGGAGACTTGATTGTGATTACTTCTGCCTGAGCATGCAATGCCAGTGCGGCCAAAAGTGTTGCGATTAATTTTTTCATATTACCATCCTTCTTGTTGTCTAATTACATCAATCTCGCGTGTCATAACACCACGATTGCGCCAGTCTGACCGATAGTGATATTTGAAGAACGCTGATTGTTCTGCTTCCAATATACCCATTGGAAGATCCAATTGTGTGCCCAGTTCTGGGCCCAGTTGATTGCTGAGTATGCGAGGGTTTGAATCTTTCACAGTATTCCACAGCGCCTCTAGTGCAGCAAAATCTTGCACCTGCTTGTAATCCCAGTTTGTGAGCATGGTCATGTATGTGCCTTGGCGGCTGCCAGCAATGGCCCATTCTCCATGATCAACGTCTGTGCCAATGTTGTGCCAGATAGTCAAGTTGTCAAGATTACGTAGCACCTGATTTTTAAATTCTTCCACTGTGGGTCGGCGCCCACGTTGCAGGCACATCTTGACACCTTCACGGAACCCTGCACGCCAGGCATGGAATGGTGATCCATTGGGATAGGTATTGGAGTAGCAGTCATGCATGGGCCAGTACAATGGATCAAAGCAAAACTCCACTTCAGTTTCTGCGCGACCATCTGTGGCTTCGTGTGTACGCATGTTGCCCACAAAGTCTTTGGTCCAAGAGCTCAGGCCACCATTGCCATACATCAGTCCGTTGATATGGTTACGTGCCCGCCACCGGAACACAGCACTCTCATATTCTTCATTAGGAAAAACAAGTGTCTGATTAAAAAACGCCGGGTCGGGGAGATTGTCGCCATCGATGAGAATGAATCTATCCGTACTAGACGCTGAGGCTGCCGCTTTGTGAGCTGCATCGCTCCCTTTAACGCCATCCACCCGTTGTGCCCAAGGAACCATATTCCTAATCTTGACCCAAAATTCTTCTCGTTGTGGTTCGTCATAGCTCAAGTATATGCAATCTAAGTCTGCAACGTCAATCTGTTTCATAAGTTTGTTTGCTCCAATATGTGCCGTGTTCTTTTACCACAATAGTTACATCATCAGGATGACACATTGTGCCTGAATTTTGTGGTACAAGTTTTTGTGTGGTTTTCCAAGTTGTTTCTACAATTTTTCCATCTCGAACACGCACACGAGTGGAATTTTTGGCAAATGTTTCTTGATCAATTTCTATGTATGTACCAGGCAGACCTTCCATGCTGTAAAATAAAGGACAACCTTGGTCATCGTGATACAGTCGATAAGTTACAGGCATAGGCATAGGCATGTGTTCCAATGCGCCAAAAAATTCTTCAGGTGTCATCACCAGCCTCGCCCGTAATGAAATGCACCCCACTGTGCCACTGTGTTGATACGCAGGCGCCAGTCTGAATATTCCCATACCAGTTCACGACCCCAGTGTTCAGTTTCAGTGCCAGCGTGGTGCCGTTTCATGTGTACAATTTTTGGATATGAAACAAATGGCAAGGTCACACGTTCTACACCCATTATTTCAGCTGCCATGGCATACACTAGATCAGTATCTGCTGTTTCGGGTGCAAACTTCAACAGTTGCCTGAATTGCGGCCAGTTGGCAAATATATCACGCACTAACATAAAGAACTCTCGAGCTGTGAGGCTCAATCGCCAGTAAGTTATGGCATTGTACACATCTGGTAAGTTGTTTGCATCAAACACTGATCTGTAGTTTCTAGCTAGACTGACTTGGTCTTGCCAGTTTCTGCAACCAGTTGATACCACAACATCACGATGCCTAAACAAGGTCCACCAGTGCGATATGTCACTCACAATCAGCATGTCTGCTTCTAGCTTTATGGTTTCCCTAAACGGTGAGTTCTTGAATACCTGCCAATCATTGGCCCAAGGGTTTTCACGATCCACATTGTCAATCACTCGATAGTGATCGTATACGGGATCGTTGCTTTGCTTGGCATCTGTGATCAAACAAACCTTTGCACCTGGATCCCAACGTTTGATTGTTTTGGTCAATGTTCTAGCACAATCCAAGTAGTCAACTTTGTCAGAGTTGACAGCCAGTATCACATAACCTTGTTCATCAATGGGACGCAATTATCATCTCCAAATGACGTTTGCCCATGGCGTGAAAATCCATACCTGCCCAACCCAGAGTTTTGTGCTTTTGATCACCGTCCATGTAATTTATTGTGTAGTAGTCTGGGCTATTACTGGTCAACACAGTGTCGGGCATGGCAGTCATCAAGGGCCAGGGAATTTGGTCTACTGAGCCAGTGTGCCCGCTTACAATGCCGATGGCGATGGTCAACGCAAAGTCGTTTCTATAAGTTTTCTTGTCTATCTGATAGAGATCTCTGTAGTGTTGCCAGTTGTCACGAATCATGTTCATACAATCAAAAATGTACTGTGCAGTGTTTGATCGTCGAAACATCATCACAGTGGCCCAATACATGGGAATGTTGTGACGTCCAAATACATTGAGTCCTGTTAACGGATGGCCGCCAGCAAGATTTACAGCAGTTTTGTGACACATGAAATCTGTGTCACATGCCAAAACAGTTTTGAGGTCTGAGCTGGCCACAACATAGTCTGCATCTAGTACCAGGGTCTGTTCCCACGGGCTTAGTGTATATGCATCTACTCTACCAGCATTGTGCCAAGTCACAGTTTGATTGTAATCTTCAAAGTATCTGGTACCACCACTTTGTGCCTGAGAATTTATGACATAATCAAAGTCGCCTGGCGGGTTTTCATAATCAGTTACCACAGCCACAGGAATTCCAAGATGTCGGTGTATGTTTTTGGCAGACCATGCTGCCATAGAAATATAATCAGTTTGCTCGTTGTCAAAAGCAAATATCAGTGCGCCAGTGGTCATCTCTTTTTGCTAAGTTTGTTGTGTTCTGCAAGCCAAGCATTCATTTGCTCTTGCCAGCGAGTCATGGCCATACCACGCAATTCTTCGGGTCTAACTTGTACAGGAGTTTCATACAAGTCCAATAACACTGCATTGCCCGGAGGCACAGTGGCCAAGATGTTTATGAGTTCAGGGCCAGCACGCCACATACCGCCGTCGTGCGCAAAGATCATCCGTGCTTCGTATTTTTCTCGGAGAATACGTTTGGCGGTGGCGTGATCAAATCTTGCTCGTGCATGAGCAATTAAGTTTTCAGTATCCATATTGAATTATAACAGAGAGTGCAAGGGTTTACAACCCTTTTGGTTAAGCTGTTGTTGCGGCGACTGAAGGGGTTCCCCAACTTGCGCTTAGATATGTTGTGCTAGGTGGATAGTAGGTCACAATGGTACAAGGCGCTGTGCCAGGTGTTGCACCTGAAGCAGCCGTACCGCCTGAAATTGGGTCGCCGTCAGATGCTGACCAAAGCGTGGTGATAGTCAATGCAGTTGATCCTGCATTTTTAGCAAGCGAGTGCTGAATGAAGTTTGCAGTGTAAGGTGCTGTGTCAGCAAATTGTTTGTAAACTATCACGGCAGCTCCACCAGCGGTTAGGGCATCCCAACCGTTGCCTGTGGTCAATGTATTTGGTGTACCAGTTCCGCCAATTTTGGTTACACCAGTGTATGATGTACCAGCGATGGAGTGAGCTGATGCCAGTCCTGAAATCCAAATATCGCCGCACAGGGTTGAGGCCAAGTCATTCCATTCTGGATCGCCTGTTTGTCCTGTTGCTGATTTGGCCACGTCAATTTTCACCAAGCCTCCAGCATTGAAAAAATATTGAGCAGCAGCAGATGATGCAAAGGTAACAGTATTAGTAAAAGTAATAGTCCAGGTAGCACCTGATGTGGCTGCTGTTTTAGAATTTGTACCACTCCAGCCAGTAAACTGCGAGCCAACAGCCACAGCTTGATATCGATTGTTGTAGGTATTGGTAAGGTCAGTGTTTACTGCTGCCAACACACTCACAAGAGTTCCTGTGGTCGGAGCACTTCTGGCAGTAATTGTAGTGCCTTGATGGCTGGCCTGCGAGCTGATAGTGTTTACCAAGCTGGCCCATTGTGTGGCTGTTACTGTGCCAGCAGCACTCACTGTGCCTACTGCTGTTTGCCCATATGTTGTGTTCCAGGTGGCGTTAACGTTGGCGCCAGCAGTGGTGCTAACAAAACCGTTGTAATCTGTGGCCTGAATTAAGCCGCCTGATGAATATGTCATTCTTGTATCCCGTTATTTTATTGTCACAATAGCTTCAATTGTACCCAATCCAGCGTCTAGTTTGTTATCTAGTGATCGGCCAATTACATTGAAGGCTGTGGCTTCACCAGCTTGTGCAGCACGAGCAACACCGTTGCCTGCGCTGACCAATCTATCACCTTTGTGTATTACACCAATTGCTTGAACTGGTACACGCCCAGTCATTGCAACTGGAGGATGTGTATCGTCCTCGCCTGCGCCACCGTTCATGGTATAAGCTGGTCTAGTACTTATCACACCAAACACATTTTCGCTTAGATCTTTACGTGCTCGAGTGATTTCTTTTGTGCCGCCTAGTTCAACCACAGTGCCTGGTTCTAGTAACTCGTCTGCTTCAAAACGTTCTGCAACGTCAGCGTACAAGGCTGTGGTAGCTGTGGCAAACACACGGTTAAAATAATTCACAGATGACCCAATGTTGCCTACAGCGTTTGTGCCAGACTTGTCAATACTAGGCACAGTTAGGCCTGTAAGAATTGCACCAGAAGTTGTAAACACTGCTACGTTTCCTGTTCCGCCTACAGAAATGTTGGCGTTACCACCTGGTGCGCCAATGTTGGCTTCAGTGGATCCGTTAACAATCTTGGTCACGCTAACCGCTGCGCTCAACCCTGTGAGCTGGCTGCCGTTACCAAGGAAGAAAGTGCCAGCAATGTTACCAGCTGAATCAATGTTACCAGTGGCCGACACCAGGCCAGTAGTACGCAAGTTGCCAGCTTGTACGTTTCCGCTGGCACTGACTGTGACACCTTGTACCAAGGTGGTTGCAATCACGTTACCGCCTGTGACGTTGCCTGTGGCTGAGACCAATCCGCCTGTTAATACGTTACCGCCTGTGACGTTGCCTGTAACGCCAAGTGTGGTGCCAACTGTGGCAGCATTGGCCACTGCAAATGTTCCATTGCCTCCTAATGCTCTAGCAACGTTGTAGATAGTTCCGCCCACGTTGGCTTGAATAATCAAATTGCCGCCTGAAATGTCTCCGCGGATTTGTGCATCATTTGAACTTTGTGTTACGCTGAATGCGTTGGTTGCACCCACAAACAATCCTGAATTGTTTAACACACGCAAAATACCAGTGGTAGAAGTATTGGTATCACTGCGCATGAATTGTGAACTGGTCAAGCTGTTAAGGTAGCTGGCATTGTTTGCAGTACCAGCAAAAATTGGGCTATTAGTAGCTGTTAATGTAATGCCAGGATAAACTGTGGGGAATGTTGCTTGCAAGCTGGCTTGAGGAACAAAACTTGATGTATCATACACAATACCCACACGGTTGTTGTTTACATACAAACTGGTAATGTATTTTGTACCACCAACTGAGTCTGTAATGGTTTCAGGAATTGCACCTGACGTTCCTTGGCTGGCACTGTATGCTGGGCCAACCACAATAAATGCAGCGCCAGTCCAAACTTTCAGCTGCTGGTTAGTGGTATCATACCACAAGTCGCCAGTGACGTTTGATGCAGGAGCACTAGAACTTGCAGTGGCAGCACTAATAGTTTTGAATACAGAACCATTGTAAACTTTCAGCAAGTTGTTGGTTTTGTCCCACCACAACTGTCCGGTCAACGGAGCAGCGGGCGCCGAAGTGTTAGATCCATTTTCCAACAATCGAACAAAGTTATTGTCCAAAAATTGACCGTATCCAGCGTAGTTTTTGCCCACTAATGTCATTGCGCTTGCGGTGTTTGTTGCACCATCAGCAATAGTTGCAAAAACTGTGCCGTCTGTTAGTGTAATTGTATATGCCATGTCAGTTACCTGTTCCTAGTTCGAATATTTATACAGCGTTTATGTTGCTCAGCGTCTGTATCCGCAGTGTGTAGTCAATCTGAATTTGACGGTTCAAGCTCTTTTGCACAGGGTGAAAAATCACATGTGTAATCAATCTTAAATCGTCAGCAGATCCATTCCAGGATTTGAGTCCCAGTTCGTCAAAAACAAATTCACCATTGAAATTGGTAGAATTATCAAAAGCCTGTTGTTCTGGTGGTTCGCCGTAGTCCAGCAAACAAGTTACCAAGATATCTGTGTACACTGTGCCCGATGTGTGTAGCACTGTCATTTTATTATTGGTTGGGTCAGTGTCTGCTGCATCATTATCGTCCACAACCTTGGCGTATGTTTCGTTATAAAGATCAGCGTTTTGTCCTGTGGTATTTGGGGGCAAGTAAGTGATCACGCCTGTGGGATCTACAGAGCTGCCGCCGTTGCCAAATGCCATTTCGTATATTCTACCCAGTCCTCTATTGCTCAGTGTTTGGGCCATGGCAATGGATATATTTTCGTAGTGAATTGCGTTCTTTTTATCTAGTAAAATTTCGCCCGAAACTGGGTCATGTATTTTTACAAATCCTTCAATTTTGCACAGTCCTGGTACTATCATGCTCTTCCCTCCACATAAGTTTTTTGGGTTTTTGGATCAAAAATCCTCATGTGAGCCTGCACAGAAATAGTGCCCTGCTCATTTGGGCGGCGCTGTGGATCAGCGGGTTTGGGATTCTGAGGTTTATTAACTTCGGTATTTGACATGGTCTATTATTTATGCTCCGTTCCGCCCGGTCAAGAACCTTGCCTGCGGTGTGTCAGTTTCTTGCAGGGCCAAACCGTCATTGACTTTGATTCCGGTTCCGTACCAGCCCAAGCCGCGGCGTTGCAATATGGTTATTTCCACGCCTGGAGGAGGTGCTAACATAGGATCAATTGGGTTTGAATCAGTAATAAACTCAATTGCTAGCGGTTCAAAATCAGTTACAATCCAACGATATTGCCCGGGCTCAATTGATACAGAACTATCGCTGTAGTTATACTGACGAACACCTCCAACATATACTTCTATAGTTTCTGTGTAAATGCTGCTGGAATCACCAAAGTCACTGATATCAATACTTGGGGCATAGAATATTGTTGTTGAACCATCGCCAACACTGGTATCACTTACCACATAGTTTTGATACTGCTCGGCCAACAAATTGCCGCGGCTCATGTCATACACATCTGCGCCAGTTTCATGGTCGGCTGCACCTGTTCCTGCTGTGCCGCGACGCAGACCTGTCAAGGTATGTGTGCCCACATTGCGCTCTCTGTACATGATTCGCTCACCGTCGATGGTAATTATACCAAATATACCTTCTGGCAAATTGGGTTCAGCACATGCGTTTGCATCAGCCACATGAATTGTGTTGCCAGCAGCCAACAAAGGTTGTGTTAGCGTGGTTGTGGTTGCTGGTGTAATTCTGTAAGTTCCTTGAACTCCACGCATGTCTTGGAATATGCGGAATGCGGATGCTTCGGGCACTAGACTTTCAGTAAATTCTGTAACAGCTAAAATTTGAGATGTGCCAATTGCACCACTGGCCAAAATTATGTAGTCGTCTACCACAGTGTAATCTTGACCTTCAAACAAACGATAACCATCTAATGTTACCCATAGTCTGCCTGCTTCAATGCCTGGACGATCTAGATAAAAATCATTTTTGCTGATAGCAGTACCTGCGCTGTAGTCAAACGATCCTGGCAATCCGCTGACTGATCCAGTATCAAAATCAGTGCTGTCGTAGGGTTCTGCAATAGTAATACCTTCAACAATTGGTCCAACAAACACTAATGTGGCAATACTTTGCTGAGTGGTTTCATTGAATGTGGTTACTGATATTATGCTATCCAATGGTGGTGTTGTATTGAGTTGCAATAACGATCCTGCCAGACTATAATCAGCCAGGGTACTTACTGAAATTAAAATTGTATCACCAGCCGCTGGCGCAGCATTGAACACCACTTGTCTTCCTGGAGTGTTAGATCCGTCCCAGTTGGTTACAGAATAGTCACCAGCTGTTGCACCAAAGCTCTGTACTTGCAACTCACTGTTTTTGTATACTTGTATATCTGTTATGGCATTAATAGTTGATTGTAAAAAGCTACTTCCCAATCTCTGTGGCAGGCCAAAACTGGTTGAGCTGTCGTCTCCCTGCCACTCAATGCCAGCTGGGGGAGTCAAGCGCAGTCCATTTACTGTTACAATCATGTTGGCAGGATTTGTTCCTGCAACAGAATTATCTAATGTAAATCCACTAGTGCTGATCACTGTTGCATCAACCACTTGATATTGAACTTGTGGAGTAGACCATGAGTATTGTGTTGGTGTTTGAATTCCAAATGCTACCAATGCGATACCGTCAGCATCGCCGGGTGTACTGGCCAAAGTTACTTTGGTCAACAATGTGGGAACATACACTTCCCAATACGTTGTGTCAGTTATATCAGTGCCTTCTGGTACTGCCTGTATTGATCTGTAGTAAACACTGGTATTAATAACCACCATGTTGATTGGATAACTTTGCAAAATGTTCCAGGCATCTGCATCGTAGTATGGTTCCCAAGACGGGACAGCAGACGATTCGCCGTTGACAAAAATAGCCACAGTGTAGATTTCTGCATCGTCTACTGGAATTATCACTGAATTTCCAATTTCTGCACCAGTATAGTTGTCCCGATACAACTGGTTGCCGCCACCTAATTCATATACTGAAATGTTCACAACATCATCAGTGGCAAATCCTTCGCTAGGAACAATTTCTACAGTTTCGTTGCCCCAATTGATGTAGTAATCCACATCTAATGTCATGGTACGCCCTGACGTTTGATTGCTAACCAGTACTTGCACTGGATGATCTACCACTCCGCTCCAGCTCAAAATATAAGATGTTGCTGGGTTGTACACATAGTTGATAACACCAATTTGGAATCCATGACCGTCCATTTGCCAGTCAGATCCTGGTCGAGTATAAACTCTTATGTCCAATGTATCAAACTCTGATCCGTTGACCAATTCTTCTGGCGCATGTCCTTCGTAAGGCCCAATAAATTCGCCGCCGTCTACATTGACATCTGTGTTGCGTAGCCCTAATTCAATGTCTGTAAATTCACTTTCGTATTGAGCATCAACAATTTCTGTGCCCAAGAAGTAATCACCCCACACTTGAACTCCTGGGTAGTCAACACCATCAATCAACAAAGGCAATTCAAGTCCTGGCGAGTTAATGCCAGACACATAGTAGCCCATGGTACGGTCTACACCACTCAATGTGCCCGGGTCAACTTCCACCCAATCTTCAAGATCAAATGTAGGGCCAACCACAGCTGAACTTCCGTCGCTACTGTCAGCACTCCACACACGATCATCATAACGTACCAAAGTTCCGTTGAGGTAAATTCCAGTAGAACTCCAAGTTTGTACTGATGTTTGATACTGATAACGGTCGTACTTGATTACTGTTTTGAATGCTCTCACCGTGGTAAGAGGTATGTTGCTATTGGTATCAATTTCCCATTGATCAAAATTTACCGCAGGGTTAACGTTGTAAACTTGTGCATCAAAGTCAGCTGAGTTTCTGTTAATCATGTTGGCATAGGCTTGAGCGCCTGTGCCGTTACCACCTGAAAACACTATGGCGGGAGTTGCTTGGTATCCGCTGCCAGGATTGGTTACGTTGATTGCTACTACTTGTCCTGCTGAATTAATCAAAGCAGTGGCTTCTGCGGGCGTTACCGCATCTCCTACTATGGTAACCTGAGGTGCAGTAGTGTATCCAGTTCCGTTGAATGTAACAACAATTGTTTCCACGCTCAACAGATAATTGTTGTACCACTGACTGTAAGGCCACTCTGTCCAAATTTGATCAGTTGATTCAGTATCACTTAGTGTGTTACTAATTTGAGCCGCGCTGTGTGCGTACGGCAACAAGATAGGACTTGTATATTGTGGTACAGGTAATGTGGTGTTATAAAACGCTGGAACGTCAAAGTCTGTTAAATCTCCTTGGTACAAGTCGTTGCCAAAGTACGTGAGATTGAACTCGCGCACTTGCACGTGATATGGTTTTACTTCTTGAAGGTAGTCAATCACAAATTCTTGATTGTCACGGCTGTAATTCTGGAATGGCAGCAATTCTCGAATTCTGTGATCAACGTCAATCAGTGATGTTTTGACCAGCCATTCAGGAGCAGCAAACTCGCTGAGTATAAAGTCAAACATCAAAGTCAAACTGCGATTTCGTTCAATGGCCAAATCATCCACAAACAATTCTTCATTGATAGCTTGGATAATTTTTCTTGTTTCAATTACAGGTTCTTGGTCAAAGTATTGTGCATCAAACACTTCAACGTCAAATCCAAATCTTCCAAGAGCATAATCATAGATTTCTGCAGAAATTGCAATAGTTCCATCTTCAAGTCCCACACGCTCAAATCCAAGATCAGTTTTTAGATAAATTTCAAATTTGCCTTGTGCATTTGCAGTTACTTTTACGCTGGCTCCTGTGGTCACAGATATTGTTGCCAAGCTAGAATAAGTTGGAACTTCTGCCACAGGTTTGATACTGGAATTGTATCCTGGACGATACCAGTCAATGTAACTCCAGTAGTCTGTTGTGCGATAATTTTGCACTCGACTCAATACCAATTCTGGATTGCCAGTGTTTGGATTTTCTTCTACAGTGTAAATTGTCCAAAGACCTCGATTGTCACTGTCGCTAACCACAAGATATTTGTAACCAATGGCGTCGCCGCCAGGTGCTTCAAAATTATAAGTTAAAATTTCTAAGTTAGGTATCCGCTTGTTCCAGTTAATTACTGTTGCTCCATTAACTATCGTTGTAGATGGCAGTTCAGGTTCAGCACTGTTTAACAAAGCAAAGCTACGGCTTTCACTTATTGTGTACTGTTTTAATACAGTATTGGCTCGAACAATGTAATTTTTTAGTGCCGCAAATCTATCAACAAACATTGACTGTCGAGGACGGAATTGTACTCCGTAACGTTCAGCTGGCCCCAGATTAATGTCTGGCACTATATTACCTGCTGTGTCAACTCCGCAGAATGAATCTTGTAGTTTTCTATAGAGATTATCACTCAAGAAGCCATCAGCACGCCCTTGAGCTATCAGTTCATATTCCACGTGAACATTGGCATTGGTTAGTTCTTTATCAAATTCAATGTGGAGTATGGTATCTTCAGCTTCAATTAATGTTTCACAATTGTATAATGCAACTGTGCTGGAATTAATTGGTGCTAGATATGCAATGCCAGTTGATCGAGGATTTTCAATATACTGAGAAATAGTTGCTGCACTAAGAGTTTTATTTTTCTGTGTGGCCACATCAGTGATACCACGCACCCAGAAAAAGTATTGAGTGTTAAAGTTGCCATCTCGACTTAACACAGTGTTGATAGTATAACTAGATATGCTGTAAGGTGTTCCAGGACCAGCATAGTTAGCAGGTGGAACAGAACTCACAATCCACTGATACACATCAATTGAGCTGCCAGGAAACACTTGTCCCCAACGTCGGCTGGCGTAAACAATATCGTCTTGGTTGGGATCAATAAATCTTACTGTACTGATATCCCACCAAATTTCTCCCACATGTTCTGCGCCCCAGGTGGTGCCGCGCACTCCAACTGGTCCTACATTGTAACTGCCAGGGTCAACTGCGCCAATGTAATCAATGTTCTGACGAGCAGCACCAAGTATCTTGCCTTGCAATGGATTAAAGAAGTCTAAAAATTCTGTTGTGGCCGATGATATTCTGTCATACAAGAAAACGCTGTTTAACAGACGCACATCAACAACTGGTTGTTCAATTCTAATTGGAGCCCAAGCTGGTGATCGTGTGGCATTTTGCCACACATGAGCTTGACCGTAATTGCTACTGCTACTGTCCCCGAAGTCTGTACCAGGTGCGCCCATCCAAAGCACTCCAGATGTGTAGTCAACCGAAACTCCCAACTGATCCAGATAATCAATTGAAGTTATGGCAATCTGATTACCAAAAATAAACTTGCTTGGATTGGTTATGCTACTGTTGGCACTGTTCAACAAATCATATGTGTAAACAGCACCACTTTGATCTATAGTGGTAAAGAATGATGTTGCACCTGCATCAAACAACTCTACATAGTCATCAAATATTGTGATCAAGTACATGGTTCCACGAGGAGCACCTACTACCAAAGTGGTTGCAGTATCATCAACGCTGATACTGGAGCCAAACCCAGCAAATTTTACAGGGTACGGGCTTTGAATTGTTTGTGTCCATTCAAATGTGTTAAATCCAAGACTGTCAAATGCTGCTCCTATGCTGCCTGGGGCCACTTGTAGTTTGTTTCCAGCAGGCGCAGAATCAAAATTTGTCACGCTGAGTGTGAGCAGGCCACTGGTCACTGTGGCTGTTACATTGGGCACAGCAGCGTTAATGGCTGCGGCCAAACCAGACACAGTGTTGTTGGGTGCTGTTGGTACCGCCACATCCATATTGTTCACCCGCAAAGTATTGCCAGCTGTGAGGGCAGGACTGGCATTCAGCGCAGTAATTACACCATACACTCTGCTTTGATTTAGACTTCGTTCAACCACACCACCTTTGTAAATCTGGATGCTGCTTTGCGGTTCGCCAACGTATAGACTGCAATTGTATTTGCAGAGATCAACACTCTGCCCAAAGTTGCTAAATTCAGCTACAGCGTCTTGTGTTACGATTTGCAACAGTTCAAACTGATTGGTTTCAATTTCAACAATATCACCTGATTGTAAATTGCTTGCAAGATTCACAGTCACAGTAGATCCATTGACCGTAAAGGTATTGCTTGCATCTTGTGTGGTGGAGTTTTGATTGGTCAAGAACTGATTGTTTACAATCACACTCACCGGCGCAACTGGTGTACCTAGCACCGTGAAACTTGACGAGCTTGGATCATTGTTCCAGATAAACTTTTGCACATTGCGATCAAACACATATACCACACCTGCTTCAGTTTCTCCATCAGCAGTGGCATACGGCGCACCAATCATGACTTGACGACCATCAGTACTACAACTCACGCTGTAGCCAAATTGAGCGCCAGCAGCTAGACCGCCAGCAGTGAGTGTGTCAACATACAACCAATAGTCTTTGGCTCGAGCCAAAATACTGGTGCCACTGGCTGGTGAATTCAAGAAGGTAACATCTTTGGTTGAAGTGTTAAATGTGTAGTCAATGTTTGGTCGTTGAAGCACTCCATCAACTTCAATTTGAAAACTGTATATTGTGCTGTCTGTCAGTGCAACTTGATAGAAATATTCATTTAATGAGAATACAGTTGCCAATGCTGGCGGTGTGTACGATGGTGTGCTAATAGTGATAATTTCACCACTTATTACACTGCCCACCGTAAATGTAATATCATTGGCTGGCACTGTGCCGCCGCCAAAACTGGTAGCAGGAATAGTCAATGTATTGCCCACAGTATAACCTGTACCGCCATCTTGAACGCCAACTGTGACAGTTCCGCGACGTCTGCTAACTGTGAACAAGGCTCCTGATCCCGATCCACCAGTGGCTGTTACACTGAAATAATCAGCGCCATCAAGATCTTGCAATGCAATACGACGAATGATAATATCAGATCCACTTACAGGTGCAGACACAAATGTCACTGTGTTCAACGCAGCATTTACTGTGTAATCTGTGTTCAACGTTTGAATCTCACCATCAACTGTGACACGCAATTGTGTGGCTGCACTTATAGTGATGTAATCATTGATCAAGTATACTTTTGTAGATCCGTTGCCTACAGTTCTAAAGTACTGATCTTCCCAGTCAACCCGGCCATAAGCATACACTTTGTTTACATCAGGTGCACCAACGTACATCCAACGTTCGTCAAGACTCATTGCTACAGAATAGCCAAATCTTCCTTGGTCTGCACTCACACTACCAGGAGTGGTCAACAGTTGCCAATTAAAATATGGGTTGGTGTCTGGCAAATAAGATCCAGTGTCACGATAGATTACACAGGCATAGCCGTTATTGGTTTGACTGGCTGATCCCAAGCTCAATGGTGCTCCTGCAACTGCCCAGTCTTTGTTGCCAAATTTTACTGAAGTACCATACGCTCTTGCTCCAGTTATATCCAAAGTCAATAGCGCATCGCCGCTTGATACAGGACTAGCTGGCTGGTAAACATCGCTTGTGCTTCTTACATAAGTGTAAACGCCGCCTTTTGGATTTGCAGACGTTGGAAATCCATATCTTGGGCTGCCGACTAAAGCAGCAAATCTATTAGTGGCCTGAGATACGCTTGATCCATATGCCTCTGTGGCATCTAGATACTCTGGTGCAATTGAAGTAACTTCGCTGAAAATGTTTTGTTTTTCAATCACTTGCCACAAACCATCTCCATTGTCGTCAACCCAAACTTTTGCACCAAACAGCAAACTGTTGGCATATGGAAGAGTGTCTACATTGCTGGCTTGACTTACTCTCATGGTTTTTAAAGTAAACGCTAGGCCAGTACCGTTAACTACTGTTCGATTGCTTAAAAATCTAAAAGCAATGTTTATTGTGTTCAAATTAACAACAGACAACACATCATATACACCATCAACTTCTGTATCAAAAAATCTGATAATAATTCTATTGCCAGCAACAAGTCCGTGGTCAGCAGTAAAAATCACACGGCTGGTGTTATTCAAATTATCACATACATGACTGATTGTACCTGGTACTGACTCAGCTCGGTAAATGTTCCAATCATAGTCATTGACTTTGGCGACCCAAATACTTGTACCTACGTTGATATTATTAATGTTGGCTTCGAGGCTAGCAGGATCATCAATGTCAAATGCTGTAATGTCAGCATCGTCAAGATTTACATATCCAGCTGATGGAAGTGCAGTATCTGTTGGCAATTCAGTTGTTGTTGGAAGAATGTTAGGCGAAGTAAGTTTAAAACTTTCTTTCCATACATTTTCCAACAAAACAGTTTGATCAGCTTTGCTGGATTCCAAAGGCAATATTACCTGCACCAAACTTGGGCTGGCATCTAGCAGCGCACGATTCAATCGCAGTTCAAAATAACTGCGATTGGCGTTGGCTCCGTATACTGCACGTTGTACCGCCCAGTTTTCATAAATGTTATAGTCGCCTGTTTCTTTTCCTAACACTGCCTGACTAAACAATTCTGCACTTAGGATAGTACCTTTGGAGTCCAAGAACTGTCGATAGATGTTTACCTGACTCACATCATCTAAATTTAATGCTGCCATGTACTGCCGAGGTCTAAAGCCAATAAGGCCATAGCTCAATAGATCATTATCACTTTCTAAGTTGGCAGCATTAATATCATAACTGTTGGCCAACTGATTGGCTTTGTTTGCAAGGTTAGGCAACATTCCCAATTCAATTTGAGAGTAATCACTTTGTACCCACTCGTTATAGTCAAATGTCTCGCTAGGCTGAACAATTGCCATGGCGCTCCAATAGGTGCCTTTGTATTTGACAATCGTACCTTTGCTGTAAATTTTATAATTTTGCCATTCTTCTACATTGTCTTGATTGAGAATAAATCCTTGTGCGTCCACAGCACCATTCCATTCGGTAGAAGTAGTGGATACCAAGTTCAAACGATTTTGTCTTGCACCAGTCACTGGATCGTATATCAAGTCTCCAAACACACTTGCATTGTCCAACACAATCATGTGTTCGTAAGATGTATATTTGATGTCGATAAAACTTAGAGTTTGATCAGCTAAAGGCTCAACACTGAATGTGTTGTCAATGCGAACAATGTTCAATTGTCGAGTAGGCAACTCTCTACGATTTTGATCTAGTAGAATGTTTTCACTGGTTTGTGCTTGAATTGAGTCAACAACTGCTTGTTCCTTAGTAACACTAAGTCGGAATGCCAATGGGTTTAATGCAATTAATGCATCATCGCTCCAGCCTTGTGCTGCCCAATACAAAAATTCATTGGCCATTTGATTCCAGTCAAGCTCATACCCATTGGCTCTGTTTGTGAAAGTAAGACCTTGAGTTTCTAAATATTGGCCCAGACTCAACAAAAAGTCAACTACTGCTGTTTTGGTATCAAATATAAATCCATACGGAACTTGTACCACAGTATTGGTATAAGATTTTGGCACTTGAATTCTAGTGTCCAGCACAGTTATGGTGCGCAATTGCCCTCCGCTTTGACTTTGCAGTATGCTAAAATAAGGCTGTGTGGTACTGTAGCCAAATACTGCATAGCCGCCTGGCACTGTTTGAACCAATACTGAACTGTAGCTGGCTCGGTCAAATGGTTGATTTTTGTACAGCAGTAAATTGTAACTTTCGTCAGGAATCAAAAAGCTGGTATTGGTGCTGGCTGGGCTGCTTTTTTCAGTGTAAAGTTTAATGTATTTTTTGTCTGAGAAGCTGGCCATGCGATAACACAACCGCACATCAAGATTGGCCAGGTCAGCAGTTAAATCTTCAGTTGAATCTATTCCTGATTGTCTGTTGTAGTCCACAATCCAGTCAATGTAACTGGCTTTGCTCACACCATTGCCGTATATTTCAATACCATTGGCATCTAGTCTGTACCGGTCATCATATAGATATTGTCCAAATTCTTCTTGGTAGCGATACAAATCACGATCAGCAAACAATGCAAAAAACTTAGCTGGTTGTGTCAAGGCCAACAGGCGCATGACTGCAAACGGATATGAACTTGAATTCCACCATGAAGCTTCAACTGGGCCACCGTCGCCAATGCTCCAACTCTTACGGAATTGTCCTTCATCCCAGGTCCCTACTACCGAATCAAATGGACTTAGCAATGCTCCTTCGCCGCCTGTGGGAATAACTGATGTCAGTCCTGGTCTTGCATATTTTGGCAGATAATAAGGTGCAACTGGGTCTCTGACATACCCAGCTTCCATGTCGTCCCAAAGCACTAAGTTACCTTCAGTGTAAGGTGCAGGCCCGTAGGTGTCATCCCACCAGTCTGGTTTGATGCTGAGTCCCAGCATTTCCCAAGGTGTGTATTCTGGTTGTTGAGTGTCGTAAAAGTAACGATAGATACCGCGCCAGGCTCCTAACAAATAATCATTGTTGAGTTTGTTTTGCGCTTCACTATAGTTCCATGTAAACTCATTGTTGGCTTGATAGTCTTGTGTGTTGTAGTCAAGTTTGTTCCAGGCCACCCAGCTAAGAAAATCTTGTGACAAAATATTGTTGACTTCGCTGTAGGTAAATCCAGTGTCTCTAAACTGTCCTGGGATAACATCAGCTGCCACCATAGGAACAGGATTGCCGTCTAATTTTAAATTGTTAAAAATTCTAGTTTCAAATTCCAACAACACATCATCTCTAATGTCATCAAATGTTTTTGTAACTGATCCATCGTGCCCGATCAGTACTGTTTGTTCGCCTGTACTGGTTTGTTGAACTGTAATTCTTGGTCTAAAAGCACGGTACAAACCAAGTTTGGTAGGAGTGTTTGGAACAAAGTTGCCATAAGTGCTTGTATATTCTCTGATGGCAATTTGATCGCCCACCGACAGTGTGACCAAAATAGTCACACGAGGTCCGTCTGTGGCCACAGAATATTCTAAATCACGAGTGAGCAAACGATCATTGAGGTATACGTTCAACCCTAAATAATTTGCAGATGTATAATTGTATACCTGCACAGTATCAAACACACTAGACGTAATAAAACTCACAGTGTAGGTGTTTTCAGTATACACCGCACCCGATGGCAGCATGTCTGACCAGTAGAATGGTTGTGTTTCTACTTTACCAGCATTGATTTCTTCAATAGCAGTGTCTAAGATTTGAGCAGTAGTTTGAAAATTGATTTCTTGCTGAGTCACATTTTCCAGCATGATACTTTTAAACTTAGTGTATTCTCTACTGTTGTAGGTCAATGCATTGAAGATGTTGTATTCTTCACTGCGCAAGAAATATCCAGCCAAAGTCATTGGAGCACTTTGTTGTAGGATAGTCAATCCATAAGGAATGATATTGCCAAGGTCTCTAGTGTTGTTAGCACCAGCAATAGCACCTTGGATGCCTGGTAAATTTTCGCAAATACTTTCGTAGTTTTGACGTATGGTTCCTAGTGTAAAGCTGGTGCTGTTGGCATTAAGCGGGTTGTTCTGCAGGTTAGATGGCACTTGATAAAAGGCCGCGGCGCTAATTTGATCGCTTAAAACCAAAACTTCAATAATGTCACCCACTACATAAGTGTTGAGTAATGTAATGGTAGTATTGTTGCCACTTACAACGTAAGTGTATTTGGTAGGATCTTGGAATACACTACCAACATAAACTTTGACCACTGGTACAGAATTACCAGTTTGGTTAATAACTGGCACATCCAATTTTAATATTCCAGTATTGTAAGTAAACTTAAATTGTTGATACATTTGGGTAGTAGTAATTGCATTCTGCCACCCAATTAATCTTGTGTATGCTGTTCTGTCAGCATATTCTCTAGCACTGCCAGAGCTAATAGCAACAGTTACTGATACGTTATCTCTGGTGTATACAAATGTATCTTTGTAGAGGTTGTTGTCAAACACAATATCTCCCACATTGGAGATACTGAGATACTGTAATGGAATTTTTAAAACTGTATCAAGTATTCTTGTGTCGCCAATTGCATAACTGAATAGTTTGCTACCAATAAAGTCTGAGCTGGGATATTTTGCTTGATTACCAAAACTAACTCGATCAGCGTCATACACGTCAAACAACGGTGCCTGTTGAACTCCAGTTTTTTGTTGCGCCTCAATCCAAGCAGCTCCGTCATACCAGAAAGTTAATCCTTGCAACGTGTCACCTGACAAGCACAGTGTAGACTGGTCAGTCAATACTTCGCCGTCAGACGCCAGTGTGAGATTGATAATAGGTTGTGCAATCAGTGGCGGCACTGTGTCAGGCACAATAAATTCTACTACATAAATTTTGTCTCTTACATCTGGATCTTCGTCAGCAGCAAAAATAACTCTGGTACCATTTGTAAAAGTATATCCGTCTACTGAGTATCCAGTTGATCCTTGAATGTTAGAGAATGCATCTGTCTCTAACTGATCAATTATGTCCACAGGTTGTTTGCCCTGAGTACCCATGTTAAACAGTCTAATGTCTGGTTGAAATTGAATAATTGGACGTTTGCCACGATAGTTGTTGTCTAGTGTGGCCACAGTGTTGTTATAAGCAGCCGTAGCATTGATCACATCAATGTGGAACCAACGGTTTGAACGTGTCCAAGAATTAAGGTCTTGACTTGCACGATCAATTGTGAAATAATCCAATTCTTCAGGCACTGGCAAGCTAGAATCATTGTCATTGATTACATAAGATTCTGGAGTGACAAAATTTGTAACAGGCAACAACTCAATAGCAGTACCTACGCCAGCCACATAATATTCACGATAGTTGATAGCGGTGGCATTCATGTCGGCTGTGGCTGTGGTTAGAGTCACAGCACTGCCGTCAACTACACTTGATACCGTAAATTGAAACGAGTTTACAATACTCTGAACGTAATACGATTGTCCAGCAACTAATCCTCCAATCACTGTGCCAGTAAATACTACCCGTTGACCAACATACAAATCTTCTGTGGTTGCTGTGCTAATTGTGTTGAACCCAGCGTTGGTAGATGTGCAAACAAAAGATATTGTTCCACTACTGTAGCTTGCTGGAATAACATCGCCCCGAAATACTATTTTTAATCCGTTGGTAAAAGATACACCGTTAGGGCTGGTGTAATTTTTTTGTCCCAAAATGTCATCAATGAACAGAGTAGAACTTTCTGTTTCATCCAACAGTTTAATTGTACCAAAAATTTCTGGATCTGTGCCATCTTGATAGTACAAGGTGTTTAACAAAGCTGTCAGCAGAGGGATTTGTCTAAACGTACCTGCGGCATCTTTGTACCAGTTGGTACTGCTGTACACAGTGCCATATCTAATGGTCCATTTGTTCAAATTGTCAATAGTAGCTATTCTAGACAATCTAAGATAGGTAATTCCATCACTTACTACGTAGTTGATTTGCCAAAGTTGATATCTATCTTCTGGGGCAATTTCTGCTGTGTAAGAGAATGGTTCAGTGTCAAAGCTGCCAATCAATCCGTTATTGGCAGACCCTGCTTCTAGTGGGTCAAAGAAACTGGTTCGAATCCACCCACCACTTTCAGCATCAGTGTTTGAATTTGTAAAAATTAAAGTTCTGTTGTTGAGACTGGTTATTCCGTCAATGCCGCCGTAGGTCTCAATGAACGTGTCTAGAGGTTGATTGTTGATTTGTTCAAATTTGAGTTCTGTGAGCAAATCAACATTTTGACTGAACACTGGCAAATTGTAATAAAAACTCTGAGCTGTTTTTGTAGGCACATTGAAAATCACTGTGCCAAGGTCTTCACCATTGTTGGTTACACCAAACACGTCACGTGAACTGATGTTGGGTGTGGTAGGAATTTTGCCAGACACACCTGGCTCTGTTTGTATCCAAAATCCTGGACCAGTGCCAGGTGTTCCATCCACAATGTTCAGCGTACCGCGCATGTTAGTTTGTGTGCCACTCACATAGTACAATGTGTTTGGTGCATTTCTTGGCACAGTAAATGTCACAAGGCCAAAGTTTGATCCATTGCGACTGACACCATCGTTATAAGGATTAGCTGATCCTAGTGTCTGTTCAGTTTTGATCCAGAACGGAAAATCGCCTTGCAAGTTCAAATTAAACACATAGGTGTTTCCACGAGCCAGCGTTAGTGTGGGGTTGTTGAGGAAGTCAATGGTATATGCAGAAATACCAGAATTTCCAACACGGTAGTTTACAGTTTCTGTAGAGTTTTGTGCAACCTGGAATGTATAGCTGCCGCCACGCACCACTTCAATAGTTGGATTCTCGCCGGATATTCCAGAAAATGTATAAACGCCATTGGCTCTTGTGACTTCAAAGTCGTCTGTTACCGGCACTCCTGTGGCCGCAACGTCAACTGCGTTGGGTCCATTGGGTAACCAGAAATACTGAGAGAAGTTTACAAATGTATCAAAATTAATAAACGGATCCCAAGTATAGTAATCACTTGAAAACAATCTGTCTGGTCGTTGCGTTGGTGATCCTTGGAACTCCAATGCATCAAGCATACCTGGATAGGTAATGGTATTTTTAATTGTTGTGGTATCAGCAGGATCTAAACTGACCACTCCTGGTTCTAGTTGATAATCACTGCGTGTTTTTGTTGGTTCTACCACATACTTGTCGTTGGGATTTACACCCGGGCCGACTGTACGGCCAATGAAGCCTTGTGTCTTTTTAAATTTAGGTTCTTGAATCAGTTGATCAAGTGTGGCCGCTAAAAACTGTTTGTTAGTGTCAGTTTGAAAAATTTGCGGAAGAAAGTCTACTGAGCGTACTCGTGCCATTAAATTACTCCGCTGCCTGCTGCTGTGCGCAGGTTAGTACTGGTCAATGCTTCAATCACATCAATGTTATCAATGGTTGCGGCATTGGCAAAAATCTCATTGGGTTGAGAACGAATTTCGTACAAATCACCAAAGCTCTTTTGTGGATCCAACGGAACTAGTACTACAGAACTGATGATTGTGCCAAGTTGTCGATGCAGGTAGGCAGCAAGTTCTGAGAAATAAAATGTGTCACCAAAGTTCCATTTGTCAATTGAAAAATAACTGTTCATTTCTGCTAGTACTGAGCTTTTGATTTCAGATGTTGATGCTGTTGAATTTTGTGCTCGTATCACTTTGATAGTGGCACGCAATGTTGCTGCGGCCTTGAGTCCGAACAGCGGTTTAAAATTGACTGAGTTGACCACAATGTTGTCTGACACCATCTTGTAATCTTGTAGTCGTTGATATTCTGTACTTAGATCGTCAATGGTTGGTTGTTCAGGTTCAGTGACTGTACCGGTGGTATCTTTCAACCAGTTCTGGTAGGCATTATAATAACTCAAAGTGACCACATACAAGTCAATGATATTGGTTGTTCCTGGATCAATTCTACTGGTCAATGGACTGTTGTGTCTGTACTGATAGTACAAACTTTGTCGTCCTGTTCTTGCAATCCATCCTGTGACTGCATTGAGTTCCAACACTCCTGTTACTGTCAAGCTCAATTGATAGAATGCATCTTCGCTGTAGGCATAGAATACCTGCCCAGATGACCATTCAGTTTTTACCAATTCAATATCATCAAGGGTGGCGTAGCTGTAAATTACCACGCCTTCTTCAACCAACAAATAACGCTGTAGGTTGTCAAAGTCCACAGTTTGTTGTAAAAACACATAAGGTCCTGTGGTTCCGGCTGGTCCTACTATTTCACTAAAGAAGTCTGGGTTGTCTGGCACACCATCATTGTCTGAGTCTCTGTATCCTACTAATACCTGGAAGTCATCCACATAACCGTCGCTTTCAACTGGTTGACCAGTAATGGTCATGTAAATGTCTCCTTCAAGCGGTTCACTGGAGTTTGGTTGAGTGTTGACTGCTAACACATTGATAAAATCTTTGATCACTGTGCCAGTGCGGCTGTCATAGATTTGCGCACCGTCGTAGAAGAAGAATCTTGTTTGCAACACTGATCCAAAGTTGTATGCAAGTCCACGGAATGTAATTGTGTAATTTTGATTTTGAACCACAAACTGGATCAGCCATGAAGAGTCTAAGTTGGCACCACTAGTATTACCAGCGTACTCTTGACTCCAGGCAGCGTCCTGATTCAGGTTGGTAGATTGAATCAAATACCAAGAGTACGGAGTACCTGTAATGGATCCGTCATTGTCGTATCCTAGGCCAAAATTACGAAACAATGCAATTTGATCACTCATTGCAGATTCAATCGACAATGGCAAGTCTGTAACAAATAACGGAATAATAGTGTCTACAATAGCGCCAGTAGGAACAAAGTTATTGAGTATGACTGGCCCTGACCCATTGATTAGATTACCCAGTCCTGAGTTCATACCATCGCCAGTTACTCGTATGGGGCTGGCCCAAATTTCCACACGCTCTTCTGCTTTGGTTGGAATGCCCAATTGCAGTTTGTTGTTTTTATCAAAAAAGTAACCCGGTGGCGGCACAAAACGTACCAGGCTACCAACAATAGCGTACAAGAAATTGGTTGTAGATTCATCACCTACTGCAATGGGTGTGCCTGCACTGTTTTTAAAGTAACCAGTGGTTTCATTGGCCAAGGTGGTGCTTTGATTCCAGGTGCTTCCGCCTGTGCTCAAAGTAGTAACTGCACTCATTGAGCCTGTAGCCGAGCTTAATGTAACTGCTGATCCACCGGCTGTGGTGCTTACAGTGAATGTACTGTTGACTGAATTTATACTGACCACATAATAAGGCAAGTCGGCAGTAATGCCACCAAACACTGTGCCTGAGAATGTGATTGGCATGCCAACATAAGCATAATCAAAAAATGCAGCAGTAGCGCAGGTAATTGCATTGGTTGTAATTGTTGTGGCCGTGCAAGTGATATCTAAAGTGTTGATTAACTTTCTTGGAAAATTCCCATAGTAAAACTGCCGCATGGTACTTTCAGTCAACTGTGGTTGCACCTGATTGGTAATCACATCAGCAATTTCATTGCGATTGGTCCAACTGAACAAAATAGTTGGTAAAATATTTTGTTGCCACAATCCACCGTCGCTGCCAAAGCTGTTGGTACTTGAATACTTGCCGGTATTATCAACCAAGTCAAGATATCGACTGGTTCCAATTGACGCACGATTCAATGCTTTAGATTTAATAATTGAATTGTACTGTGTGTAAGGAAACAAGTTGTAGTCTTCACCATTGACCATGCGATTTTGTGTATAGTACCTAGCAGGCGCACGTTGTTTGATTTCATCAATTGGCTCGCGTGCTTGGGCATTGCTTACTGGACGAGTAATACCACAAGTAAAGGTGATAGTTTGCAAATTGCCGTTGCGGTCAGTATAACTGATAGGCAAAACTACGTTTTGCATTTCTTCAGGATTGATAATGTATTGCAGTCCATTAGAACTGCGCACATAGGCACGGAAATTTCCTACTGGAATTTCTGAAAACACTCCATCCCCAAATATCATAGTAAGTTGATCGTTTGTTCTGCTGGTTGTGGAATAGATTGATCGTAGGCCAGTCAGTTGTTCAGCAGCACCAACGTAGATGTTTTCTGTGTATTGCCATTCACGGCTGATGCTTCCCACGTTGTCAAGTTGAAACAACCAACGATCTTCGTTGTTTACGCCTTCAATGTTGATGTTTACTGTGCGGTTGGCAATGCGCTCGGCCAAGTTGAAGTCTTGATTTTGTAACGTGCCTTGTTTAAATGCAAAAAAGTATCCGGTATTGGCAGATTGATAACCCAGTTGGTCATTGCGATACAACACATTGAAACTGGTGTTTGGTTGCGGCGCCGGCTCGTAGATGTAATCACGACCAACACTGGTTGAAGTTATTGCTTCAAACGGCATTGAAATCCCGTCCACTGTGGCGTTATACGGAATGACTGGTAAGAATCCTGGCACAAGATTGACAGCATATTCATCTGTGCGCACACCCAGTATGGTTTGTCTATTGCCTGGACGACCAATGCGTTGACTGTCTACTAACGCGGCATTAATGATAGTGGTAAATTGTTCTTGCCAGTCTGGGTTTGTTGGATCTGCCCAGTCCACAGTAACGTTGCTCAAGTTCACTCCGTTGTAATCGATCACATTTTCAGTTGTGGTAACATTGAATACTTTGAGATATCCCTGGGCCGCGGTGTTGCGTTTGGCAGTATAGCTGACTAGATTAGCCAGGCGCACAACTGAATCTCTGCGTTCTGCTGTGTCTAAATAGTTTTCTCTGGTGTTTAGGTCCGTGCGAAAGGCCAAGGCTTGACCCATGAATGCAATTACATCTAGTAACGCAATGAATTCTGAGCTTTCAATGTAGTCGTTGAAAGTTTCTGGGTAGTAGAGGCGTATGTAATCAATGAAACTTTTGCGTAGAGTTTCAAAGTCATAACTTTGAAAATCAGCTTCACGATAGGTTTGATAGATCTGTTTCCAGTCTTCTACACCAAATATTGCTGTTTGTCTTGTGGTCTTTGCCATGCCTCTTTGCCTTTAGATCTTGTATTTATTACCAGAAAAAACGGCTCAGTTATACGTAGCTGGCTCTGCGTTGTTGATTATCAAAGAACACACTTAAAAATTCAGCATCAGTTCCTGGCAATACTGCTATTTCTAACTGTATTAGAAACCCGTTGTCTTGAGGAAACACTGCCATTTGCGTAACTTGTATTCTTGGATCGCCGCCGCACACACGTTGAACTTCCGTTTCAATATTGCGTTGCAGTTCAGTGATTTGATTTTCAAACACATAGTCCCACATCACAGTGCCGTACTGCGGGCGGCCAGGCAATTCACCTTGACGGATGTTGAAGGCATTCAGCAGATCTCGTTTGATTAACTCAAAGTCAACCAAGGTAAATTTTTTATATTGATTTATGGTGTTGAAGCCAATGAATGTGGTCATAATTAATATTTATCGGCTCAAGCAAGGTTCTGTCTAAGCACGTCAATTGCGCTTTCGGTTACTTTGATTGATTCTGCAATTCGTCGTTGTTCTTTTTCAATTTTGGCCACAAGGGCCGAATCATTTGCTAGTTTGGCCTGGCGAAGGAGTCCTTGCAATCTTCCATCAACAGCATTATAGTCATTGATATAGCTTTCAAGGTCTGCAATGTCTTTTCCGTAACTGTTTAACCTAGCTCGTTTTGCATCACTCTTGCTGAGAGTAATAACAGATTGATCAAGAATAGCATTGGTCTGTTCAACAGCAATACCAAACTCAATTCCCAGCTCAGATGTTGTAACTTTTGGTGGTGTGTTATTATATTCCACTGGAGGTATTTTTGGATTTCCAATTACCCGTATGGCAGCGGCATTTAGTGTGACTCTGTTTACTGTGTCAAACACTGGCTCTCCGAGAGCCAACTGTTTCATTGCATCGTCAACTTTGGTCTCTGCAAAATCCACAGCAAAACTTGCATTTCGTGCTGTTTCATTTAGTGCAGTTTTAACATCACTGGCCAGTGCTTTTCCTTGTGCCCAGTCCATGGTATTGGGTATACTTTTGGCTGCATTTAATGCTGTGCCAGCCAAGGCCCCGACGCTGAGTTTATCTGTAGGAATACCCAGGGCTTGAACTCCAGTTAACCCATTGCTCATTAATTCTTGTTGTATGGTTTCTTGTTTTGGCAATGATCCTAACAAATCTTTTAGGCTGGTAATGCCGGCCTTGCCTGTAAACACCGTGGGACTTTTCAAAACACTAGTCAATGTGTTGGTGCCACTGGATAAAAATTGTGATACTGTGCCAGGTTTAAGAACACCAGCAGCTTCCAGCTGAGATCCGTCAAACCCAAATTTTCCAACGCCTATAGAATTGCTAACTTGATTGGCCACTTGTCCTATTGATCGAGATGCAGACGCCAAACTGGCAGTTACTTCGCTTACTGATAGATTACTAATGCCTCCCAATGCCGGCACTTGCTTGGCAAAATCTGGTATGCCAATAGCAGCCGTTGGAGCCAATGCTCCAGCCGCGGCACTTTGTATGCTGCCAAGTGTTTGTTTAGCTACACTTATTCCTGAGTTCACTGCGCCAGCAATGCTGCTTGGCAATGCTGAAGCTGCTTGTAAAATTCCCGGTGCACCAAGGCCACCAGTGAGTCTGTTAGCAATACCTGAAGCAGCACCAGCCACACCGCCAGGAATATTTTTTAATGCACCTTGCAATGCTCCCGACACTGTGCCGCCAATACCACTGGCAGCTTGTGACAAACTGGCTGCGGCAGACGACAATCCTTGTGTTGCTTGGGTGACTGCACTCAACGCATCGCCAACTTTTAAACCTGTTAGACTTCCTGTACTTGCTTGTTTGTCAAAGATAGCTTTGGCCTGATCAAACGTCATGCCTGGAGGAGCCTTAACTGTGAATACTTCTCCAGCCGCATCTAAAGAAAATTTAAATTCACTCATGCTGTTTTCACAATCTCTACTCCAGCTGGAACAGGTTCAGCGCCTGGTGGAGGATCAGGCTGGCCTTCTTCAAAGTCCAATTCAGACGCAACACCAGCATTGTGATAAGGCCAGGGTTCGTGTGTGGGTGCTCTAGGCACAATAGTTTCTAATTTGTCTTTTTCAACTTCCCATCCTTTTGAAGTGCTGAACGTGGTTGAGTCTAGCAAGATTTTTTCCAGTGCTTTGGGTGCATCTACTGCTGGAGCAGCAGGCCCATTTAAGTCAATCCCGCCGGCTGATACAACAAAACTGCTGCCAGCTGCCCAACTTCCGCTGGCGCTTTCCAAAGCCAATGTCCCGTCGGCCTTTACACCAATTGTGGCTTTGCTGTACAACTTTAAATCAGCCTGTGCGGTAATAGATGCATTTACTCCAGCTTCAACTGTGAAGTTGTTTTTGGCTTTGATGTTAAAATTTCTCCCAGCGTACATGTTGATGTCTTGATCAGCATGAATGTTAACATCGCCTTGACTGCGCACGTTTACTGAGTTTGTGCTGTAGACATCAATGGTACCTTCTTGTCCTAACTCAATCCAAGTTTGTCCGTTGGCATGAATCAGATAGATAAAATTGTTAGAGTCATTCATCATGAACTGATGACCTTTGGCGCTACGCAGGCGGAACAGTTGATTTCTTCCGTTGATGTCTCCGTCGTCCATGACAAATGTATGTCCGCCCATGCGGCCAATTACTTCTAGCTCTGCTGGCTTTACTGCACCAGAGTTGAGTTTTTGTCGTATGTCAGCAGGCTTCAGTCCACCCTGGTAAATTGCTGTTCCAGGTGTGGAAATGCCAAACACTGCTGACGGGCTTTCACGTTGACTTGAACTGCGAATAGGTCCGCGTTCGGTGTCCTTGGCCAATCCTTGTTGGAACAACGACGCTGCAACTACGCTTTGCACTGGTTTGGCTTGATCAAAAAATCTTCCAGCGTTGTCTAGTTTGTTGTTGTTGCTGTTGAGTTCTGTTACTGGCAACAGTGGTGATTCAGCAAAATATGATTCTTGATTTACATTGGTTGTTACATAGTTTGCTTCAGCGCCAATGGCTGGTATCATGTGTGTGAGACCATTTTCTGGCAACACACCAATGTAGTAACCTTGTGAACGATCGCCATTGATAAAAACACACATGACTTGCAGGCCAAGATCAGGAGGAGTAAACCACATGCCATAGCTGTTGGGATTGCCCGGATAGGTACCTGAATCGTTGTCAGCTGTTTTGCCCGGAGGCGTCACTCCATAAAACGGAGGCATGTAACTTACTGTGGTCCACTTGCTTTGATCTTGGTTGTTGCTGCCGGCATTGAATGCTTCAATGAACACTTGCAGTCTTCCAAGTCGTGCAGGATCAATGTTGTTCATTACTCGACCAACATAAGGACCGTACTCAGCAGGAACCCCACCACGATCTTGTTTGTAGTTTGACGGTCTTCCTCTACTGCGTTCAATTTCTTCTGCCATATTCTACCTTAAGTTTCTCTTGCGCCTCTTTGTGTGCCACGAGGGTTGGCATTTCTAAAGATTATAGCTGCACCTTGATTTGTATTAGCTCCAACCACCTGCCCATTACTAACAACTGGTTCAGACGGGTTAAAGGGGGTGGGTGTGTAGTTGCTAAATCTAGCCAGCTCGGCTTGCGCAAATGAGTCGCTGGCCACACCTGGACCACCTCTTGGTATTGGAGCATTTCTTGGTCCAGTAGCTGTGGTTTTTCGCACTGTGGCTGCGGCAGTTCTTGCGGCGTTTGCAGCCACAGCCTCATCTACGCCGCCAAACTCATCAGTTTGTCCGGCAAATTCTGGTGTGGCCACAGGTGTGGCTGTGTTTGTTTTTTGTGGGATTGGTACAGAATAAATTGTAGCGTCAATGTCTTGTTCAAATCGTCCTTGATTAAAACTACTTACAATTTCTTTTGCTCGGTATACAATACTTTGAATGGGCTGTCGATCACCGTAGATTTTTTCAGTACGGCTATATGGATCGGCAAGACCTGTGTTTAAGTTGTAGTCTTCTGGACGTTGCCACACCAACTCAAACAGCACGTCACGGATATCAAAATTTATTGTGCCATCTCGTGCAAATGGGGAGTATGAAATTTTACTTGCATCCAATGCTCCAGCAACAGATCCTTGTTGTATCCAGGCAGGATCTCCTAGAATTTTTATCTTGGCACTGGCATTGTCAGATGGGTTGTACAGGTACTCGGCTGCGCTGGCTCCCAGCTCGTTGGCTTTGCCGCCTGCTCCTTGAGAAGATTCTGTGCTGCGACTTTGAACAGATATAAAAGGAATTTCTCTCATGCTGGTAGCCTGTGTTTTTCTAATACTGGCCAGAGCTGAATTTTCTGGACTGGATCCAGTTAATGTTTGAATGTACAGTTTATTGAAAGTGGCAGTGTAGCTTAACACCGCTGTATTTTCTCCGGTAAACCACCAAGGGTAACGTTTGACCAAGCCTGGAAACTTTACTCCAGGAAAGTAACTGCTTTTCATTTCAGCTGGTGAGTAAGGCACAATAATAAATTTTACTCGATAAGCAAAATCGTTGCGTTTTTCATCATACTCCAACGGAGTGGCTGACATCAAAATGTTGAACCATTTGAAGTCTTGCGTTTCTGATCCTGGCTTGACTTCTGGATTGCCGCTTTCTTCGTTGAGAATCAAATTTGCTTGATCAGTAATATAACTGGAGTTTCTCACAATCAGTTCAATTGCTTGCAGTATTTGCATGCCGGCTGTGATACCAAAACTTCTGGTTTTGGTATCCATGGCACCCTTATCTGGGCTGGCAGCAGAAGTATCGCTTGTTACTGGGGCACTTACTGCGGTAGCAGATTTGTTCACAGGAGTTCCTGGTTTTTGTACAGTGGCATCTTGAATCAATTCGGCGCCGTTAGCAAATTCCAATTCATATACATCTGCTACTGTGTACTGGTTAGTTGACACCAATCGTTGCTGTTCGATATTCATGGCTTCAATTAATCCACGCTGAATGGTTTTTTTGTTGTTGGGCGCAGCAGTTGCCTTAGGCGGAACTCTTGAATCACTGGAAGCAGTCCGACGTCCTCGACCATCTGTTTGAGTTCGGTCTGCTGTGGTTGTTGCCCCGGGTGTGGCAGCAGCAGGAGGTTCGCCGTAAACTGCTTGGCCTTTAAGCATGTCAGACACACTAGCGCCAGTGAGTTCTATGTCGCCAGGGATGGTGCCTCTCTTGGTACCACCCGCAATCAACTGACCAATTGGAGCACATTCAAAATCATAGCTGACCAGTTTGTTTGCCACAGACCAGTTGATATTTTTGATTCTAAACGGAATATATTTTTCTATCAAAGAACTAGAGTCTGATAATCCAGAGACTGGATCTGCCACACCAACTGTTTGTAAATTTCCATTTGCATCGTAACCAAAAAATCTAATCACCATGAGATATATTGCTGCCGCATAATTTACAGCGCCAGCAGCACCTTTGGGTGCTATGTCTTGCACTGCTTTGTAAATGTTGTCTATCAAGGTAATATTGGCTGGCTCAATCACTGTGAACTTTAAATCAGTTACCGAGTGTGCTGCCATGGTATTTTTGCCAAACAGTTTGTTGGTGACTTTTACTGAATCTATGTAGTAGTCGTAAGGAAAAAACGGATTGCGGCCAGCTTCAAACGCAAGTGGTTGGGGAGCCTTGGGGCCTTGGGGACCGCCAATGTTGTTGGGGGCTCCACCAGTTTGAAACAGCAAATTATAACCGTTAATTGTTTTTTTCTCAGACAGTTGATATGCTGCATACTGTGCGTTAGACATCAAGTACACTGATGCTTGATAGGTATAGCTTGAAAACTTATCTAGTACATTAGGCTGCGGCTTGATCAGTTCGTTAGTGGGACTTGTGGCATTTACTGTGGCCTGTGTGTTGACTGTGCTTGGTGCAGGATTGTTGTCATTGGCGCCAACACCTGGTTCAGTTTTTAAATCAACGCCGCCAGGCAGGCCAGCAGCATTATATAAATCTCCTGTTTCAGGATTTCTTCTGAAATTTGATAATGTGCCATCTTCCGTGTATATGTTAATACCACGAGAATCTCCGTTTGTGGCTTGTGTTTGAATTAGTGTTTTTACTGGAGGATTGGTATTTTGATCTCCTCCACCAGCATTGGAAGTAACTGGAACGTCTGCGGTTGTGGCCATGTGTTAGTACCCCAATGTAGATTTTAGTGTTGACTCTTTGGGAAGATAAATTTGTGTTCCTACAGCAAAATCCAGTGGAGGTTTTGTCAGCGTGTTTGGATTGCGTTGATAAAACACCCACCAAAGACCTGGCACGCCATACAAGTCATAGGCCAACATGTCGGGTCTGTACTGATAGGTTAAATTTATAGTGAACAAAATATCATCAGTTTCTTTGGGAATAGGTCTGTTGACCATGACATCCAAGAAAAATTGCGAGTACCCAGTTTGATAGTAAGGACTGGTTGCATCGTAGTTTGTGGCCATTACCAGAATCCTCCTTTGAGTAAGTTACCTTTGGCAAAGTTTTCTAGACTGAATCCTTGGCTGACTTGCTGTCGAGTTTGTAGTGGATGCAACACAACTGATATTTCTATCTTGGTAGGAACATAAGTTGTTTGGCCCAGTCCATTTACTGTGTTGCGTACCACACCCAAGTCTGCTGGCGTTCCTTGCGCACCTTTTGGTAAATGAGAAGTTGTTAGTCTTCGTAACACACTTTCAATAGTAGAAGCTGGAGAACTTGAAACTTTAGGTGTTCTCTCAGACATGTTTAAGCCTTGATTGTTAGGCTTGACCTGTATGTAATCAACGTTATTGGGCAAGGTATAATTGAAACTGGCAACCAAACAAGGATGGTTGTTGAATTGATATTCGCCAAATCCAGACAGCTCAACCAATGGTGGCGGTGAGCCACGTTGCGGATCTTTGCCATAAAACATTTTTGTAACTGAACGGAAAAAGTGTATTACCGCCAGCAAATATTCAGCTTCAGCAGTGTCTTGTGCTGTGAATGTTCCAGTAACAGTTATATCACCAACTTGACTGCTTTGATAAAAGTATCCACGATAGTTTGAGTGTGTGAGATTGTAACTGTCGTACTTGGCTGAGTACTGAGTTGATATTGTTGGCGTGTAGGGAAAAATTATTCCATCTGTGGGAACCAATGGGCGTAAAATGCCAGGATCTTCTGCTTTGTAGAGATATTTTGCACCTGGAGCCAATCTCAGTCTCACACGCCAATCGCCTTGCGAGGATGTGTTAAATCGCTGTTGCAGTGTGAATTGATCACGCAGTTGTGATTGTGCGGCTGCGCCAGCTGCCGCTTCAAAATCATTGGGATCAACATTGGCAGCCTGCGCAGATTCTGCAGCTTCGGTTGCTGCCAATAATGCTGCGTCGCCAGTTGCTACTGGTGCTGGTCCAAATATTGCACGACCTTCTGCTTCACGTAGCTGTGCCAATTCAGCTTCGTTGGTTGCATCTAATGCTTCATCGCCTGATGCTGACGCCGGTGCTGGTGCAAATATTGCACGACCTTCTGCTTCACGTAACTGTGCCAATTCAGCTTCATTGGCTGCATCTATTGCTTCATCGCCTGATGCGAACACCGGTGATGGTGCAAAAACTGCAACGCCTTCTGCTTCACGTAGCTGTGCCAATTCAGCTTCGTTGGTTGCATCTAATCCTTCATCTCCGACTGGTGCTGGATTACGAGACTCAATGGTTTCTGGGGCAGCCGGTTGCGGCAGCTCTGGGTCTGTTGCAGGATTTTGTTCAGCTGGTGAATTTGTAGTAGCCATTGTTGTTCCTATACCTTATTTATTGCTGATAAAAACGGCATAGTTTAACAAGAGGTTGACAAGTGTTGTAAATCTGCTACAATAAGTACATACTTGGAGACCCTTGCATGACACTAATTGCAAAACCCGCACCTAAGGTAAACTACCTTAACAATCGTGACATTTTAAAAGAAATACACCTGAGCAAAAACACCTACTGTTGTTATCGTGATCCAGCAATTGATCACCAATACGACATAATTTTGCCCAGTCTAGACAAAATCAATCAGCGCACCATTGTTGAAGCTCGCAGAAATCGAGCAGATCGTATCAAACGTGAAACTGGTGAAGTGATTGATCAAAAGAAGATCCCCAACACAGATCTTGTGTTTAGAATCACCTGCTGGGAACACATACCCATGGCACCCAAAAAAGTTACCAAAGCCGCTGCCAAGAAAAAGAAACTGGAAGACATACTTGATTTGGATGATGTGTCAGAAGATCCGCTGGCAGATTTAATAGATGAACCTGTGCTAGACCCCACACATGTGCGTGCAACTGGCGTGGCTACACCTACAACGAGGAAATGCGTGGACAAGCTCTACTTCAACTTAGTCAAATTGGTTTACAATTTGACGAATCTAAATCGCAAAACCCCTTTGCTTACTATACCGCTGCTATCACTAATAGCTTTACACGGATTCTTAACATTGAAAAGAAAAATCAAAATATCAGAGATGACATCCTGGAGATGAACGGCTTGAACCCATCGTGGACTAGACAGAACTCCGGCAAAGCTGGCATGGCTGCCATGTCCGGACCGGTTGTATCTAGTCTGGATCAGTAGTATACTAGCAGGATGACTAATCTATTCCGCAAAGCCGCAATCTTCACTGACATACATTTTGGACTCAAAAGCAATTCAACTCTGCACAATGAAGATTGTTTGGCCTTTGTAAAATGGGCCACTGCTAAGGCCAAAGAGGAAGGGTGCGAAACTGCCATGTTTCTGGGTGACTGGCACAACAATCGAGCCAGCCTAAATATTGTTACCCTAAACTATAGCCTTCGATCATTAGAGCACCTAAATGCTAATTTTGACCGTGTGTATTTTATACCTGGGAATCACGATCTTTATTATCGCGACAAGCGTGATATTCAGAGCGTGGAGTGGGCACGTCATCTCCCCAATGTGGAAATATGTAACGATTGGTTTAGTAGCGGTGACGTCGTTATTGCTCCTTGGCTTTGCGGCGATGACCATAAACGTATTCCTAAACTAACTGGCAAGTACATGTTTGGACACTTTGAACTGCCCGGCTACTTGATGAATGCCATGGTAGAGATGCCAGACCATGGCGAAGTGCGCAGAGAAGACTTTGAGAATTTTGAACATGTATTCACCGGACACTTCCACAAGCGACAGACTAAAAAGAATATTACCTACATCGGTAATGCGTTCCCTCATAATTATGCAGATGCTGGTGACGACGAACGAGGACTTACTATATTGGAGTGGGGAGCAGCGCCTGTTTTTCATGCTTGGCCTGCTCAACCGACGTATAGAGTATACGGACTCGCCAACCTTATTGACAACGCTCCGGCTCTTCTTAAGCCCAAAATGCATGTGCGTGTTGGACTAGACATTGAGATTTCATATGAAGAAGCCAACTTCATCAAAGAAACGTTTGTGAAAGACTACGACCTACGTGAGATGTCGCTTATTCCAAACAAAAACTCAGATGTAGACACAGATATGGCGCCAGGCGAGATTAAATTTGAGTCAGTGGATCAAATTGTCACAGACCAACTCACTAACATTGAATCAGAATTCTACGACAACAAGTTACTGTTAAAGATTTATCAAAACTTATGATACAAATACGAAATCTCACTGTTAAAAACTTCATGAGTGTAGGCGCAGCCACACAGGCCATTGACTTTGACCGCAATGATCTTACACTGGTGCTGGGTGAAAACTTAGACTTGGGTGGCGATGGATCGAGAAACGGCACAGGTAAGACCACAATCATCAATGCACTAAGTTATGCATTATATGGCCAAGCACTGTCAAACATCCGCAAAGACAATCTAGTAAACAAAACCAATGCCAAACACATGTTGGTCAGCTTAGACTTTCATATCAACGGCACAGACTACAAAATTGAACGTGGGCGCAAACCCAACGTACTCAAGTTCTATGTAAACAACGAACACAAGGCCGCAGAGGATGAGGCACAGGGAGATTCAAGAGAGACACAAGACGCCATAGAGCGTATTATTGGCATGAGCCATGACATGTTCAAACATGTGCTGGCGCTGAACACCTACACAGAACCGTTTCTAAGTTTGAAGGCCAATGACCAGCGCACAATCATTGAGCAGTTGTTAGGTATTACCTTGTTGAGTGAACGTGCGGACCGCATCAAAGAACTCAACCGACAAACCAAAGATGCTATCCAGTCTGAAGAGTTTAGAATTCGTGCTGTGCAAGAAGCCAACAAACGCATCGAAGAACAGATTGAGAGTCTAAAGCGTAGGCAAGTGCTTTGGCAAAAGAAGTACGACAGTGACGTGGCTTATCTAGTTGGTCAGTATGACGATCTAGCAAAGATTGATATTGAACTAGAACTGCTGGCTCACAAAGATCTAGCTGTGTGGTCTGCAAGAAAACAACAACAAGATGCATATACTGCTCTTGTTGGTCGACAAACTGCTTGGAAACAAAAACAACACAAAGACATTGGTGAGCTAGAATCAACCTACAACAAACTCAGTCATATCGACATCTTGGCAGAACTTCAAGCACACACAGATTTGGCTGCTTACATTCAAAAAGCCAAAGACATTACAGACTTAGAAAAATACATTGCTCGATGTGTAGCAGACGAGGCCAAAGAACAAAAGGTCATCAACAAACTCAAAGCCGAAATTGAAGAATTAAAAAATCACAAGTGCTATGCTTGCGGGCAAGACTTCCATGATACCAATCACGAAACAGTATTGGCAACAAAAGAAAAGGCCTTGCAAGAGGCAGCACTACAAGCATTGTCTATCAATACTCAGTGGATGGAAAATACAGATGCGTTAACCGCATTGGGCGAGTTGGGTGCCAAACCCACAACACACTACCAAACAGAAACAGAAGCTATTCGACATTCTAGTGAGTTGGAAAACATTCAACACAAGATTGATGCCAAACGTGCAGAAACAGATCCCTATGCTGAACAGTTAGCAGAACACACACCTGTAGAAGTTGGCACACAACCTGTCACACATTATGATACCGAAACACAGGCAATCGATCATCGCAGTCGCATGAACACCCTGCTGACACAGATCAATGGCAAAGCACTAGAGACCGATCCGTATACAGAACAAATTACCGAAATGCAACAACAGGCCCTACAGGTTGTGAGTTACGATCACTTAAACGAACTTACTAGAGTGCAAGACCATCAGGACTTCTTGCTCAAACTTTTGACCTCAAAAGACTCGTTTGTGCGTAAGAAGATTATTGAACAGAACTTGAGCTATTTGAATCAACGTCTCACACACTACTTGGATAGAATTGGCTTACCACACACAGTGAAGTTCATGAACGACTTGACAGTGAGCATTGAAGAACTGGGTCGTGAACTGGATTTTGACAACTTGAGTCGTGGCGAACGCAATCGATTGATCTTAAGCATGAGCTGGGCATTCCGTGATGTTTGGGAAAGTTTGTACTCGCCCATCAACTTGTTGTTTATTGACGAGATGATTGACAACGGGTTGGACACACAAGGTGTGGAAAATGCACTAGGCCTGTTGAAGAAGATGAGTCGCGAACGCCACAAGTCAATCTGGCTGGTTAGTCATAGAGATGAACTTACTAGCAGAGTTGAAAACATTCTCAAAGTGATCAAAGAGAATGGCTTTACCAGCTACAACACAGATATAGAAGTGGCATGACTGATGTTTTGATTTTAAGTATACCACGTTTGAGTGCCACTCGGCCTCAAAGTGCCTGTGGCATACTCAAATCAATTTGCAATCGTGCGGGCGTTACTTCAAAAGTTTTTGATATTAATTTGGACTTTTATCAAAATTTTAAATCTTCTAATCCGTCAACTGCCAATGCCATTGATCAATATTGGATACAATGGAACAAAAATCTGTTGCCTGAGGAGAAAACAACTTACTCTAGTTGGTTGCAAGCATGGGTTGAAAAATTAATGGCTTTTGATTGCAAGATCATTGCAGTAAGTGTATTCAGTTGGGAAAGTCAACGATTTTGTCTTGACTTTTTTCCATTGTTGCGTAAAAATTTTACAGGCACAATCATTGTAGGCGGACAAGGTCTTATCAATGAACAAAACGGTAGCTTTAGTACCAAGATGCATTTTGCACACAAGTTAAAAAATCAAGGACTAATTGATCATTGGATTGCTGGAGAAGCTGAAAACAGTTTTTACAATTTTTTAACTGGTAGCAATGTACCTGGATTAGACAGTGATGTGTTGGTCAATGATGTTGATCTTGATACTAACAACATCGCAGATTATAGTGACTTTGCAATAGAACAATATGTAACTGCCTACCCCGGCGGGGTATTGCCAATTGAAAGCAGTCGTGGATGTGTTAGAAGCTGTGCGTTTTGTGACATCCCCACACATGCTGGAGGATATAGATACAAAAACGGAAAGGTACTAGCTAATGAAATGATTGGCTATTACCAACAGTATGGTGTGCGTAACTTTTATTTTAACGATGCGTTGATGAACGGCAGCGTCAAAGATTTTAAACTATTTTTGAACTGCATCATTGAGTTTTATCAACAAAACAATTTACCTGACAGATTCTTTACATTCAGTGGTTATTGGATTGTGCGAAGTGAAACTCAATTCAAAGAGCACAATTTTGAACTGCTAAGTCGTGCCGGAGGAGAAATGTTTGAAACTGGAGTTGAGACTGGTAGCGAACGTTTGCGAAACATCATGAACAAGGGATTTTCAAACGCAGATCTTGAGTTTAACATACAGCAGTTCAGCAAGTACAAAATGAAATTCTTCTTGTTGTTGCTGGTAGGGTTTCCAAATGAAACACAAACCGACTTTGAAGAGACCAAGAACTTGCTACGACGCTGGCAGAAATATGTTGCACTAGGAACTATTATTGGATGCAACTTAGGCACAGGATTGACAGTAGAACAAGGAACACCTATGTTTGATAATCCTGCAAAATTTAACATTGTTCCAATCAAGGGCGACACCGCCAAAGGCATCAATTGGATTTGTACCACAACACCTGAACTTGACTATGCAGAACGTGTGCGTCGACGCATTGAACTGCACAAGTTGGCCGAAGATCTGGGATATACTATCTGGAAAGGTGATGATCACTTGAGTATTATCAAAGATCGATATCTTACGGAGTTGGCCAATGTCTGAATTTTTGTTTGAGTTTGATTACGATGATTATTTTGGTATCCCTACAGTCAAAATTTTTATTGATCAACAATGCTTGTATCAAGACACAGTGAAAAAACAAATTGTTGTGAACACAGAGTTAGTGCCAGGTACTCACACATTGACTATAGAACACTTTGGTAAGCATGCCTGGAAACATCAGAATGCCGAACATGATCGTCATATTGAATTAAAATCTATTGTGGTCGACGGAGTAGATTTAGATCATCATGAACATTGCATGCTAACGCATCAAGGACGTTGGTACCCAGATTACAGTTTGGAGTGCATTACGCCATGTCATTGGTTGGGCAACAACGGTACATGGATTTTGAATTTTGATGCGCCAGTATTGAATTGGATTATTAAAACAATCAATCCTGCAGGCGTGAGTCCAGAACAAACACTGGATCGCAGTGGCAATGACATACTCAAAGACACTTTGGACTTTTTTAAAATAAATGTTTGATTATAAAACTATTGACGAGTATCAGATAGAGATCACCAGCTATTGTAATGCTGCCTGTCCCCAGTGTCCTCGCAACCTCAACGGACATGGTATCAATCCTTACATGCCGTTAACACACTTATCACGTGAAGTAATTGACCGTGCATTCTCTGAAGAATTGTGCAGTAGATTACGTCAAGTATTCTTTTGCGGCAGTTATGGCGATCCCATCATGCATCCAGACTTTTTAGACATACTACGTGACTTTAGAAAGAAAGCTCCTACACTTTGGTTATACTTCCATACCAATGGCGGAGTACACGATCCTGATTACTGGGCAGAAGTTTCTAGTATCATGAACGGCTACGGACAAATTGACTTTGGTATTGACGGACTAGAAGATACTTTACATTTGTATAGAAAAAATGTAAAATACAACAAAGTTATTGAAAACGCCGCTGCGTTTATAAATGCTGGAGGACGAGCACAATGGAACTATATTGTATTCAAACACAACGAGCACCAAGTTGAGCAGGCCAAACAACTGGCCAGCAGTATGAAATTTTTTAACATACTAATTCGAAACACTGGTAGATTTTTGAATCACACCACCCTGGAAGAGATGCCTGTGTGGCCAGTGGCCAAAAGTGACTATGTACTTGAACCACCTAGTGATGCACAGTACAAGAATCGCAGTATGACATTTTTACCTGAGTTAAAAAAGCAACAGAACTACTTTGCTACTACTACTATCAAATGTGATGCCTTGCAAGGACGCAAAGTAGCTATCAACGCCGAAGGTGTTGTATTACCATGCAACTTTTTCAATCACAATTTGTATGATGCAAGATTTTATGATGGATCAATGCCAGGAGCAAATGCATTAAGTCAGCCCGGTGGTCGCAATCAAGTACGAGACTTTTTGTTGTGTTACGGATTAGATAATCTCAACATTCATAACAATAGCCTCGAAGGTGTTTTTGAAAATCCCATGTGGAGTGATTTAGTTGAATCGTTTACTCGTGATCGATTGTTTGAATGTGCTATGACATGCGGTGAAAAATTTACAAAAGTTTGGGATCAAGGAGGAAGCAAAAGATGAAAATGTTAGTTACAGGCGGTAACCGAGGACTGGGGCAACACCTAGTGGATGTGTTTGGTGCTGACAGTGTCAGCAGATCCACAAACTTGGATATCACTGATGACCAAGCAGTCAAATTGATTGCTCAACAAAGTTTGAATTATGATGTGTTTGTAAACAATGCATTTGATGGGCCACCACAAGAAGCCTGGGCCAACTTTGCACAAACAAACTTGTACATGGCAGTATACGACAAGTGGAAAAACGCTGGCAAAAGTGGGCACATCTTTAATATTGGATCAGTGGGCGAGCATCATATTGTTGCTGCTGAGCCTAGATTTGAAACGTACCGCGTGGCCAAGGCGGCACTGGCACATGCCAGCAGGCAGGGCACCCAGTCATTCAAACAAAATCTGGTGCAGTTCAGAACCACGCTAATCACACCTGATCGCTTGGACACAGAACTAAGTCGTGGACGGCCCACCTGGACAGGAAACGGCATTAATTTAAAAGATATTAGCAATTTTATAACATACGCTATCTCTGTTGGTCCAAACACAGTGATAGAAGAGGCAACTTTTTACGTAAACTTTGATCATAAATCATAACTATAACACGAAAGGCAAACCCACTAAACGCACATGACATGGCTACATCAAGACACCCCAGTTGAGACTCTGCCCGAAGAATGTGTAGGTTTTGTTTATCTAATCACAAATAATCTATCTGGACGCAAGTACATAGGCAAAAAATTAGCAAAATTTAGCAAAACAACATACAAAATAGTCAAACAAAAGAACGGCACAAAGAAGCGGAAGAAGATACGATCAAAGATTGATTCAGATTGGAGAGAGTACTACGGGTCAAGCCCAGAATTAACCGCAGACGTAATCACTTTAGGCACCGAAAACTTTACCAGAGAAATACTTTACTATTGTAAATCAAAATCAGAATGTTCGTACATTGAAGCAAGAGAACAGTTCACAAGAAAAGTATTGGAATCAACAGATTATTATAACGGCCATATTCAAGTTCGTGTGCATGGCTCACACATCGTAGGAAAATTATGACTAAACTTGACTACAGTAAAACTAACAAAAGCGACACTGGCTTTTTGAATGATCCGTATTGGACTAATCCAAAGACAGGATTTGATAAAGCATGGCACGAACAACGAAAAAAACTCAGGCAACAATTAGGCATACACGAAAATCATGAATGGGAAATAGTCAACAAACCTACCGGACCGCATGCAGGCAAAATAGTTTGCAACACTTGCGGTGGAAAATTTGTTAATTGGATTCCAAAAGGTTATATTTTACCTAACACTTAAGGTTGGCGGGCCAGTTTGTAATACCGCTGTGGAAAAACCGGGGAATAACCGGACACGTGACATATTGAGGCACTCCCGTCAGTAAATCTGACTATCCTGAAAAATTGGAAGTGAGTCTGAGGCTAGAACAATAGGGCCGACGCATTGATATAGTATGAATGTTAGCATACGAGAACACCGGCTATAAAAATCTAAACACTAGGAACGAGGTTTAGAGCACGTAGAAATATGTGTATCGTGGTAGGAAGGAAAAGCACAGAGTCCTTTAGCATACGGTGTATAATAAATTACCTACTTCCAATGTCTTGGCTAGTGATACTCACATGAAGACAACAGCGGAACCGCGCAAAACGGTTCCGTCTGACTAGATCTATCTACATGAATACTTAATCGCTTCGCTCTTGAAAATCAATCAATTAACGAGCGCAAGCGAAGTTAATAGACTTGCGTAGCAAGTCTTATAATAAGTTTAACTCTTTGAGTTTGTTGACATAATGTGATTGTCCTTGAGCAACTTGTTGTTGCCAATCATTGTGTGCGTGTTGGTTGGCTTGATCGCTGATGTATTTCCAACACACAAACTCAACTCCATATTTCTCGCATGCTTTGGCAATGGCATAGGCTTCCATGTCTACAACATCTGCTGGTATTTGTAGTATGGGATTCATCACAAAGTTGTCACCAGTACTGCAAGTTAAGCCAGTAGAGTTGCCAATGTGTGTGCTAGTTTCAAAAGGTGTTTGTCCTGGGGTACACCCTAATGCTTCACAAGTCATGTCTCTTTGCACAAACTGAGTGCATTGATAGAATCCTGGTGCGACTGTTATACCACCAGCTGTGCCAAAGTTAATGATACGCCGGGGACGATACTTTGTGATAACTTCACTGGCAGTGATGGCAGCGTTAACCTTGCCCACACCAGTGTAAAACAAGTTCATCATGTGGCTGAGATCTGGTGCTTCTGCTCGAATAGCTATTAAAATAATATCATTCATCAACATTGACCATTCCTTCCCACATAATATTGTGCCGAGTCAATGCTGTCCCTCCAGGCAAGTTCTGCAAGTTTATAATCACAGCAGCAGAAATTTTAGTGTCAATCCAATGACTGCGAATTAGATTTGCTGTGGCCATTATAGTGCCTCCAGTGGCTAGCAAGTCATCCACAATCAATGGATGTGCGCCTACTGGAGCGTGTGGGTGCATTTCAATGGTATCAGTGCTGTATTCAGTTTGATAGCTGTGTTGTATTGTGGGGCCGGGCAATTTGCCACGTTTACGTACTAGGATTAGTGGAAGTCCTAATTGTCTTGCTACAGGTGCCGCAAACACAAAGCCACGGCTTTCCACAGCCACAAGACTGGAAGCATTATACCAATGTGCTTGATGCTTTAACCATCCACAGCAGTAATCAAATGCTTCTGGATTGGCAAGAATGCCAGTTACGTCAAAAAAGTTAATACCTGGTTTGGGCCAATCAGGTACTACAGGTACATGATCGAGGATGTTCATACAAATGTGTCTGGCCAGTCTCTAAATAAAGCATGTTGAATATTGCCTGACACAAATTGATTGAATGACTTGTGTTTGACTTCAAGTTCACCCTCAAGCGGTGCTACTCGTTTGAAAGCCGAGTCCATTTGACCCATGTCTCGGAACTCCATGATAATCATCCATTCAGGCATGTCCGCAATTGAACGGAATCCCATCTTGCATCTTGTGATACGATAGTCTACCATCTTGTCTTCTGATATCAAATGATCAAAGAAACTTTTCATTCCGTTGACCCAGTCTAAGTCTGAGATGTCGCCTTCTTTGTCTGCCCAAATTGTATATAAATCCATAGTTACTCCAGTGGTCCTAGTATTTCAAATCCGTCCATGTTGGATTTGTATAGGTGTGCTTGCTCAAGATACAAGTATTGGAATCCTCGTTCCTTGTAGATAGCACACTCTGTTTTCATTGTTTCAATTCCCAACCGTAGTTTAGGATTGTTGTAGTTCCATGCAAATTGATCGCACAGTGCGTTATGATCATCATAGCGTCGGATCAAACTGAATGCAACCAATCGATTTTGATCGTAATATCCTATTACATCTGTCATTGGGTCTGTGTAACGACAGTCAAATATAGGCATCACACTTGCAAAATGTTTGTATTTGCAATAGTCTCTGTAGATAGAGTTTAGCTGTTTGATGTTGGGCTCACGCAAATACTCCCACTTTACATTTGGTGTGTAGTTGGTCTGGCTGAGATCGATTCTGGCAAACTGATAGCTCATCTTGGATCCTTACGATGTTCAAACAGTCCCGCAAGATACTCTTCTGGCCAGTTGTGATAGAATCCCTTCTCAGCCATAAGTTTGGCTTTGTTGTTTAAGTCGCTGAGACTTTGCACTAGAGCTAGAGCATACTTGCCTTGATTCATACACACACCGTTCACCATCTCAACGTCTGCGGGATGATCCTCTAGTGCAAGTAGATCGTTGCGTAACAAATGTTCCTTGTTGGCATTTTTCAAACTGTCACTGAACAATTCATATGGCCATTCCACAGGATCGTAAGCATAGATAATAACTTCCTTATCGCCCATGCCCCATCGTGCTCGATTTTTAAGATCAAAGTAAGGATCTACGCCAACATGTACATCGTAGCTTTTTTTCATGCGTGCTGAGCGTGCGTATGGACAAGGAGCCCAGCCTCCAAGAGCAGGATGTGGAACTTCTACAAAGTTCACAATCCAGTTTTCAATATCTTGTTTAACTGTATCTAAGTCCATTAGAAATACGGCAGTTTAGTTTTGTTGGTGGTTTCCATGTTTTCTTCGGCTATCTTGCTGATCATTTTTCTTTCAGTGAAACTTAGTGCCAACACCTGATCGTAGGTGAGTCCGCCGCGCATTAACCAAGCCAATCTTAAACTGTTTGATCTAATTGCGTTGGCCTCCTGATCAAGGCTGTCAATGTACTCGCCAATTTCCTCTACTGGGAGGATCAGGAGGCGGCTTCGAAAAAATTTGTAAGATCCAGATTTAGTGCTTGATCATGTTCGTGATTGCATTCACTGCAAGTGAGATGCACAGGTTTCAGTTCTGTACGATTGCGCAAGTCAACTGCGTGATCTCTAACAGCAACAAAAATTTGACGATCGCAGTTTTGCAAAAATTCATCAATGTGCTCAGTCTCTGACACAACAGCATTTGGTGTACGAATTGCTGAAATTGAGTACTTGAGAGCTCGCATGGTCAGCTGAGTTAGTATTTTCATCACTTCTGCTAGTTTTTGTAACTTTTCGTCTTCGGTGAGCTCAGTATCCATGCTGATGTTGCGCATCATGCGTTGATTTTCAAACTGCTCAAGATTGATTTCATTTTGCTTTTCGTAACTCATGGGATGAAAATAAATTTCCAAATCACCATAAGTTACTGTGGCAGAAAAGTCCGGCATGGTCAACTGATCCAGTGCATTGCGCAAGTCTAACGCAAAACTCTCAATGTGTTTGCAAGCAGGACATGTAGTTTCAATTTCAAGCTCATGCCCGTAGCTGGCAATACGAATAGCAACTAGGATAGAATTCAAATCTGCCACAGGAGCATGCCAGGCATTCTTAATTGACGGCACACAACTGTGTATTACATTGACCACAGCTTGCCCGCTAAACAGCGCATCTGGCGTGCGATAGGTGATTTCGTCAATGGCTGTCATGGGATAAACAGGCAGCTCACCGTTTTGAGGCACGTCTAAGCTGCCTTCGGGCCAGTATTTGCCCTGGCTGGGCAACCGCAAGTAAATTGCTGGTTGTCTAAAAAATTGTCTAAGTGGATTGTGATTTTGGTTCATAGTGTACCCATAAATATACTTCTACTTATAGGTGTTTTTCAATGGCGGACGTAAATCAAGCATCACAAGAAATGGCTGAAGTCATAGCACGAGTTTCTGACGACCTTAGAAATTTTGGGCGAGTTACTGAAGATACCCAGGCAGCACTGGCAGCAGGAAGTTTCCGTCGAGCAAAAGAACTTGACAAGGCCAGTGCGTTAACAGCAGGTGCGCTGGGAAACCTAGCAGGTGCAGGTCTTGCAGCCGGCAAAGCCATGTACGATGGCCAAAAAGGCGCCGCAGCATTTAACAGTTCACTTGACAGCATGAGCAAAGCAGTTACCGCAGCCGGTGCTGCGTTGACTTTCTTGGTGCCTGGCGGGTTCTTGATCAAAGCTCTAATTGGTCTGGGCACAGCCGCAGTTGGCGCTAGTATTAAGATGACTCAGGCGGCCAACGACATGGCCGACAACTTGTTTGCTGCCAATACCAAAATGGCCAAAGCTGGCCTGGCTGGTTCAGATGGCATGATGGGCATCTTCCGCGACGCCAAGAAGCTTGGCTTGAGCATGAAAGAGCTGGGTGTATACACCAATGCAGTAGCAGCCAACAGCGCAGAATTGGCCTTGTTCAAAGGCACAGCATTTGAAGGACGTCAGGCATTTGCCAACATTGGTGCGGCCATGAAGCCTTTCCGGGTCAGCTTAGAGGCAGCTGGTATCAGTCTGGAAGATCAGATTGAAGGAACAGCTGGCTATTTGAGACTGCAAACTTTGATTGGTCAGAGTCAAAACAAAACCAACCAAGAACTGGCTACTGGTGCTAGAAAATATCTTGTTGAAATGGACGGCCTCAGCAAGCTCACAGGCATGCAACGTCAAGAAATTGAAAAGCAAATGGAATCTGCTCTCAGCGAACAGAGATTCCGTGCCAAGCTGGATGCCATGCGAGCGACCAAGGATCCTCAACAAATGGCTGCTGCTGATCAACTGATGAGAGCTAATCTTATGTTGAGCAAGCAGGCTCCAGAGTTAGGACAAGCATTTAGAGACATTCAATCTGGAGCTCTTACCAGCGATGCTGCTGTCAAGGGCGTGATCAGCACTCAAGGTCAGTTGATGCAATCAAGTGAAGCATTGCAGTCAGGTCAAATTGATGCCAATCAAGCTGTCAAACAAATTGGTACCTCAATTGGCCAATTCAATAAGGACTTGAACTTTACGGCTCAGCTGGGCCTGTTGAATGATTTTGCAATTGATTATGCACAGGGACAAAAACTGGCTATTTTTGCCCAGCAAGACATCAGTAAGATAGCTGCTGAAATTGTCGTTGAACAAAACAAACAGATGAGTGGCCTGGGTGATGCCAACACTCGGGCCATGGCTGAACTGCGTGAAATGCAGCGCAATGCCAATGAAAAATTTGAGACCACAGTGTCGCAATCAATCAGCACTGCCATTGCCATGAGCAAATCTTTGGTCGGAGTTACTGAACCTATTGCCACTGCATTTAAAGAACTGCAACCAGTGATGGACAAGTTTATGAAACAAATGGTCAAACTCACAGACTGGATTGCCGAAAAACTAGGATTCATTGTTGGTAAAACTGTTGATGTGGTAGAAGCCACACAAAAAGACGGCATGGGCGGATTTTACAGATCTGGCGGCAGTGAAATGGTTGGAACTGGTGTTGGTGCATTAGCTGGTGCGGCGGGTGGTAAAATAGCTGGTACTTATGCAGGTGGAATAGTTGGCTCTCTTTTTGGACCTGCGGGCACTGTGGCTGGAGCCGCTATAGGTGGAAAGATTGGCCCATATATTGCCACTGCCCTTGGTAGTGTTCTTGGCAAATATTTAGGCATGGGCGCTGATGCATTAGGTACCGCATTAACTCCTCCTGGGCGTGCCGCTGGCGGACCTGTCAGCAGACGAAATCCCTACATTGTGGGCGAACGTGGTCCAGAGCTCATGGTGCCTGAGCAATCAGGAAAAATTATAAACAATGACAAACTAAGCAAGATGTTTGAGTCAATGGCTTCTTCTGTATCTTCAGGACAAGTCAGTGTTGATATGATATCTCAAGTGATGGGCAGTTCTGTAACTGTGGTTACTAACACCAATGACGAACTGACTAACAATTTGAGAACCACACAAAACGTTGGTAGCACATATCAAGCAATACTGAGATCTGTTGACGAGCTAAACGATAAAAACAAAAAAACAACAGAATCAGTAATTGTAGCTCAACGTGATACTTTGACAGACATACAACGCATTGAACGTTACACTGATCAAGACACCAAACGCACAAAAGAGTTTGTGGATTTTCACAAAAAATATCTTGACAGTGTCACCCAGATATTGGGTGAAAACTTAGAGCTACTGCAAGAACAATCTGAACAAAGTGGTTCTGCGGGTTCAGGCGGTGCGCCAGGCATGGGTGGAGGCACTGGCCTAAAAATTCCAGCAGCACCACCAGCTGGGGGCATGGGCGGAGGTAGCGGTGTTAGCCCAGGTGGCGGCCAAGGCATGAAAACTGCCAATGAAAACAATTTGTTGTCCATGGGCCTCAAATTTGATCCCAATCGTGATGTACAAGCTGAAGGCGCGGCAATCAGCCCTAAGCTGATTGAGCTGGCTAAAAATGTTCAAAGTCTAGTGCCTGGATTTTCAGCATTTACAGGATTTAACGATCAATTCCACAATGAAAAAAGTCCAAATAGCTTGCATACCAAAGGCCAGGCCATGGACTTTGTGCTGAACAAAAAGCCCACACGAGAAGAAGGTGCAAGCATTGTTAGTTGGCTCAAACAGTCAGGAGCCAGTCTTGCTATAGATGAGTACCACAACGCCACTAAAAATGCCACAGGTGGCCACTTCCATGCACAGATCCCGGCATTTGGTGATGGCGGCATGGTGGACAAAGCCACACTGGCGTTGATTGGTGAAAAAGGTCCAGAAGCTGTGATTCCCATGGATGGCAAAGAAATTCCACTGAATATATCCAAGCCAATTCCGATCAAGCTGGATTTCAAAGATGTAATGGCCGAAGGCGGCATTGGCCCATCAGTCATGGGCTACAATCAATATACGGGTTACAATACAGGAGCAGTAAGTACTGATCTTGCCGCAGTTAAAGAAATTGCAACAGCCATGGGGGCTTTTGATAAAGCATCACAAACCATCACTGATCCAGCAACCTGGAAAGAAATTATAAATTCAGGCATTGCAACAAATTTTGATACTAATATTATGAAAATAGGCACTCAAATGTTTGACGGCGCAGGCCCCCTATTAGGTCAACGATTGAATGATATTGTGGCCGAAAACGGTGTGAATCAGAAAGAAGCATTTGATTTAATGTTTGCAGAGTTCAAAGAAGCTATGACAGTATTGGGAACAGAAATGGCAAATAAAATAGCCAAAGAAAACGCTTCCCCAGAAACAGATGCGCTGATTGCCGGCATTGATGCACTAATTGCCAAGCAGAGTGAAGCCAACGACATCAGCAAGAAGATACTCCAGGTGAGTGCAAACTAACGGTAAATAAACAACCATGGCAGAACCCAAACAACAAGGCTGGCGCAAATATTTCAAAGTTGCAGACACATCCGGAGTGATGAGTCCAATTTCTGGACAAAATCAATTTGGATTGTCCAACTACGGCAAAAACGACGGCTCTGATTCGATGATAAATGATTTTACTTTTCGAAACTATGCCAGCAGATTGCCCGAAGTTTATTCAGGCCATCCCAACAGAGTAGAGCGTTACAATCAGTATGAGAACATGGACATGGACTCAGAGATCAATGCCTGCTTGGATATTATTGCTGAGTTTTCCACACAGATCAACGAGTCAAACGCCACCCCGTTTGACATTCAATACAACGAAACACCCACAGACCACGAAGTTGACATCATTAAAAAACAACTGCAACAGTGGGTCAAGCTGAACAAACTAGATCAGCGCATATTTAAACTGTTCCGTAACACCATCAAGTATGGTGATCAGGTGTTTGTGCGTGATCCAGAAACATTTGAAATGTACTGGGTTGACATGACCAAAGTTGCTAGAGTTATTGTGAACGAATCTGAAGGCAAACGTCCTGAACAATATGTGATCCGTGACATCAACCCCAACTTCCAAAACATGACTGTGGCAGCAAAGACCACCACAGACTACATGACCAATCCTGTGACAGGCAGTGTATCTGGCGCTGCCAACTACACCATGCCCAATGGTGGGTCAGGTGGCGGCGTGGGCAACAGTCGCTTTATGACTGCCATGAACGAAACTTGTTTAGATGCCAAGCATGTGATACACATGAGCTTGAACGAAGGCCTAGACGTATTTTGGCCGTTTGGACGCAGTGTACTAGAACAGATTTACAAAGTATTCAAGCAAAAAGAACTGCTGGAAGATGCAATCTTGATTTATCGTGTGAGCCGTGCTCCTGAACGACGAATCTTTAAAATTGACGTAGGCAACATGCCATCACACTTGGCCATGGCGTTTGTGGAACGTGTTAAAAACGAAATGCATCAACGTAGAATCCCCACGGTATCAGGTGGCGGAGCCAACATGATGGATAGCAGTTACAATCCACTGTCAATCAACGAAGACTACTTTTTCCCACAAGGACAAGACGGCCGCGGAAGCTCAGTTGAGACATTGCCAGGCGGTCAAAACCTAGGCGAAATTGACGACTTAAAGTACTTTAACAACAAAATGGCCCGTGGTCTGCGTGTGCCATCGAGCTATTTGCCCACTGGTCCTGACGATTCAGACCGTGCTTTTTCAGACGGAAAAGTAGGCACAGCTCTTATACAAGAGTACAGATTCAACCAGTATTGTGAGCGTTTGCAAGGGCATATTTCACAAAAATTAGACGACGAATTCAAGATGTTTTTGAAATGGCGTGGGTTTAACATAGACTCTAGCCTGTTTAATTTGAAGTTTTCACCGCCTCAAAACTTTGCAAGTTATCGTCAAAGCGAACTAGACAACACAAGAATTCAAGCATTCACAGCCATGGAGCAACTGCCTTACATGTCAAAACGTTTTATGCTACAGCGTTTCTTGGGATTGAGTGAAGACGAAATCAAAGAAAACGAAGAACTCTGGCGAGAAGAACGTGATAGCCCTGAAATGCAAAATTCAGGCGGTGCTGACTTACGTTCTGTGGGTATCACGCCTGGCGGCATGGAAACTGATATTACCACTGGCGAAGAAATTGGGCAAATGCAACAGCCTGGCGCAGGCGAAATGGTTGGCCCTGGCGCGGCTGCACCTGGGGCTGCACCTGGCGGAGTATAAATATAATCATGCTGCTACAAGAATTTTTCAAAAAAGATCCTGAGGCCTATCAAGATCTATCGCAAGACAACAGTCAACCGCAACTGGGTGATCTGCGCAAAACTCGTTTGACTTTGAGACAACTAAACAAGTTGAGAAAAATGAATGACGTCCGTGCATTTGAGTACAAAGAAAAACTCAAACTAGTGCGCCAACAATACTCACCTCCCCCAGCCCCAATGGCTTAATTGGCATTTATCGCCATTTTGACTCCTTAAACAGCAGAGTTTTTGGTTGTTATGTAAATAACAGCACACTTTACCTATAGGAGTTTTCCCTTATGAACAAATTTGAACAGTTGATTGAATACGTGATCAACGACGAAGACCAAAAAGCTCGCGAGCTTTTCCATGACATCGTGGTGGCCAAAAGCCGTGAAATCTACGAAAATCTAATGCAAGAAGAGGCTGATGAAGACCTTGACGAAGCAGAAGTAAACGAAGCTGACGATTCCGACGACGAAGAAACTGACGACGAAGAACTCGACGAAGGTGCAATGGGCGGCGATGCTAGCGATGATTTAATTGACGAAATTGAAGCTGACGAAGAACAAGACATGAGCATGGAAGCCGAAGGCGATGATGACATGGGCGATGATGACGAAGGCGGAGATTTTGGCGGCGACGACATGGGCGGTGACGACATGGGCGGTGACGACATGGGCGGCAGCGATGAGCCAGCAACCAAAGATGACGTTATGAATCTAGAAGACAAACTAGATGAGTTGATGGCCGAGTTTGAAGGCTTGATGGGCGGCGACGACATGGGTGACATGGGCGACGGCGACGGGTTTGGTCCCGAAGAAGGTGGCGATGCCATTGAAATGGACGACACAGGCGAAATGGAACCAGGCATGATGGAAGCCATCAGCATGAAAGCAGCCCCAAAGCCAGTTACCGCTGAACAAGGCAACGGCAAAGCAGGTCCTGTAGCATTTAACTCAGGTGCAGCTGGTATGGCCAGCAAGCCAGTACACACTGGCACCAGCATGGGCGGCGTGCATGACAGTGCCGCATATCGTAATACAGTAAAAGAACTTGGCGTAACTCCCACTCAAGACGCTGGAAAGAAAGCATTTAAATCTGCTGCTCCTGCGCCTGTAAAGAGTCAAGCCAGTGGTGTAAACACCAAAAGCCCACTACCAAGCGGTCGTAAGGGTTAATTAGATGTCATCTAAGTACCTAAGAGAAGATCTTACTTTTAGCCAGGCCAACATCCAAGTTTTGGAAGAAGCTGATGTTGGCGGCAAAAAGCATCTCTATCTCAAAGGCATCTGCATTGAAGGCGACAAGCGCAATGCAAATGAGCGTATCTACCCCCGACACGAAATTATCAAAGCAGTAGAAACTATCAACGAGCAGATCCGTGACGGTAACTCCGTTTTAGGTGAAGTGGACCATCCAGATGATTTAAAAATCAATTTAGATCGTGTGTGTCACACAGTTGAAGGCATGTGGATGGACGGACATGCCGGTTGCGGCAAGTTGAAAATTCTGCCAACCCCAATGGGTGAATTGATAAAGACTCTGTTGACATCAGGCGTGAAGCTGGGTGTTAGCAGTCGTGGATCAGGTAATGTCGATGACAGAACCGGACATGTAAGTGACTTTGAAATAGTCACTATAGATGTGGTTGCCCAACCCAGTGCTCCTAATGCGTATCCTACAGCAATCTATGAAGGTCTCATGAATATGAGAAACGGTCATAAGATCTTAGAGATGGCTAGAGAGTCTGGTCAGGACGACAAAGTGAAGAAGTATCTCGCAGGTGAGGTTAAACGCCTTATCCGAGAACTCAAAATCTAAGGAGAACCAGGCATGTTTGATGCTATTAAACCATTGCTTGACAGCGGATTAATCAACGAAGATGTTAGTAAAGAACTCAACGAAGCTTGGGAATCTAAACTGACAGAAGCTCGTGAGATTGTGCGTGCAGAACTTCGCGAGGAGTTTGCACAACGCTATGAGCATGACAAAACAGTGATGGTAGAAGCCCTAGATAAGATGGTAACAGAAGGTCTCGCAGGAGAATTAGCCAGCATTGCTACTGAAAAGCAAGCATTGGCTGAAGACCGTGTGAAGTTTCAACACAAGATGAAAGAGTCAGCCACTAAGTTTAACAGCTTCTTGGTTACTAAACTTGCTGAAGAAATTTCTGAACTGCGCAAAGACCGTAAGATGCACACAGAAGGAGTTGCAAAACTTGAGAACTTCGTGGTGCATGCATTGGCAAAAGAAATTCAAGAATTTGCTGCTGACAAACGTGACTTGGTGGAAACCAAAGTGCGTTTAGTTAGTGAAGCACGTAACAAACTTGAAACTTTGAAAGCACGATTTGTTAAAGAAAGTGCCAACAAAATGAGCCAGGCTGTTAGCAAACATCTTAAGGCTGAATTAAACCAGTTGCAAGAAGACATCAAAGTTGCTCGCGAGAACAATTTTGGTCGTCGTATCTTTGAAGCATATGCTACCGAATTTGGTGCTACTCACTTGAATGAGAAAGCCGAAGTTCGTAAGTTGCATAACACAATTGCGCACAAGGACAAGAAATTGTCTGAGGCAATTAAACTCACCATGAAAGCAAAAGTCCTGGTTGAGAATAAAGAGCGCGAACTGCGTATGATTAAAGAATCTAATGAGCGTGACAGCTCATTGGATGAATTGCTACGTCCCTTGAACAAGGAAAAGCAAGAAGTCATGCGTAATTTGCTCGAAAGCGTCCAAACTAACCGTTTGAAAAACGCTTTTGAAAAGTATCTACCAGCAGTGTTGGAAGACCGTTCCGTGAAAGCCCATAAAGTGATCACAGAAAACGTCACCGCAGTTACTGGTGATAAAAATGTTTCGAACCAGCAGACCGCCCAGGAAGATCGCAGCAATGTGATTGACTTGAAGCGCCTGGCAGGGCTTTAAAATTTTTTAGGAGACTTAAATGTCACAAGATCTATTAGAAAGTCGTTGGGATGAGACCAAAGAGGCCCTGTTAGAAGGCCTCCAAGGCACCAAACGCAATAGCATGAAAGTTATTCTTGAGAATACTCGTCGCTATTTGAAAGAGAATGCTTCTTCTGGAAGTACTGTTTCTGGCAACATCGCCACACTTAACCGTGTGATTCTGCCAGTGATTCGTCGTGTTATGCCTACCGTTATTGCTAACGAGTTGGTTGGCGTTCAGCCCATGACAGGCCCAGTTGGCCAAATTCACACCTTGCGTGTGCGTTACGCCAACAGCTTGACTGACAACTCAGCTGCCGCTACAAGCGTTACAGCTGGTCAAGAAGCATTGAGCCCATTCACAATTGCAACTGCTTACTCTACTGTGCCAGCAGGCACAGCTACAGCTACTACCTACACCGGCGGCTCAACAGCCAGCATGGAAGGTACCGGCGGTAAGCAAATCAGCGTTCAAATCTTGAAACAAGCTGTTGAAGCCAAGACCCGCAAGCTGCAAGCTCGCTGGACTTTTGAATCTGCACAAGACGCACAAGCCATGCATGGTATTGACGTTGAAGCAGAAATCATGGCTGCTCTGGCTCAAGAGATTACCGCTGAAATCGACCAAGAGATTCTTTTGAGCTTGCGCTCATTGGCATCCACTGAGTTCACATACAACCAAGCTACCGTTTCAGGTACAGCTACATTCGTTGGTGACGAACATGCCGCATTGGCAGTTTTGATCAACCGTGTTGCTAACTTGATCGCCCAACGTACTCGTCGTGGCGCTGGTAACTACGCTGTTGTGAGTTCAGCTGCTCTGACAGTGTTGCAATCAGCAACAACTTCAGCTTTTGCTCGTACCACAGAAGGCACCTTCGAAGCACCTACAAACACCAAGTTTGTTGGCACATTAAACGGCGCTATGCGTGTGTTCGTTGACAGCTATGCCAGCGATACAACTCCAGTTCTGGTTGGCTACAAAGGCTCTTCAGAAGCTGACGCTCCTGCATTCTACTGCCCATACATTCCGTTGATGAGCAGTGGTGTTGTGTTGGATCCATCAACCTTTGAACCAGTGGTGTCATTCATGACACGTTATGGTTACATTGAGTTGACCAACACTGCATCGTCATTCGGTAACGCCGGTGACTATGTGGGTGAGATCGCAGTATCTAACTTGTCATTCTCCTAATCAGAGAACCAACCCAGGGATGGGAAGGAACGAAAAAGCACCCGAGGGGTGCTTTTTTGTCCTCTGATAAATAATTCATGGCTAATCGAATTCCGCTGGTTGTCAACTCAGCGAGCAGTCAAATTGAAGAAATAGCAGTTGGTGACAATCTTAATTTAAGTAATAACGACATTATAAATGTAGGCAATGTCAGTGCGGTTGGCAAAACTACTTCCAGTACTATGCAGTTATTAGGATTGGTAGCTGATCCTGCAGGTGTAGCAGGCTTGATTTACTACAACATTAACACAGGTAAATTTCGTGGATATAATGGCGTAGTTGGCGCCTGGCAAGATCTAAATTAAACTTTCATCCACCCTAGATATTGGCTGACTTTTTTGGTAACTGCTGTCCAGTCATCAAAGTTTTCTTGTCTAAAAAGTCTAGCAGTTGAATACCAAGGACTAGAATCTTGATTCAACAACCAACGCCAGTCTGTGCTGAATTTTTGTAGCATTATCCATGTGGGCCGACCTAATGCGCCACTCAAGTGTGACACAGCAGTGTCTACGCCAATAACAACGTCCATGGCCATAATTAATGCCGCAGTGTCTACAAAACTTTTAACGCTGCCAGGATAGGCCTGCACTCCTGCTTCAAGCAAGGCTGCTTCTTCTTCTTCAGGATCGGCGTCAACTTGCAAATTGATCCATTCGTATTGAGGATTAGATTTGATCATGTCCAGCATTACAGGGAACGGCACACTCTTGTGTTGATTAAGCCAAGAATCTCTGCGCCCACTCCAACAAAAACCCACACGCATGCGGGTTTTAGGACCCAGTATCTGCAACCACTCTTGCTGACGGCCTTGATCTACGTTGAGATAGTTCACTGGCCTGGGCAAATTTTCCAACGTTACTCCAAGTATGCCAGGGATGCTCATGATAGGAATCCAATAATCAAACTCACCCATGTCGTCAGTGTATGTTCCCAACTGCTGAATGACGTCGCTAGATTGCAACAAAGGAATCAATCCGTCGGTAACCTGAAGCTTGATTTTTGCTCCAGCCACATGCAAGTTGTACAAGAATCTGCAAAACTGAATGTTGTCTCCGTGGCCTTGTTCGCCTACCACAAGAATAGTTTTGTCTTTGAGATCTTCGCCACGCCAGCGAGGCTGTTGGTGTTTGGGTTCAGTGCCAGCAAGATGTTCGTATTGCCATCTGGCTTCATAAGCTGGCCATCCATTGGTGTAGTCGCCCATCAACAACAGTGCCACTGCCAAATTGAATCTAGCAGTTACGTTATTTGGATCCAAGAGAACAGCATGTTGCAAGAACGGTATGGCTCGTTGAGGATGTCCAATTTCTCGCATGACATTGCCGTAGTTGTTGAATGCCGCTGCTGAATCCATGTCTTTGGCAAATGCCAATGCATAACATTGCAGGGCTTCACCGTATTGTCGGTCAGCTCGATGTTGGTTGCCTTGTGAAATTAAAAAATCAGTTTCCATGGTACTATTTAATGGCTATATGACTACATTCTAACATTTCCATAAATACTTGTCAACACAATACGGTGTTTTATGCGGTTTAACCCGCCGCGTAGCGACTAGAACTCGCATCGGACTTCTGTAAGGAGAAACAAAAATGGGACGTCCTCTTAAAATACAAAAAACAAGCACTGGTTCAGGCAACGGCGGCGCAGCCGTTAGCGTTGACATTGGCTTTCCAAATTTTGGATCATTAACTGCCCCTGTGACCAACACAGGCGACACACTCAGTGCTACTGAATATCTTGGCGTGGTGGGTGGTGCAGCCCCCACTGATACGCCTTCGGCAACCAATCCTAGAATTGACGTAATTGTGAACATTGCAGCCCCTGACGGCAGCGGTATTGGCGTTGCTAATGGATATATTATCCGTCAAAAAGGTTCACACAAATACCTAGTTGGTGATGCCAATGGCGTTAACGACGGCAGTTTTGTAGTTGGGCAAGCATATCAAATTAGTGTTGTTGGAACAACAACTAACTGGACCGCAGCCGGTGCTCCTAGTAACTTTGGATTAGGCACAATTTTCACAGCAACTTCTGTTGGTGGATCTGGCAACGGCGCAGCATTCTCAGTGGGTGTTTGTGTACTGGCCGATGACACTACTCCAGCAGCTGGATTGATGGCTATCACATTTACAGTTACTGATTCTACTGCTACTACTATCTCCAAATTGACCAACAAGTTCTTGTTGGATTGGACTGGCGGCGCAAACTATGACCCTGCCAGCGTTGTGGCTGACAAGCGTTATGCAACCAACTTCTTTACAGACGAAGGTACAGTTATCAAATCAGGTACCACTGGTGCAGCAAACTCAGGCACAGTACAAAGCGGACAACAAAATCTGCTTGACTTGGCCATTGTTGACAACGTTACTTCTTAATTGATTTAACCCCTGGATCCTCCTAGATAACTACTAGGAGGATTTTTTATGAGTTTTGGTTTTGTATTAGGCAATGGTGTCAGTCGGTTAGAATTGAATTTGCAAACTCTCAAAGAGCTTGGTCCAATCTATGGATGTAATGCATTGTATCGAGAATTTGCACCCACGGTTTTGGTCAGCACAGACAAGCCCATTAGCGAATCCATTCAACACAGTGGATATGCCAGTGAACACAGGATGTACACTCGAAAACCCATACCGGGACTAGGAGCACATAGAGTCCCGGATGATTATTTTGGATTCAGTTCAGGACCCATTGCAGTGGCTCTTGCGGCTATAGATCAAAATCGTGCAGTGTATCTCATTGGATTTGATATGGGTCCCACAGCCGGGGACCGATTTAACAATGTGTACGCAGACACTGAGTTCTATAAAAAAAGCTCTGCCCGCCCAACTTACACAGGAAATTGGGTCAAACAACTGCAAAGAGTGTGCAAGGACTTTCCAGACGTTGGATTTTTCCGGGTAATGGGCAAAACCACAGCGGCAATTGCTGAGTTACGGGGCATTAAAAATCTAGCTGCCATGCAAATGGAAGACTTTCAAAACCGCATAAATAACACAAAGGATCTTTAAATGACTACCTACAATCGTGTCGCAGGCAATTTGGTATTCCAATCCGTAGGAAATACCGACACAGTAACTTTTGAAGGCTTGACAGCCAATGCAGCCACGGTTGTGATCAACGGTAACCTTTCAGTGACTGGCAATGCCGCACTCACAGGTAATATTTCTGGCGATAATATCTTTAACGGAACCACCAGTATTGCTATTCCCACTGCCAGTGGCAATGCAGTAATTTCAGTAGGTGGTGTGTCCAATGTGGCAGTTTGGTCAACCACTGGTGTGGTTATCACAGGAACAGAATCTGTGACTGGCAATGTCACAGGCGGTAACGTATTAACTGCTGGATTGATTTCAGCAACAGGCAATGTCAGTGGTGGAAATATTGTTGCATCAAGCAATATTATTTTAAGTTATACTTCAGGTGCAACTACAGACAGAATTCTGCGTTTTTCTGATGCAAATACTGCTATTACCACAGTTGGTGCCAACATTGGAGCAATTGAATGGTTTACATCTGATGCAGCACCAGGATCTAGAGTTACCGCTGCCATCAGAGCTGTGTACTCCGACTCTCTTGGCAATGCCAATATTTTAATTCAAACAGCCAACACCACAGCAGCCACTCGTATTGCTATCATTGGAGCATCTGGCAACGTTGGTATTGCCAACACTGCACCATTGCACACATTTGCAGTTAGTGGCACCATGTACGGATCCAGCACATTGACCATAGTTGGCAACATAGATGGCGGCAATCTAAGCACAGCCGGGTTGGTAACAGCCACGGGCAATGTAACTGGTGGTAATGTGGCCACAGCTGGATTGATAACAGCTACAGGTAACATCACCGGCGGCAATTTGATCAGTGTTGGTGCAATTGGCGCAGGAGCCGGCGGCATCAGCACAACTGGCAACGTTACAGGTGGTAATTTGGTCAGCCAAGGTGTTATCACATCAACTGGTAACATTACCAGCGGCAACGTGTTTATTGGTACCACAGCCAGCTTGACAGCCAATGTCAATGCTGGAAACGCAGTTATCACATCAAATGTTTCTGGCGCCAACGTCAGTATTGGAACCCTGCTGACTGGTAACGGTATTGGAGTACCAAATTTTGTTGTGCAATCTAGCGATGCTCCAATTTCTTCAGCTACCCCGGCCAACATTGGAACATTGACATTTACAGCCGCTGCTAACAATCGATATTCTTTTGTGAGTTATGTTACACTGGTCCCAGACGGATCAATGACCATTTCTCCAAGCGTTAATTTTTCATCAGGCACCTGTAACTTCACTACAGAAACTCAAACCACTGGTACGTCTGCATTTGCCACAGCTACAAAAACCACAAGTGATGACGTGGCAACCACTTATGCCAGCACCGGCACCGTTGCTAGAACACTGAGAATTTCGGGTACTTTCTTCAACACAGTAGATACCGCAGTGACCTTGAGATTGCAAAATTCCACCGGTATAATAACCGCTAAAACAGGTTCTTACCTTACTTTCACCAAAGTTGCCTAAAACGGTAAACTGGGTCTTATGGTAAATACACCAGAGGATCCTGTAAACCTATGGCACAACAAATAATTGACACCGGCGCCGCGGCCAATGATGGCACGGGCGAGCCGTTGCGTGATGCATTCGATGCTGTAAATGACAATTTTACAGAAATTTATGCCGCAGGTCCTGTTGGCAGCAATGTTGTTATTGCCAACAATGTAATTTCTGTCAACGGTCTTAATTCCAATTTGGTGCTGGCTGCCAATGGTATTGGAAACATTCAGGCCAATAGTTCCATCATGCCTTCAATTGATGCTGTGTATGACATAGGATCGCCAACCAAACGAATTGACACAGTTTATGCTTCGTATTTTGTGGGCAACGGCAGCCTGCTTACAGGTATTGCTGGTGGATCTGGCAACGGCACAGCCATTGCTAACGGCACATCAAATGTAGCTGTTCGCAGTTCAGGTGGTAATGTCACAATTGGCATTGGCGGAACTGGCAATGTGGCTGTGTTTTACAACAACGGCCTCACTCTCAGCGGCAACCTACAAGCTGCAAATATTTTCAGCACTGGCTTGGTCAGTGCTTCGGGCAACGTTACTGGCGGCAATATCAATGCCACTGGCAATATTTACATTGGTAACACTGTTTTTACTAGAACACTAACTGTGGGCACTAGAACCACTCCGGTATCCGTACCATTGTCCAGTAACAACAGTTTTAATGTTTTGACTCGCACCGGCAACGTGGTTGTGTATACCACATAAATGATAAAATTGGATTAAGATAATGGCAAACAAGATTCCGTTAGTAGTAAACACAGGTAGCGCACAGATTCAAGAGCTGGCCAGTGGCGATAATTTGCTGTTGACCAACAATGATATTTTGGGTGTAGGCAGTATCACTGCTGCCAATAACATTGTTGCTAGTGGCAATGTTTACGGTACGTATTTTATTGGTAACGGTTCACAGTTAACTGGGCTTGCCACCGGCAATTCAACTGCTATTGAAAGTGGAACATCTAACGTTGCTGTTGTAAGTTCAGGCGGCAATGTCACTGTTGGTATTGCTGGCACCGGTAATGTGGTTGTGGTTGGAACCAACACAGTCACAGTCAAAGCCAATATTCTTCCTGCTGCCAATCTAACCTACAGCCTTGGCAGCCCAACAGCACAGTTCAACGATCTTTATCTTTCCAACAGCACTATTTTCCTAGGCAATGCCACAATCAGTGCCAACTCAACTGCTGTTATAATGACCAACGAAAGTGGTCAACAAACTGTAATCAGCGGTGGCGGTACGCTCACAAGTTATGGCAATGCCAATGTGGCATCTTATCTTGCCAGTGGCGCAGACACTAGCAACATTATCACTACTGGCAATGTTCAGGGCACTTATGTTTTAGGTAATGGTTCACAACTGACTGGCTTGCCTGCAACATACGGCAATGCCAATGTTGTGGCTAATTTGGCTGCACTAGGCACCAACCCAATATCAACTACTGGTAACATCACTGCTGGATATGTGTTTGGTAATGGTAGCCAACTGACTGGCTTGCCTGCAACATACGGCAATTCAAACGTTGCTGCATACCTGCCAACCTACACTGGTAACCTAGGTGGCGGCAACGTTGGAGTGAGTGGAGCAGTAACTGCTGCCACAGTTAGTACTTCAGGCAACATCACCGGCAGTTATATATTAGGTAATGGTAGTCAACTGACTGGCTTGCCAGCAACATATTCAAACGCTAATGTTCAGGCATATTTGCCAACCTACTCGGGCAACATTGGCGCACTACTTGCCAACGGCAACATACAAGTTGTCAACGGTATTTTCATTGGTAACGGTGCTGGACTTACTGGCGTTACTGCCAGCTCAAATGTTGGATCAGCAAGCAAACTTTCAAACGGCACAACAGAATTTAATATTCCTGTGGCCAACGGCAACGTGGTTGGTAACATTGGTGGCGTGACCAACGTTTATACTTTTGCCTCAACAGGAATGAGTGTTGCTGGTAACGTAACAGCAAACTACTTTATTGGTAATGGTAGTCAACTGACCGGTTTACCTGCCAGCTATGCAGATTCAAATGTTACAACATTATTGGCCGCGTTAGGGTCAAATGTTATTAGCGGAACAGGCAACATAACAACCACTGCCAACATCAGTGGCGGCAATGTTGCCGGTACATTGAGCACAGCCGCACAACCTAATATCACAAGTGTTGGTACACTCGGATCATTGAGTGTAACTGCCAATATTGATGGTGGCAACTTACGCACTGTTGGACTGATATCAGCAACTGGCAATGTGTCAGGTGGTAATTTAAATGCCACAGGATTGAGCTTGAGCAGCCAATATTACAACTACTGCTAACATTTCAGGCAACTACATTTTAGGTAATGGCTCACAACTCACAGGGGTCAATTCCGTAACTGTTGATGTAACAGACACAAACGGCCTAACAACCATTTACTACCCTACGTTTGTAGAGAATCGCACCACAGCTCAGATAGCACGGGCGGATGTGGATCTCACCTACCGGACTGATGATAACCTATTGACCGTGGGCAATGTTTCAGTCACTGGCAACATAGATGGCGGTAATCTACGCACAGCAGGGCAGGTTACAGCTACTGGTAACGTCACTGGTGGTAACTTGAATGCCACAGGCTTGAGCCTAAGTGGCAACGTTGTCAGTGCATTAGTGTCTGCGGCAAATATAACAACCACAGCCAACATCAGTGGCGGATACATTTTAGGTAATGGCAGTGCGTTGACTGGCTTGCCAGCAGGATATGCCAACTCAGATGTTTCAACATACTTGGCCAGTGGTACTGAAACTGCTAATATTATCACAACTGCCAATGTCAGTGGCGGAAATTTAGTTTCAACTGGTTTGGTCAGCGTTGCTGGCAACGTTATTGCTAACAACATTAATACAACTCAAAGCGTAACTGGCACAGTAATCAGTGCTTCGGGCAACATCACAGGTGGGAATGTAAACACAGGCGGCCAAGTGGTTGCTACTGCTAATGTGTCAGGTGGCAATTTAACCACAGCAGGACAAGTAAGCGCAACAGGCAATATTACTTCAGCAGCCAATGTGTCAGGTGGAAACTTGACCACAGGTGGTCTGATTAGTGCAACTGGTAACATCACCGGTGGTAATATCTTAGGTGGTGCTAATGTTAATGCAACCACTCACACAGGTACTACAGTATCAGTAACTGCCAACGTAACTGGTGGAAACTTGACCACAGCAGGATTGATCACTGCTACAGGCAACATTGACGGCGCAAACATACGCACTCAAGGTACAGTAAGTGCCGCAGGTAATATTATCACTACAGGTTACTTTGTGGGTAACTTTGCCGGCAACATTACTGGTAACTTAACTGTTCCTGGTTCAAACACACAAGTGCTTTACAACGCCAATGGCAATGCTGGCGCAGTAGCAGGATTTACATATAACACAGACTCCAACACAATGACTGTGTTGGGAGTTGTATCTGCACAAGGAAATGTGATAGCTGGCAACGTGACCACAGTTGGTCAAGTCAGTGCCACAGGCAACGTGACTGGCAATTACTTTGTTGGTAATGGTGCATTGTTGACAGGCGTTGCAACAGGTACACCCACACAAATTGTCAGCGGAACATCAAATGTTTCTATTGTAAGCTCAGGTGGCAACGTAGCAGTTGGGGTTGGCGGAACTGCCAATGTGGCGGTATATGCTGCAACTGGCGAATATGTTACTGGCTTGATCAGTGCTACAGGCAATGTGTCAGGTGGTAATTTGACCACAGCAGGACAAGTTGTTGCTACAGCCAACGTGTCAGGTGGTAATTTGACCACAGCTGGCGAAGTAAGTGCTACAGGCAATGTAACTGGTGGCAACATCATGGGTGGCGCTAACGTTAACGCCACAACTCACACAGGTACCACAGTCAGTGTAACTGCCAACGTGTCAGGTGGCAATCTAACTACAGCAGGTCAAATAAGTGCTACTGGTAACATTACTGGTGGTAACTTGAATATTGCTGGCAATATTGTAGACACTGGTGCTTTAACAATTATTACAGGTAGCAACGGCAACATTGCGTTGGCACCAAATGGTACAGGTATAGTCACAGCGTCTGGCGCATTTAGTGCTGTTGGCAACATCACTGGTGGTAATATTTTAGGTGGTGCTAATGTCAACGCAACTACCCACACAGGTACTACAGTATCAGTAACTGCCAACGTGACTGGTGGCAATCTAACCACAGCAGGACAAGTAAGTGCTACTGGCAACATCACTGGTGGCAATATCTTAGGTGGTGCTAACGTTAATGCAACCACTCACACAGGTACTACAGTCTCGGTAACTGGCAACATCACTGGTGGCAATATCTTAGGTGGCGCCAATGTCAACGCAACCACTCACACAGGTACCACAGTATCAGTAACTGCCAACGTAACTGGTGGTAATTTGGTAACAGCTGGTACGGCCAACGTAGCAAGCATAGTCACAAGCGGCACTGCAATTGTAACTGGTAACGTAACTGGTGGCAATTTGTTGACTGCTGGCGTAGTTTCTGCAACTGGTAACGTCACAGGTGGCAACATTGTTACCACAGGCGCTGGCGGCAACATTACTGGTGCCAACGTTATCACAGCAACAACATTGAGTGCAACTGGTGTTGTTGTTGCAACAGGCAATGTCAGCGGTGGCAATTTGACCACAGTTGGCAATGTCAGCGCATCAGGTAACGTAGCTGGTAATTACATTTTGGGTAACGGTGCATTGCTGTCAGGCATTGCAGCCGGTACTCCTACAAAGATTGCTAACGGTACTACAGAAGCCAATATTGGTGTCACTGGTGGTAACGCCAACATTTCTGTTGGTGGTATTGCCAATGTGGCAGTGTTTGCCAATACTGGTGCGTTTGTAACTGGACTGATCAGTGCTACTGGTAATGTAACCGGTGGCAATTTGGTAACTATTGGAACTGGTAACATAGCTGCATTGGTAGTTTCTACTACAGCCAATATTACAGGTAACGTAACTGGTGGTAATTTATTAACTGCTGGATTGATTTCTGCAACTGGCAACATCACTGGCGGCAATTTGAATGCTACCGGCTTGAGTCTAAGTGGCAATGTTGTAAGTGCATTGACCAGCGCGGCAAATATCACAACCACTGCCAACATCAGCGGTGGATACGTGTTAGGCAATGGTGCTCTGTTAACTGGCGTTGTGGCCACCAGCATTGGTACACTGCCAAGTGTGAGTGTAACTGGCAATACTGTAACTGGCAACTTGAATGCATTGGAACAAGTTAGTGCCGTGGGCAACATCACCGGTGGCAACATTTTGTTTGGCACATTCAAATTACTTGGTAATGGTGATGCACAAGTTGGTAATTTAACAGTTACTAATGGCCCAGGTACTGGCAACATTGTTGCTGGTAGCATCATAAGTGCCACAGGTAATATATTAAGCGGTAGTAATATCATTGCAACTGCCAATGTCACTGGCGGCAATATTACCACTGCTGGATTGATTTCTGCAACTGGCAACATCACCGGCGGTAACATATTGGGCGGCGGAGTTGGTACTCAAATCAGCACAGGCGGCAATGTTAATGGCGCGGCGTTCAATGGTAATGTATATTTTGGCACTGGTATAGTAACAGGCACTGGTAACATCACCGGCGGCAATATTGCAGTTTCGGGTGTGTTGTTGTCTACTAATACAGTTTCAGCAACTGGTAATATCACTGGCGGCAATATTGGAACAGCTGGAAATATCACTAGCACAAACACTGTTATTGCTGAAAATATCATAGTTGGACCAGGCATCACCGGTGGTAACATCAGTGCACTGGCCAATATCACAGGTGGCAATTTGCTCACAGGTGGTATAGTAACTGCTACAGGCAATGTAACTGGTGGCAATTTGGTCACAGGTGGATTGATCAGTGCCGCAGCCAACGTCATTGGCGGTAATTTAATCACAGTTGGAACAGTCAACGGCGCCACACTTAACATCACTGGTAATGCAGTTGTGGGTGGTGACTTGACTGTTGATGGCAATGTTATCTACATTAACATCACAGACTTAAATGTTCAAGATCCAATTATTGGATTAGGCCGTGGTGCCAACAACACACCTCTTACAGTCAACGATAACAAAGATCGTGGCGAACAAATGTGGTATTATACCACTGCTGAGAATTCAGCGTTTATTGGTTATCAAAACTCCACAGGCAATTTGATTGCAGCCAGCAACGTAAGCATTGCTAACGAAATTGTCACAGTCAACAGCTACGGTACATTTGTGGTTGGTGCATTGGCAGCAGCATCTGTAACTTCTACTGCTACCATAGCAGCCGGCAACGTGACCACAGCAGGATTGATCAGTGCCGCAGGCAATGTCACAGGTGGTAATGTTAGAACTGTTGGACAAGTTAGTGCCACAGGCAACATCACTGGTGGCAATGTTGGTACTGGTATCTTAACAGCAACCACAGTTAGCGCAACAGCCAATATCACTGGTGGTAATATTCTTACTGGCGGAGCAATTAGTGCAACTGGTTTGATTGTAGCAACTGGCAATATCACCGGCGGAAATATTGACACCACAGGAACAATCAGTGCATCTGGACTGAATGTAACTGCTAACACAGCCACTGGAAATTTAACCACAGCGGGCATAGTAAGTGCAACTGGCAACATCACTGGTGGCAACATCACTGGTGGTATTTTGTCAGCCACAGGCAACGTAGTTGGTGGAAATGTATCAACTGCAGGTTTGATCCTGGCAACTGGCAACATCACAGGCGGTAATTTGAATGCCGCAGGATTGAGTTTGAGTGGTAATGTTCAGAGTGCATTGAACTCTACTTCTAACGTCACAACCACAGGCAACATCAGTGCCGGCTACTATGCTGGTAATGGTAGTTTGTTAACTGGCGTGGTTGCCACTGCAATTGGTACTTTACCTAGCTTGAGTGTAACTGGTAACGTTGATAGTGGAAATCTACGCACAGCAGGGTTAGTTTCAGCCACAGGCAACATTGACGGTGGCAACTTGCTGACAGGTGGCACAATCACAGCCACAGGCAACATTTTTGGTGGTAATCTGCAAGGTGCATTGATTTCTGCCACAACAGCAATATCAGCTACTGGCAACGTGATTGGTGGCAACATTGTCACAGGTGGATTGATCACAGCCACAGGCAACATTGTTTCTACTGCCAACGTTGCAGGTGGTAATGTGGTTGCTACCACTTTGGTACAAGGTGCTGGACTTAGTGCTACAGGCAACATTGATGGCGGCAACTTAACAGTTAGCGGTGGAGTAACAGCCACAGCCAATGTGTCAGGTGGCAATTTGGTCACTGGTGGTTTGGCTGCAATCACTGGCAACGTAACTGGTGGCAATTTACGCACAGTTGGTTTGGTAACAGCAACTGGTAATGTCACTGGCGGCAATATCACAACAGCTGGTGAAGTAAGTGCAACAGGTAATGTAACTGGTGGCAATGTCAACGGCAGTATTGTTAGTGCAACAACCAATGTCACAGCAGGCGGCACAGTAAGTGCGCAAGGTAATGTAACTGGCGGTAATATTGTTACTGGTGGATTGATCACTGCTACTGGTACTATCACTTCTGCTGCTAACGTAGCAGGTGGAAACTTAACAACTGGTGGTGCTGTTAGCGCAGCTGGTAATATCACAGCCGCAGCCAACATTGCTGGTGGCAATATTTCAACTGCTGGGTTGATTGTAGCAACAGGTAACATCACAGCTATAGCTAACATTGCTGGCGGCAATATTTCAACAGGCAATGCAATTGCAGGTGGCAGCATATTATCAAGTACCACTCTCAGTGCAGTGGGCAATGTGATTGGTGGCAATATCAATACTGGCGGACAAGTTAGTGCTACTGGTGCCATTACAGGCGCAAATATTTCTGGTACAAATTATACAGGTACCACACTCAGTGTTACAGGCAATATTGACGGCGGCAACATCAGAACAGTTGGTCAACTTTCAGCAACAGGTAACATCACTGGTGCAAATGTCATAGCAACCACATTTATTGGTAACTTGCAAGGTAATATCTCCCTAGCAGGCAGTAATACTCAAGTGTTGTTTAATGACGGCGGCATTGTTGGTGGTACTGCTGGCATGGTGTTTGACAAAACTACCAATGCACTCAGCATCACTGGCACATTTGCCACAAACGGTGTGGCAGCAGACATCAACGTTGGCGGCAGAATTTCAGTAGCTGGTAACATTTTGACTGGTACTGGCAACATCAGTGGCGGCAACGTTTTGAGTGGTGCTCAAATTAGCGGTATTGGTAACGTCACAGGCGGTAACATTGTCACAGGTGGATTGATAACTGCAACAGGTACAATCACTTCTGCTGCCAACGTTGTGGGCGGAAACATCACCACAGGTGGTCAAGTAAGTGCAACAGGTAACATCACTGGCGGTAACATTATTACCGCAGGCGCAAGTGGTAACATCACTGGTGCCAATGTAATCTCGGCTACCACATTGAGTGCAACTGCCAACGTAAATGGCGGCAATGTTATCAGTGTAGCATTGGTACAAGGTGCAACGGTCAGCGCAACTGGTAACGTGATTGGTGGCAATGTAACCACAGCAGGTTTAGTGTCAGCAACTGGCAATCTTGCTACTGGTGCCAACGTAGTAGCATCTGGATATGCTACCGTAACTGGCAATATCACAGGCGGCAATATTATCACTGCAGGAACAGCCACAGTAACTGGTAACATAACCAGTGGAAACATAGCAGCTACAAATCACACAGGAACCACAGTCAGTATCACTGGCAACGTGATTGGTGGCAACTTGACCACAGGTGGATTAATAACTGCAACAGGCAATATAACTGGTGGCAATGTCAACGCCACAGGATTGAGCTTGAGTGGCAACGTGGTTTCTGCAATCACAATGACTGCAAATATCACCACTACAGGCAATATTTCAGGTGGAAATATCTCAGCTACAGGTAACATAAATATTGCTGGACAGTTGGCGGCAACCATAGCAGACGCAACAGCATTGGCAATAGCATTAGGATAAAAAATGGCAAACACTTTTACACGAAAACTCAGCAGACTTGTTGGAACCACAGCTACCTCAGTTGGTGCGTACACAGTTGCGGCAAATACAACCGCAGTTGTGGTTGGACTTTCTTTGACCAATGTCACATCAAGTGCAATTGCAGCCAACGTGATTATTTTAGATAACGCAGCGCAAACCACTCGATTGGCAGTAAATGCACCTATTTCAGCAGGGTCAAGTTTGGTTGTAGGAGGCGGCGATCAAAAGATTGTGTTGGTCACAGGAGATCAATTGCAAGTTCAAAGTAGCGCAGCTACCAGTATTGATGCAGTAATGAGCATAATGGAAATCACATAATGAGTTACGTTGGCCTAAATCCGCAACAACAACTGCTGAACACCAGCACACAGACCTTTAGTGGCAATGCGGTAGCATATCAGTTCACTTTGGGTCGAGCCGTTGCATCAGCGTCTGACTTGGACGTGATGATTGACCAAACTCTACAACGTCCATTCACTGACTACGAAGCCGAAAATGTAAGTTTGTTGTTTCAAACACCACCTCCTAGTGGTACCAACAACATCACGGTTACCTATCGTGCAGGCGCACTTAACTCTTTAAATCTCACAGCCAACGCATTTGGCGCTGGCACAGTTGGCGCACCTAGTGTGTACTCAGTAGCAGCCAACAACACTGGTATATATTGGCCAAATGCTACCACAATGGTCATGACTGTGGCAGGTGGCAATCGTGCCACTTTCAGTAGTAATGTTGAATCAACCAGCAATGTAACAGGTGCGTTGACAGTAACAGGTGGAGTTGGCGTTACTGGTAATATCAACACCAGCGGAGCAGTGACCATTACCAATGCTACTAACAGTGGCAATGTAACCACTGGCGCATTAACTGTGGCAGGTGGTGCAGGCATTGTTGGTAACTTAAATATTGGCGGCGACATTACCTGTGTGGGCGATTTTACAGTTAATGGAACATTTACCACAACAGGCACAGACAGTTTAGAGGTAAACGATCCGTTTATCTTCTTGGCCAATGCCAATCCGGGTGACACATTCGATTCTGGTGTGATCACTGAATACTTTGATGGCGTCAACACACGTTATTCTGGATATTTCCGTGACATCACAGATGCCAAATACAAACTCTTTGGTAATCTAATCGTCAAACCAACCACAGTTGTTGACACAGCCAATGCCAGTTTCACATACAATGATTTGATTCTGGCCAATTTGAGTGCTACAGGCAACGTTAGTGGAACATATATTTTGGGCAACGGTGCATTGCTGAGTGGTATTACAACTGAGACCAGTCAAATTTTCAATGGTACCAGTCGAGTTATTATTCCATCAGCAGCTGGTAATATTGTTAACAACGTTAATGGAGTAACAATTGCCACAGTTTGGTCAGGCGGCCTTGTTGTAACTGGTGCCATAAGTGGATCAACTACACTTTTGGTAACTGGCAACGTCACAGGTGGTAACATAACCACAGCTGGCGAAGTAACTGGCACAGGCAACATAACTTCAGCAGCTAACATATCTGCTGGTAACATTTTAACAGGCGGCATGTTCAGCGCCGCAGGTAACATTACTGGTGCAAACGTCAACACTGGCGGTTTGGTATTGGCCACTGGCAATGTCACAGGTGGTAACTTGCGCACAGCTGGTCAAGCCAGCGCTGGTGGTAACGTCATTGGTGGTAACGTAACCACAGCTGGATCAGTTTCGGCAGCTGGTGTTGTATACGGAGACAGTTTTAGTGCAGCAAATGGTGTTAGTGCTGGCACAACAGTTGCGGCAACTACAGATATCACTGCTGGTGGCACAATATCAGCGGTGGGAACAATCACTGGTGACGGTGGCGTAACATCTTCTGCAAACATAGCAGGCGGCAACATCACAACTGGTGGTGTAGTTAGCGCCACTGCTAACGTAATTGGTGGTAACATAACCACAGCTGGTCAGATAATATCATCTAAACTTGGCAGCTCAGCGGCTAATGCAGGCCAAATTTTCTTGAATGGTGCTGGTAACAATCGAATTGATTTCAACACAAACGGTACCGATGCTCCGGCATATACCACAAGAAGTGCTGGTACTAAAATTACATTATTCCCTTCGGTGGGTGCAACCAATGCAGATTATGCCATTGGTATTGACATCAGTACGCTATGGAACAGCGTGCCAGGCAATGACGGTTCGCAATTTTTCAAATGGTACGGCGGCACAACACTGGTTGGAAGTTTAAGTAGCACAGGTATATTGTCAATTGTGGGTAATGTGATTGGTGGTAACATCAATACTGGTGGAATAGTTTCATCTACAGGTAATGTGGTTGGCGGAAACGTAATTGCAACCACATTGGTTCAAAGTACTTCAGTCAGTGCCACTGGTAACATCACAGGTGGAAACGTACTTACTGGTGGAATTGCCAGTGCCACAGGTAATATCACAGGCGGCAACATTATCACAGGTGGTGCTATATCTGCAGGTGGTGCTGTTAGTGCCACAGGCAACGTGGTTGGTGGCAATGTCACTGCAACCACAGCAGTCACAGCAGGTTCAGGTGGTGTGAGTGCAACAGGCAACGTCACAGGCGGTAATTTAGTTACTGCTGGAATTATTACATCAACTGGTAACATAACATCAGCTGGCAACATTGCTGGCGGTAATATTTTAGGCACCACACTAGTGCAAGGATCAATTGTTAGTGCCACAGCCAACGTGTTGGCAGCAGCTAACATTTCAGCAGCTGGCACTGTGTTGGCAGCTCAGTTGAGTTTGAGCGGTAACATTATCAGTGCTGTAGCAACCACAGGCAATATCACAGGCGCTAACGTCAATGCCACGCTTGCATTGAGTGCAGTTGGCAACATCACAGGCGGCAATATTTCAACTGCTGGTAACTTGGCAGCACCAACCGCAGCTCAAAATACCAATACTACACAAGTGGCAACTACTGCATTTGTTATTGGTCAAGCCAGCTCAACTTCACCAGGTGCAGTTGGGTCAGCCGCAGTTGGAACAGGTACAACTTTTGCCCGAGCAGACCACACTCACTCAGGTGTTACAAACATCACCACCAGCAGTGGATTAAGCACCAATACCAATGCTACTGGTGCAGTTTCAATTACCAACACTGGTGTTACATCAGCTGTGGCTGGCACAGGTGTTGGCGTAAGTGGAGCAACAGGTGCTGTTACAATTAGTATTGGACAGTCAGTAGCAACAGGTGCAACTCCAACATTTGCTGGATTAACAGTTGGCACAGGATCAATTACTGGCGGCAACATTATCAATGGCAACGGCAACGGCGTTGGTAACATTGGTAGTTCAACAGTGTATTTCAACACTGGTTTCTTGAAAGCAACCACAGCACAATACGCTGACTTGGCAGAAAATTATTCTGCCGATGCCGTGTATGCACCAGGCACTGTGTTGGTGTTTGGCGGTGACAACGAAGTCACAATGGCAAACAAGGTCAGTGACCCCAAAGTGGCTGGTGTGGTTTCTACCAATCCTGCACACTTGATGAACAGTGTGATGGAAGCTGAACACATTGTGGCAGTGGCACTAACTGGACGAGTTCCAGCGCAAGTGATTGGACCTGTGAAGAAAGGCGACATGATGGTGTCAGCAATCAACGGTCGTGCGCAGGCCTGTGCTACTCCTGCAATGGGCACAGTGATAGGCAAAGCATTGCAAGACTTTGATGGCGATCAAGGTACGATTGAAATTGTTGTAGGAAGATTATAATGGCTTATGTAGGTTATTCACCTGTATTGGGACAATACCGTAAAATGGATGCGTTGACTTTTAATGGATCCACGCAGACATTCAACATCACTGTGGGTGGTGTGAGTTTTACACCACCAACTGCGTATGCAATGTTGGTAGTGCTAAACAACATTCCATTAAATCCTGGTGTAGATTTCAGCGTAACAGCTTCTACCATAAGTTTTTCTGTAGCACCTGTAAACAACACACCGTTCTTTGCGTTGTTGTTTGGCGACACACTATATACAGGCACACCCAGCGATGCCACTGTTATCAACAGTAAAATAGCCACAGGTGCTGTGAGTTATGACAAGTTCAGTGCTAGTACACAAGCTAGACTAACTGCCGGACAAATTATATTTGGAGTTTAAAAGATGGCAAGAAAAAGATTATACGAGTATTCGTTTACCCCAGGAACTGCTGGTTTAGGCACAGTGAAGGTGCCAGACAGATACAACCTGGCTGACATTCTGGCTATCTATGATACAACATACAATGTTGCTATCTACAACTTTGCCGATCCTACCATGGGTGGTACAGTGTCATGGGCAGCGGGCCCAACTGCAACATTCCCCACAGCCTATGCTGGTGTAACAACTATCACTTTGGATTTAGATACCAGTGCATACGTTAACACTGATAAATTAGCAGTTTATGTTGAAGAACGTAGTTTAGTAGTTGAACCTTGGGCGTTTGGCGAAGACGCAATTGGACGTAATCGTATTTCAAATCCAGAAGCCTTGATTGACGCTGACTTTGAATATGGTTTGCAAAACACCAAGTGGCAAAACGTTTCAACCAACAACAACATTCCTGGGTTTTTTGAAGACATTGGAGGTGATTTAACAATCAATACCAATGGTTATATTAGTTTGATAGCCGGCGATGATGTTATTACATCCAACGTTGATACCAGTCTCAAATTGCAAAATCCTGGCACTGCCCAATGGGTAGCCAATGACTATGCGTTGATCATCAGTCAAACACAAGGTAATGTCACACCATTTACTAGCAACTATCTCACAACCGCAGTCAACAGTTCAGCAGAAAGAACATTTACTTTGGCCAGTACCACTGGGTTCACTGCATTGGATAACGTGATATTGATTGGCAGACCCACTTCTGGTGGTACCACAATTGCAGTAGCCAATATTACCAGCACTGCAACAACCACAGTTAACGTGGCCAATGCGTCAGGTATTGTGGATGGTTCTTATGTTATTGCTGAAACAATCACTGGCAACGTGTATGAAGTCATGGCAGTGACTAACGTAGCTGCTAATGCTTTAACAGTTACTCGACAGACCAACAACACTAACGGTGCTGGCGCAAACATCATCATTGGCGCAAACATCTATCCTGTAAGTACTTTAGAAATTGCGCAAGTGCAGAGTGTGGGCAACGGCACAGCTATTAACTTGAACAGAGGTTGGTACAATACCACTGCTGCTAATGCTTTTGCTACAGGCACAGTCATGCAAAAACTCAGCAGTAACGTAGAAATTGTGCAACATACTGTGATCAGCACTGCTGTAAACGGAACTCAAACAATTTCTAGAGGCATCAATAATACCACAGCATTGACAGCAGCCGGCGCAGGATCACCAATGGTGAGATTGACTGGAATATTTTATGCCACAGGATCTAACAATCTTCCTCAAGTTGGCGTTAATCAAAGTGACACTCCAATTGATGTGAACGAGTATGTAAGCAATCAAAATTCAGCCAGTTCTAATGCTGAAGGTATTGGTTTGGTATATTCTGCAAACACCAACAATTTCTTTTACTATCCACGTAGAAGTTTGAATCTAGCACCTGGTTATCCAATCAATCAATTTGATTCCACAATCAGACAGGCATTCCCGTATACTGGTGCAGATTTGGACGTTGTGTCTATTGTGAGTGATGGCGGCAATCCTAGCACAATCACAGTGACCACAACCTATGCACATGGCATGGTACCTGGCACTCCAATCTTGGTCAGTCTGAGCTCAGGTACTAACGAAGCTTATGCTGAAGGATCGTTTTTTATAATTTCTGTGCCCAGCACAACTACATTTACATACACTGCCAAAACTGGAGCCGCAGTAAGCGGTAGTTTGGCTGGTACAATTAATGTGCGAAGTAACGCAGTGTTTTTACCAAGACCATTTGACGGCGGCGTTATATTAGGCCCAGGCACTCCCACACGTGGTGCTTCCGCTACTAGACAGACCAAAAAATATTTCCGTTATCAATCTGGTAAAGGTATCCTGTTTTCATCTGGTACCATGCTCAAGCCAACATTTGACATTTCTGCTCTGAGTGCTGACGGAACAACAGTCAACAGCAATATCACAGTTACCACAGATGTTGAACACGGTCTCAATGCTGGCGCAACAGTAACCATCAGTGGTATTACTACTAGTGGTTACGATGCTTCAGGGTATATTGTGACCAGTATCACATCAGATGTCAGTTTTGTTGTACAGGCGCAAGGCTCGCTAGGAAGTGTTGCACCAGAGTTAGGGCAACAACCAAGATTGTTTATCACAGCCTGGCACGGTTCAAGCATCCGTGCTGGAATTTTTGATGATCAAAACGGACTATTTTGGGAATCTGATGGCATATCATTGAATGCAGTTCAACGCACCAGCACGTTCCAAACAGCTGGCCTTGTGTCAGTTGGAGTGGGATCCAACCTTGTTACAGGTGATGGAAACTGTAGATTCCAAGATCAACTCAACAACGGTGACGTAGTGGTAATCAAGGGCATGACTCACACAGTGACCAGTGTGATTGACAACAATGCCATGACCATTGTGCCCACTTTCCGCGGAGTGAGCAATCAGACTCGTGTAAAAATGACTTTGCGTAATGAAATTAGAGTTCGTCAAAGTGACTATAACATTGATCCAATTGATGGCACAGGCGCAAGCGGGTATACTATTGATACCAACAAAATGCAGATGTTGGCAATTGAGTATTCATGGTACGGTGCTGGCTACGTGACTTGGATGGTGCGTGGACAAGATGGCAGATTTATTCATGCACATCGTCGTCCTAACAACAACTTGAACAACGAAGCTTACATGCGTTCAGGTAACTTGCCAGCAAGATACGAAGCCATTAACGAAACTGCTACCAGCAGTCTTGATGGCGGCATTACAGATGCAGACACCACAATTAGTTTACGTGACGCAACAGACTATCCTGCGGCCAGCGTAACATATCCAGTGTATGTGATGATTGACAGTGAGATTATTAAGTATTCAGGTAAGAGTGGCAATGACCTAACTGGTTGCACACGAAATGCAACGTTTACACAATGGGTTGAAGGTGCAAGTCGCAGCTTCACAGGAGGTCCAGCTGCTTCGCATACTGACAACACTGGTGTGATATTGATCAGCAATACTTGTACTCCGCTGGTTAATCACTGGGGTAGTTCAGTGATCATGGACGGTAATTTTGATGGTGACGAAGGCTATCAATTTACCTACAATAGATCAAACTACGGCTTGCCAGCCACAATTGGTGCAAAGCAAGTGGCATTTGCCATGCGATTGGCTCCTAGCGTTAGCAATGGTATCATTGGTGACTTGGGAGTAAGAGATTTGATCAATCGTGCGCAGTTGACACTGATCGATCTAAACGTGCAAGTGGGAGCTGGTAGATATCTAATTGAAGGTATTTTGAATCCCAACAATATAGATTCTGCCAACACTTCTTGGCAGGGGCTGAACAATTCGGGCGGTGGCTTCCAGCCTAGCTTTAGTCAATTCTCAGTGGCGCCTCGTTTCACTTCAGAATCAACTGGTGGTTTGACTGGTGCTCCTTTTAATACCACTGGTGGTATGAGTCGCTCGGGCGTAAAAGTAACCACCAGTGGCCAAAGAGTGTATGCTAACCTTGCTCCAACCAACATATCAAGTTCTGGAACAGGTGCAAATTTAACAGTGACACTGACTGCTGCTGGCACCGCATATAATACCACAACCACTCAAATTTCAGTTCAAGTAGCTGGTACTGGATATGCTGTGGGAGATACTATTAAAATTCTTGGTAATGCGCTAGGTGGATCAACCACTGCTAATGATTTAACGCTGACAATTCAAGCTATCACTGCTGACATTAATGGTGGCGAGCGACTGTTTGCTATTCCAGTCAGTTCTACAAACCAAGGAGTGTTGAACCTAAGCTCAGTCAAACAAATTGGTACCAGTGCAGTGCCTGGCACAGGAACTTTCCCAAATGGACCAGAAGTGTTGGCTGTACAAATTACTGCACTGTCAACTCAGTCAACTCCAGTGGGTGAAATTCAACTGAGCTTCCAAGAAAGTCAGGCTTAATGTTCAGTGGCAAGATAGCGTTCAACAATGTCTATCTTGTCCTGAATTGCTACAATATTCACAGTTGACCACAAGCCTGGATGCATGGGCTTGGGCCAGGTGCCTTTGTCTATCCATGCATATCCTAAGTGTTCGTGATTTAGTGTGGGTTGAAATTCTTCAGCAACCACACATACCCAGGTGTGATATTCAAAGTTTAAATCTGCTGATGTGAATTTTTCCAAAGGAACCAGGCGTTGGTAAACAGGAAAACTTCCCAGTTCTTCAATGCATTCGCGTTCCATACCACCCAGTAGAGTTTCGCCAGTTTCCACTTTGCCCCCCGGCAATCCCCATGCACCTGGATGTTTTGAATCGTTGCGCAACAAATAAAGATAACGGCCAGTGTTGCTGGCTCTAAACCAAACACCCACAGCTTTTACAGCACCAGTCTCCATTGGCCTCCCGGGTAGTATCCTTGATAACTTTTCATCCATGCGTCACCAGTCCACATATACTGTTGACTGGTGGTTATGTTGGTCACATACTGGCCAGCAGGTTGTCCATTGGCTCTAAAAACCACACGCCAGTAGTTGTTTGAGTACTCAATTACATCATTGGCTTCGGCAACAAGTGGCCTGCCATTGGCTCCTATCCAGGCCTCAGCAGGTCCTGAATTGCCAGCAGATCCTGTGCTTTCGGTAAGCAAATATCTTTGCCCTTCTAGCGCACTGTCTAATCCGTTTAACGGGCCACTTGCTTGTGGGTTAATCACAGCGTCAATTGCATCCAGTGTGTTTTGTGGCGCAGTGTCAATGTCTATATCATACAACACAAATCGATCATCATTTGGGTCAAGGGCAATGGTACCAACAACCTCAGACCCATCTGGTTGTTCTAAATAAATTTGACTTATTCCGGGCCGCAGAACACCGTATGCATCAATAACTGCTGGCCACAACAAGTTGCTGTTGCCTACAATGTTAGTTGGAGTAAGACTGCTGTTGCTGGGTTCTTCTACAGAACTTGGAGGTCGCAAAATTTGTATTTTGTTGCCAATCAACACTGTGGCATAGTTGTAGGGTGTGATCACTTGTCTAGTACCCAACAACAAATCATTGTTTGTGATAGCATCAACAGCATCGCCTTGTGCATCAAACACACTGGCAATAACTCTTTCCACCACACCCAATTTTTTAACTTTGGCAGGTGAACTGATCCAGATTGGCAATGTGAATCTCAGTGTGCATATATCTATGGGATTTTCTGCACCCATGGGGATAGTTCTAGACGTCCAAGTGGTGCCATCTAGTTCTACCACACTCAATGAAGTCCAGTCAATGTAATTGTCTGTGCTTTGAATTTCCAAACTGGGGTTGAACAGCGTTAGAATTTGCTCAAGCAATTGCAATTTTTGATTGGTATTTGAAGTCCACAAATCTAAATTCAAAGTCAGCTTGTACGGAACAGGCATCAGGCGTTCAATGGTAAATGCATTGCCTTGAGTGGTTTCGTAAGTTTCAGTGCTGGTATCGTAGGTGCGTTGACGTACAGAAACCTTACTCACATGGTAAGGCTCTTGGATTCTGGGTCTATCATAATCTAGTGCAGTGATGTAAAATGTCATCAACGGAGTTGACGGCAAGCTGTTGCGTGAGTTGTCCTGCAATATGGTTTGTGCGTTTCTACTTGAATCACCATATCTGATTGGAACTCTAAGCAAGGCCGCATTCTCGCTGCCTTCTTCTCTGCCATACTCAATTTGGAACCCCGAAAAGATTCTAGTGAATTGCAGTAAGAATCTGCGTATCTGTTCGTCGTAAAAAAATTGTTGCATTGTTAACTTGACTTTTGTCCAGGTTGTGTGCCAGGTCTAGGGTTAGCAGGTTTGTCCCCACCTTGATCACCGTTGTCAGCACGGGGTTTCAATATCTCGCTGAGACTCTGTCTACTTGGTATGTTACCCAGGTCTGTAGTATTCACAGTGTATGTATTGTTCACAAAGGTCGAGCGCAAAGTATCATTGGTAGGACCATTGTTAAGATTTGTACGCACATTGCTTTCAATTTTGACCCAGCGTCGGCCATCATAGCGGAACAGTCGATTTGGTTGATAATCTAGTCGCAAGGCATAATCTCCACTTACAGGATTGGTTGGGAAACTCACGCCAGGTGTAACAGGCAGGCCATTTGGTGCCATATCGTCGCCAGTGAGGTAACCCATGGTATAACCAAATGACTTTGGTGTGACATTCATGCCACCTTGTGTGCCATCTACTGTGACAGTGCTTTCTGACCCAAGGCCTACTGGATTGGCAGGTTGACCATCTTGTGTGGGCTCAATGTAAAATTTAGTTACGTCATAGCCACTCAATGGAACTTCTGCGTCGGCCTGTGTGAGTATGGCGTCATTGATCTGAGTGTCTTTGGCACGAGTTCCTTGAACATCACTAATGGTGGCAGGAGTATAGGGCACCCAAAATTCAGTGTTGGTTATTTCTGTGCCTGCTGGCGTATTTTTCTGAGCTTGATAATACACATCTCCATAGTTCACAATAGAACCCATGGGGTAAAAATCGCCCGGATCCCAAATGTACTCAGCCACAAAAGGTTTATCAGTGATTGATTTGTATTCTTGTTGATCGTTCAGTGGCGTGGCTTTCACACGCCACAAGTGTGGCAACCAAGTTTGGCTAAATCCTTCAGAAGCAAACGACGCATCTTGTATCACGTAGTATTTTGGAAATGCTTTTGGGATAGCAGGATTCAGTGGATTGTAATCTTTTAAATTTGGAATCTCAAGCACATCGCCGTTCATGAGTTTACGACCAAATGTGTCAATCATGTCGTTGTAGTGGAACGTGATAAACAGCGTGTCGTTGTTCAAAAACAAACCAAATTGTGTGAGATCAAAGTCAATATCTTGTGTGTTGTACACACCACGCATGACATAAACATCTGTGTCATACACTCTATCTCTGTTTTCCAGCAACAGCAAGTCTTGAATGTTCAGTACACTTTGCGTTTCATAAACAGGTTGTGTAGCATCAGCATTGCCGCTGAATGCAGAATCTTGGCCGCCAGTTTCTGGCCCTAGATACTTGTGAACAAGGATATCCAAGCCGCCCACAGTGTACATTTCACTGATAGTACGGTCAAAAAATTGGTAGTCTCTTGTGCGATTTGGGCGGTATAAACTTAGGCGTGGCATAACATATATTTATGGGCAGGTTGACCAATAATTCCAAACCTGCTATACTTTGGGCATGAAAGTAGTTAAACTGAACAACCGATTCCGCCAATTCAAACAGCATGGGCATGTGATTGCTGTGCGATGTGATAGTTGGCTGGGAGAAGGCACATCTTTTGAACAAGTATGCAAAGCCAAACTGGGAGGCCAAGGTTACATGCCCACCAACGACTGGCATGCTTACTTTGGTAAAAACAACGGCCGCGCCAATCGTCCATTCTGGATTTCCTTCCGCAGGGAATCAGATCTTACTTTAGTACTACTTTCTGCCTGCTTGACCAAATAATCAAAATCTGCTATAATACACACTTGTTCACTACAGGAGTCTGTATGCAAAAGGCAGCAAAATTTGTTGCAAAGTACTCTACTGCCAACAAGTCCAAAGCAGTGGTTCCTTATGATCGTATACAAGCCACAGAAAAATGGGTGGAATACAGCCTGGACATTGTGGATATGAATCGTATTTTGATGCAGTCAGACTTTGACACCAAATGGCGTCTAATGGAGGCTTTGGACATTGCAGAGCGCAAGAGAAAGTACATGTACAACCACAAAAACTTTAAACTCAAACGTGCTACGGAATTGTTTGAACTCTGCCGAGATTTACCTGTAAAATAAGTAAGGACACACATGAGCACCACATTCAAAATTAAACTGCTAAACCCTCGCAGTTCTGACACTAACATCCTAGGTATGGAGCCTACTTGGCAAATCCAGCCCACAGAGTATCGCACCAGTCGACTGAGCAAAGCGTTCTCTTGGTACAACTATTTCTACGGCAAAAAAGATGCCCGGGACATGATTGTAAACTATCTCGAAGCACATGACCGCAAAGCCGATGTGCGGTTACTCAAAGGCATTCCAGACTCAGCAATTCGACTGACCACAGGTTGGCTGTGTCGCATGAGTATGGTGGGCTTGGAACTGCATGGCGAGGAACAGCTCAAGCTGGAAAACCAACTGCGAGAAATCCTGGACAGCAAGCAGAATGAAGTTGCGTCCGAAGCAGTAGTGGAAGACGCTACACCAAGAATTACCATCCAAGACCGACTGCGCGAAAAGGCAGCAGAGTGTAACGGTGAATTGGAAGGCTTATTTGATGAATTTATGTTGAGTGGCGCTAAGATGACTGCTGACTTCAAGCCTGTGGTAATCATGCGTGGATTGAACATAGCACCACAACTGATCAGTCAAATTTCTGACAACTGGAAACGCAAGCTCGCAGAGTTTGAGCGTGTGGCAGAAGGCAAAGACCCTCAATTGGTTGAAGGCTACAGTTACCTTTCTAAAATACAACTGCGCAATGTGATCAAGTTTTGCGAAGCTGTGGTCAACGACTGTGGTGCTTATGTGCAGATCAAGAAAGTGGAACGCAAGCCACGCAAGGTCAAGGCAGTGCCACCTGAAAAACGTGCGGCCAAGTTCAAGATTTTGGCAGAATTTGCAGAGCTCAAACTCAAGAGTTTGCCCGCCGCAAGCCTTGTGGACAAAACAGAAGCCTGGTTGTATGACAGCAAAAAACGCAAGCTCATCCACCTTGTGGCAGACAGCCACACACAGGCATTCACTGTGAAGAACAACTCAATCATTGGGTTCTCAACTGTGGAAACCATGCAAAAAACTCTGCGGAAACCAGCAGAACAACTGAAAGGTATTACAGGTGCTGGCAAGCCAGCCGCCCGCAAAGCATTCAAGGATATCAAAGCCACAGAAACTGCATGGAATGCCCGTGGCACAGAGAACTTGATCATACTCAAGAGCTGGTAAATATGGCTATATGAAATTGAAATTTGATGAAAAAGTAGAATTTTACATTACCAATGTCTGCAACTACACCTGCGATAATTGCAACCGTTTTAACAATCATAAATTTTCAGGATGGCAACGCTGGAGCGATTACGAAGGCATCTATCAACAGTGGGCAAAACAAATTGAACTACGTGCCATAACTATCTTAGGTGGCGAGCCCACACTAAATCCCACACTGTCAGAATGGGTAGTGGGCTTGAATGAAATATTCAATTGCGATGTAGAAATACTGACCAATGGCACTCGACTGAATCATGTCCCAGGACTGTATGAGGCAATGACCAGACCCCGACCGCCAGAAAGGCCAGTGAATCACATTGGAGTGAGTCTGCACAACATAGCAGACTTTGAAATGTTGCGTCAAAACATATTGGATTTTCTTGATACCGTTGTAGTAGAATTTGGTTTTAAATTAGACCTCCCCCCACCACCAAATTGGCAAGGATGGGATTCATACTGGACTGTGGTTGATAAAAATGGTGTGATTGTTTGCATGCACCTAGCCAACAATTTCCAAACATCCGCTGTGCAGTTAAACAACACTGGCCGATTTATTGTTCATGACAGCGACCCTATACGCAGTCATCAACAGTGCGGATTTGTTAAATTTAAATGCTATCACTTTGTTCGCGGAAAAATATACAAATGCGGCCCCGCGGCGCTGTTTCCAGAATTTGATGAACAAAATCAATTTGACATTTCTGAATCAGATCGCCAGATCATGAACAGCTACCGACCACTGACCTTGGACAACTTTGAACTCTACAAAGATGATTGGGTGGAAAGTTTAAAGCACCCAATTCCACAATGTAAATTTTGTCCAGACAAAGGAATCAATAGAATTATTACCCCCACAGTCAAAGGCACTGCATCCAATGACACATAAAACGTTATTAACATTTGGCGACAGCTGGCCACAAGGCGGAGAGCTAACCCCACCCCATGAGGTACCATACGGCGACCTACTGCAACGTCAAATGGGTTTTGATAAATTTTTCAACTACGGATCTGCTGGAGCCAGTAATGAGGACATGTTGTATCAGTTTCAAGAATACATTGCTGATCATCACAACACTGATGACGAAATCACTGCTGTGTTTTTTTTAACAAATCCAGGTAGGTCTACACACTGGCCTAGATTTGGAACATGGAACGAACAAGATCGTGAGTGGAAACACTGGCCTACAGACGCCAAAGAATGGGCACGTGAGGTGTTCATGCACTTTCATCGCAAAGGACACGAAGTCATGCGTTCTTCGGCCACAATAACAGCCTTGCAATCTTGGTCCAAGCATTACAAAATCAATGACTTTTACTTTGCTGGATGGGTGCGATATCCTGAATGGCTGCCTGGAGTTGACACAAGTAAAATTTGGAAACAAGGAACAGAAACAGCCGCAGACTGGTTTGGTGCAACAGACTACCACGGAGAACACCTACTAAATGTTGCAGACAATGAATTTATTAGACCTAATTTTGCACACCCCAATCAACTTGGGCATGAACTGATTGCATCCAAGCTAGAAAAATGGATAACCCCTGGTAAATAACATTATCGGAGTCCACAATGGCTGAACAGCAACAAGATACACTTTCCACGCTCAAGCAAAATCTCATAGATTATGCACAGCTTCAGCTGGGCAGTCAAATTATCGATCTTGAACTAGATCCCGAACATTACGAAGCAGCATATCAAAAGACCATTGGCACCTATCGTCAACGTGCCAACAATGCCTATGAAGAAAGCTACAGCTTCATGTACCTGGTCAAGGACGAAAACATCTACCAGCTGCCGCAAGAAGTCATAAGTGTGCGTCAGATATTTCGCAGAACATTTGGTGACTCAACTGGACCCTTTGCATCAAACTTTGATCCGTTTAGTCAGGCCAGCTTGAATGTGTATCTGATGAACTTCAACGTGGCAGGCGGCTTGGCCACATACGACTTTTACTCACAGTATGTGGAACTGGCTGCCAGAATGTTTGGTGGCTACATGAACTACACATACAATCCTGTAACCAAAAAACTGCAATTGATTCGTGATCCCAAAGGCACCGGCGAAGCTGTGTTGTTGTGGACTTACAATCTAAAACCTGAAATCAACTTGTTGAGTGATTTCCAAATCCAACAATGGATCAAAGACTACATGGTTGCCAACTGCAAAATGATCATTGGTGAAGCCCGTGAGAAGTTTGGTCAAATTGCAGGCCCACAAGGCGGCGGCACTCTAAATGGCACTGCCATGAAAGTCGAAGCGCAAACTCAAATGGATGCTCTTCTTGAACAACTCAAAATGTATGTAGACGGCTCACAACCGTTGACTTGGGTAATTGGTTAACACACAGTAGACACATAGTCATAAATCTGTTATAATCATCAAATGGACCTGATGATTGATCTTGAGGGCTTGGGAACAGGCCCCGACACTACTATTCTTACCATTGCTGCTCAGGCGTTTGATCCGTTTGGCTCTGGCTGTTACGAACAATCATTTTATGCTAGAGTCACACTGGAAAGTCAAGAAACTCGTAGCATACAGCAAGGCACCATAGAATGGTGGGCCACACAACCTGCTGTGGTGCGTGACGAAGCCTTTGCTGATGAAGATCGCATACCATTAGACCAAGCACTGGATGGACTAGGCCGATTAATTTGGCATGCCAAGCGTGTGTGGGCGCAAGGACCGACATACGACATGAACATCCTGGAGCATGCCTACAAGAGCTACAACAAACCCTTACCCTGGCAGTACTACATGGTACGAGACAGCCGCACAGTGTTCAGTTTATGGCCCGGCCAACCCATGCCTCCCACCACTCACCATGCACTAGAAGACTGCCGCAGACAAATAGGCATGTTACAAAATACACTTAAATATCTCAATGTTCGGGAGTTGAAATAAGTTGCTATGACTCAGGTGGTTACGTTTGATTTTGGCGGAAAATTTAGCCCGGTATCCTATGAAAACTTGTTGACCAGCATTGCTGTTCTTGCTAAAAAAAGCAAAGATGTTTTGGTATTAGGTTGTCGGGAAGAAGATTGCAATCCATTAGAGCACTATGCTCAAACTCTTGCACTGCAAGAACACATACACAATCTAGGCATGAAATTTTGTGTGTTTTTTAATTTTTACACTCAATACACTCAAGAACATTTGCCAGGAATAGATGTTGATTATATTGACTTCATGTTGTTAAAAACAATCCACAATGCTCCTGCGCCTGTTGCAAAGCAAGGCAGTCGCATTTTATTTTTAATTGGCAAACCTGATAGACCACATCGAGCACCACTGTTATACAAGTTTTATGAGCGTGAGCAACTGGATAAACTGAGCTGGTCGTTGTTTATACCTGTTCAAATTGAAAATCAAGTACGCAAGTTGATTCCTCATGCAGCTGATCAGCAATGGCAAGAGTTTATGCAACTGCAAGGCAGTCCTGATGGGGTGACACCAATAGTGAGTGGGTCCAGCATTCACGTTTGTAATTATTGTGATTATGATGCAAAAATATTTGCTGATACCAGCGTGAGTTTGGTCAGTGAAAGCATGTTTGAACAATCCAATGCGTTGACTGCTCGGGCCACAGAAAAAACTTACAAAGCAATCAACAATCGCCATCCTTTTGTGATTGCCGGCCCAGCAGGAACCTTGGAACGATTGCAGTCGCTAGGCTACAAAACGTTTGAAAAACACCTACCCAATCCAGGGTATGATCAGGAAGTTAACAATGACATCCGTTTGGAACTAATTTATGAAAACATTTTGGCGTTGCATAAGTTGGCCACAGAGCATCCAGAATCTCTTGCAAATGATATAGAACATAACTATACTGTCAACAAGCAACGATATCAACAACAACTTGATCGTGCCGCTGCCATGTTAGCAAAATACGGTTACAACGGATCAGCAATTGACGTTCTCATGCTGCATGACCAAGTGGCCCCAAACACACTGACAGAAAAATTTATGGAACTTGTATGATCATTGGTATATGTGGATTCATTGGGTCTGGCAAAGACACCATAGCTGATTATCTTGTAAACTTGCACCACTTTCGTAGAGAAAGTTTTGCGAGCACATTAAAAGATGCTGTGGCACAAGTGTTTGGGTGGGACAGAACCATGCTGGAAGGCCGCACAAAAATGGCCCGTGAATGGCGAGAACAAGTGGATCCGTGGTGGGCAGAACGCTTGCACATGCCCACTCTAACGCCTCGTTGGATACTACAATACTGGGGCACAGAAGTGTGCAGAGCCGGGTTTCATGATGATATTTGGATTGCCAGCTTGGAAAACAAACTGCGCCACAGCCAGGATGATGTTGTGATCTCAGACTGCCGTTTCCCCAATGAAATTTTAGCCATTAAGAACGCAGGCGGACGTGTGGTGCGTGTGGTGCGTGGTCCTGAACCTGCTTGGTATAATGCAGCCGTAAGTGTCAATCGTGGTGCCAATGGCAATTCAACCTGGGCGCTGAGTCAACGCAAACTGGAAAAACTAGCAATTCATGCGTCAGAAACTGCCTGGGTGGGAACTGAATTTGATGCTGTGCTAGACAACAACGGCACACTAGACGACTTGTATCAACAGGTCAAGAGTCTGGTTCAAGATCCCCGGGCTTCCACGTAGAATCTGTGCGTTTTAAATCCGCCACACAGTTCATACACACAGTCTTTAAATTACGAAGCTCACAGTTATTGAGGTTGCCATCCACATGGTATACCAGCAACTGACTGTGATGTCTGGCCTTAAACCCACATCGATCACATGTGGGTTTTTTCTTATATCCGCTTGACTGCCAGCGCGGCACCGGTGCTTTGATTTTGCGATTTTTCTTCGTGCAAGTTTCGCAACGACTGCGATAGTATATCTTGCCATCTCTATGGCAGTTTACAGCTCGAGGTCGTTGATTGCAGGCCGGGCACATGGGTCTCATGGTGTATTTATGCTCAAACCTTACGGTAAGGGCAGTCTACGACACCGTTTTTTGAATCTACCCATAAATATCTACAACTTGAAAAGGAACCCACCATGGCTCTAGTATCCCCAGGCGTAGAAGTAACAGTAATTGACGAAAGTCAATATATCCCTTCAGCCGTTAACACCGTACCGTATTTCCTCATTGCCACTGCACAAAACAAAGTGTCAGGCGATGGAGTAACTGTTGCTGCTGGCACAACTGCTGCCAACGCCAACAAAACCTATTTAATCACCAGTCAACGAGATTTGGTGGCCACATTTGGTGTGCCATTCTTTTATTCTACCACAACTGGCACTCCAATCAACGGTTACGAACTCAACGAATATGGTCTACTGGCTGCTTATTCGGCACTAGGCGTTACAAATCGTGCCTATATCCAACGTTGTGATATTGATCTCACAGAGCTTACTGCTAGTTTGACTCGTCCGGTAGGTGAGCCAGCTGACGGTACCTATTGGTTAGATACTTCAACATCAGTTTGGGGCATCCAAGAGTGGAATGAAACTACCAATGTTTTCACTGTCAAAACACCAATTCAAATCATTAGCGAAGATGATGTTGTTGATGCCGCAGGCGGAGACTATGAGCCATTGCCATCAATTGGCAGTGTTGGTGACTATGCTGTAATTGCATTTGCGCAGTTTATACCAGGCTACTACAAAAATTCTAGCAATCTTTGGGTGCAAATTGGTACTGATGAGTGGAAAACATCGTGGGCCACAGTGGCAGGCACAGCAAGTCCTGCCACATTGACTGTTGGTGCAAGCATGTTTATCAACGATACGTTGATCACAGTGGGTGCTACCAATACTGTTGCTGGACTAGCGGCAGTTATTACTGCTGCTTCTATAACTGGTGTAACAGCCGCCGCAGTAAGTGGTAAGTTACAAATTTTTGCCACCAGCGACGCTACCAATGACGGATCTACTGGCTCAGGTGGCATTGTGTCAATTGAAGCTGGACCAACCAGCGGTGCAGCATTACTGACAGCATTAGGCATTGAAGCTAAAGATTATCTTGCACCCACATACTTTGTGGGGTACAGTTATCAAGCTCCACGCTGGAGAACCACTGATACAAGTCCTCGTCCAACTGGATCTATATGGAACAACATCAGCTCTGCCAACAATGGCATGAGTTTGAAAGTGCAAAAATACAGCACCACCTTGGGTGCTTGGGTAAGTCAAGTTAGTGGCGTTTATACTTCAGACCGTGCTGCCAATTATGATCTAGATCCATCTGGTGGTGGTAAAAATATTCCAGTAGGAACGACCTATGTGCTAACACAAGCTGTAGAATCTGCTTCTGGATTCCCACAATTTAATTTTGAAATCCTTGAAAGAATTGCACTTGGTGCTACTGTAGTTACTGGTACTACTGTGCCTCCATCGTTTACTGTTGGTGATTCGCTTCTTATAAGAGCGTCTGTTGCTGGATCAGCAACTACAGTTAACCAAGGCACTGCAACTGTTGGTGGTACTGGAACAGTGGCTGATTTTATTGCAGCAATAAGTGCTGCCAATGTGCCTTATGTATCAGCCAGTGTGAACTCAGCTGGTAACATTGTGTTTTCACACAGTCAAGGCGGATCTATTGCATTGCAAGAAGTTTCAGGGACACCAATTCTTGAAGCTGGATTTACAGACGCAACACCCAAATGCCGCCTTAATAAAACTGATGACACGTTTTTAGATTTGAGCAACTGGGTCACAGCTGACTTGTTCACTTACACAGCCAGCGACACTGCACCTGACGTTGATCCAGATGACGGACGTTTGTGGTATTACAGCACTCCAAGTCAAGTTGATATCATGATTCAAAACAACGGCAGCTGGATTGGATATCAAAACGTAACTAATGATGTTCGTGGTTACGATTTGACAATTACCAATGCAAGTGGACCTATTGTGGCTGCGACTGCACCAACAACACAAAATAATGCTGCTGAATCTCCTTTGGAGTACGGTGATTTGTGGATTGATTCAAGTGATCTTGAAAACTATCCATTGATTTATCGTTGGGAATCAGTAAACAACGTTGATCAGTGGGTAGCAATCAATACCACTGATCAAGTTACAGAAAATGGTATACTATTTGCCGACGCTCGTTGGGCCACAAATGGTACCACAGATCCGATCAGTGATCCATTCCCAACCATTGAAGCATTGGCAAGTTCTAACTATTTAGACTTGGATGCTCCAGATCCTGCCCTGTATCCACAAGGCATGTTGTTATGGAACACTCGTCGATCAGGATACAATGTCAAGAGCTATCAAAGCGACTACTTTAATGCCACAGACTTCCCAGATGATACATTGCCAGCTGTGAAGAATACCTGGTTGACAGCTAGCGGCAACAAAGATACTGGTGCAATGTTTGCTGGACGTCAAGCACAACGCAAGATGGTTGTGGCAGCAATGAAGTCAGGTATTGATACCAGTGCTGCTGCAAGAGAAGAGCAGAATGGATTCAACTTGATTTCTGCCACAGCATATCCTGAGTTGACACCAAACATGATTGCACTCAGCAACGAGCGCAACAACACATTGTTTGTGGTTGGTGATACACCAATGCGTCTTGGACCAGATGGCAACAGCTTGGTTAGCTGGGCTACCAACAACCTTGGACTTGGTTTAGATACTGAAGATGGATTGACATCAACCAGCAACTACGCCGCCAACTTCTACCCAAGTTGCCAAACAAGCGATCTCAGCGGAAACACTGTGGTTAGTGCGCCAAGTCACATGATGATGCGTACAATTCTACGATCAGACGCTGTGAGCTATCCATGGTTGGCACCAGCAGGCACACGTCGTGGTGTTGTTGACAATGCTGTGGCCATCGGCTACATCAATGCCGCAACTGGCGAATTTGAACAACTCAGCGTTGGACAAGCTGTACGTGACATCCTGTATGAGCGTAACATCAACCCAATCACCTTTATTCCAGGTGTGGGTATTACCAACTTTGGTAACAAGACATCGACCACTGTTACCACAGCATTGGATCGTATCAACGTTGCACGACTGGTTGCATTCTTGCGTGGACGTCTTGAAGAAATTGGTAAACTGTATTTGTTTGAGCCCAATGACGAAATCACACGCAATGAGATCACCAACACTTGCAACAGTTTGATGATTGACTTGATTGCTAAACGTGCAATCTATGACTACTTGGTAGTGTGCGACTTGAGTAACAACACTCCAGCTCGTATTGACCGTAATGAGTTGTGGGTTGATATTGCCATAGAACCAGTGAAGGCAGTGGAGTTTATCTATATTCCATTGCGTATCAAGAACACTGGTGAAATCGCTGCTGGAGGCTAAACCAAATTGGGGGCGGTTTTAATCCGCCTCCATTCCAGGTAAATAACAATATAGGAGATTACTACAAATGGCAGTTTCATCACTACAGAGAATGACAGTACCACTGGCAAGCGACCAAAGCTCGAATGCTCAGGGTCTGTTGATGCCCAAACTCAAATATCGCTTTCGAGTGTTTTTTGAGAACTTTGGTGTTTCAAAACCAACTACAGAACTTACAAAGCAAGTTGTCAGCGCCACACGCCCAAATTTGACTTTTGAAGAAATTACAATTCCAATTTATAATTCAACATTGAAATTGGCCGGCAAGCACACCTGGGCCGACATCACAGTGTCGCTGCGTGATGATGCATCAGGACAAATTTCACGCTTGATTGGCGAGCAACTTCAAAAGCAAATGGACTTTTTGGAAATGGCTTCTGCTGCATCTGGTATCGACTACAAGTTCTTGACCAAGATTCAAGTGCTTGACGGCGGCAATGGCGCAACAGAAATCAACGTTCTTGAAACTTGGGAGTTGTATGGTTGCTACCTCAAAGGTGCCAACTATGGTGACTTGAACTATGGTACCAACGAAGCAGCCACAATTGAAATGAGCATTGCTTACGATAACGCCAACCAGACACCTGAAGGCTCAGGAGTTGGCAGTGCAATTGGCCGCACAATTAACGATGTTGTAACAGGCGCTGGTCAAGGCGCATAAGGATAACTTATGGCCAACGGTGGCGGCCCTTTTGGCATTGGTAATGAAATCCTTCAGGGATTCATTGGCAACAATACCTTGCGTGACTACACTCACGCAAGTAAAACTTTCACCACGAACAGTTACGAACTTAAACCTCGGTTTAAGTTCTTGTTCCACGTTAGTTTTACCATAAACACAGATGCCATTCCTTATTTGAGATCAGCAGGCGTATTTGGAAATCAAGAACGCAATGACCTCAGTCTCTTGGTCAAAACAGCTGAACTGCCAAAATACAAAATGGCCACTGAGACGCTGAATCAATACAATCGCAAAAGAATAATTCAAACCAAAATTGATTACCAGCCAGTGACTCTCACCTTTCATGACGATGGTGGAGACAATGCTCGCAAGTTGTGGTACTATTACTATTCCTACTACTACAAAGATCCGACCCAACAGTATTTGGCAGCATCTGCTACCAACGGCACTAATGGTACAGTAAACAATCAAACCACTGGATCGAGTCTCAACACCAGAGACATCTATTCTGATACCATTCAAAATCGCAACGGCTGGGGATATTCAGGTGAAAGCTGGCTGGATGGCACTGGTTCAGGCACCGGCGGTGGCAAGCCTCCTTTCTTTAGAGACATCCGAATCTACGGCCTGGATCAGCGCAAGTTTGCTGAGTATGTGCTAATCAATCCTGTAATATCAAACTGGAACCACGATACCTATAACTACACTGAAGGTGGTGGCATCATGGAAAATACCATGACTATAGATTATGAAACTGTAAAATACTATGATGGCGCAGTTGGCAGCAGTAGACCTGATGTTAACGTGCAAGGATTTGCTGATCGCAGTCACTATGACACCACAGTCAGTCCAATTGCTCGTCCGGGTGGCAATCGTACAATTTTTGGTCAAGGCGGCTTGCTAGATGCAGGTGCAGGCATCATTGGTGATTTGCAAAGCGGCACAGTGGGTGGACTAATTGGAGCAGCACAAAAAGCCATGCGCACATATCAAACTTTTGGCGGCAACAAGGGCCCAGGCCTGGCAGCAGTGGTAAAAAGCGAAGCCACTGCACTTGGAACTCAAGTGTTGTTGGGCGGAGTAGCATCTGCCACACGATCAGTGATGAACCGTCCTACTGGTGTGTTTATTCCAACTCCAAAGACATCACCATCAACTCCTAATGGAACATAACACATGAGCACTGTAAACGCCGTTAACCCTAACATTGATGCAACTGTAAGAGTTTTTGATAACTTTTACAAATTTGAAGTCAACGTGCCGGCTGCTGAATATGATGTGGTCTACAGCTATTTCTTAAAAGAAATGGGCAACAAAAATTCAGCTGGAAACTTTACATCAAGTTTGTTTCAAGTTGCTTCAAGTACTAACATTCCAGCCTTGACATTGCTCAAAGAATTTCAGGGCACCAATGGAGTAAATCTAAATGCCAGCTTGGCCTACTACCTCAATCAAATACGCAGCCGTGCCACACTGCTGGGTGTGGGTGTGGCAGTGGTACCAAACGCATACGTGGCTAGAAACGTATTGCAATGAGTCGCTGGGCCCAAGGTCAATACGTAGTTCAAAACCCTGCCAAATACGTGGGCAAGGGCACACCTAGATTTCGTTCTGGGTGGGAACACAGCTTTATGAGATTTTGTGACAGCAACGATCACATACTGCAATGGGCCAGTGAAAGCATAGCCATACCATACCGCCATCCGCTCACAGGTAAAATGACCCAATACATACCTGATTTTCTGATTACCTATCGCAATAGAGACAACACTGTGCGAGCAGAGTTGATTGAAATCAAGCCCAAAAAGCAAAGTGTAGTGGAATCAAAAATGAGCAGTAGAGACCGAGCAGTGGTAGCAATCAACTATGCCAAATGGGACGCTGCAACCAAATGGGCTAGACGCAATGGTATGACGTTTCGAGTCATCACCGAAAATGACATGTTTCATAACGGTCGTCCGTAAGTCCATAAATATGGCATGACACGAAAACTAGAAGAACTCTTCGATTTACCCCCTTCTGACAAAGAAATAGACTTGGCTGTTCCTGCCTTAGAGGAAAATCGCAACACCATCGTTGCATTAGATCAAGCCATTGACAAAATAGATGCGGCCTTGCCGGCTGTGCGAGGCTTGGAATCTACTGATAAAGAAATGGACGAGCTTAGTGACCTCGCCACTTCCAGTTACCGAGACCTAATGGATCTTGGCATGCAGGTAGACAGTCGATTTGCCAGCGAAATATTTTCAGTAGCATCAAACATGCTGGGACATGCAATCACAGCCAAAACTGCCAAGCTGGACAAAAAACTCAAGATGATCGATTTGCAAATGAAAAAAGCACGATTAGATCAGCAACAACCTGAAGAAAAACAGCCACAGCAAGGCCAAGGCCATGTGCTCAGTCGCAATGAGTTGTTGGACAGAATTATTGGTGCCAAGAACCAAAAAGCACAAAATGAATAAATATATCACAGGAACCTGACATGAAACCATTTGCCAAATATCTAGCAGAAAGCGAACGCACATACGACTATCGTATCAAAATGTGCGGCCGCATTCCAGACGATCTTGTGCGTCAACTCAAAACCAAGCTGGATCAATTTGATCCAACTAAGTTGGGCGATGCCAAGACCACTCCTATTCAAAAGATCCTCACAGACTTTCCAAACAATCAGAATGATGCTGTGACAATGTTTGATGTGAGTTTCAAGTATCCTGCTATTGAGCCGCAGATCAAACAACTGTTTCAAATGCTCGGTGGCAATCCCAATCTTATTGTGATGCAGACTCAAGCTCACGTTGATGGCCTGGTTGATGAAGCAGACAAGATTGAAGCTGAAAACAAAAACTTGTTGGCTGACACAGACTATCCAACACCTGATGCTGCTCAGCGAGCACTTAGCAAAGACTACTCAACTGGTCCATACGATCATGCTGTGTTGAAAAATGCTTACCGCAGTGATTTTACTATTGCTGGAGAAAAGACTCCACCTGCTAAAACCACTAACCAACTTCCCCAGGGCAACAAGAGCCCTATGACCAATATCAAACGTCAACCCAAGCCTGCAACCGGCGCCAACCCAAGAGGATAATCAAAATGACATTTTTTTACGACTTAAACAAAAAGCTGGATTCCATTCGTGAGAAGCCAGAAACCACACACGGTCAACTTAACGAACGTGACATGAGCCGTGCAGCCAAGGGTTATGAAAAGTATGGCAAGCAAGGTATGGAAGCATTGGCCAAAGCTGGACGTGAAGGCAAGGCATTAGATCCTGTTCGCAAAAAATACGACAAGTATGACGAAGGCGCCACTGGTGCTGCTGTTGGTGGCGGATTAGGAGCATTGGCTGCCGGACCGCTGGGTGGCGCTGCTGGAGCTGCTCTTGGTCACTATGCTGAAAAAGGCATGGACACTGAAAAAACTGCCAAAGAAAGCATGGGCGACATGGCCAAGAAAGTTGGCGGTATGGCCAAGAAAGTTGGCGGCGCTGTGTTAAACAAACTAGGCCACGGCGACGATGCTGACATGATGCGTGACCTACAACGCAAGATGGGTGTTCCGCAGACTGGTATGAAGCCAGGCGCAGAACCCAATCCCAAGCAAGTTAAAGAAAAAATGTCACCAGCCAAGGCCAAGAGCTTTGCTGCACTTGCTGAACCTAAAGACAAAATTACTTTTGCTGACAAGATTGCCGGCGCCAAGAAAGAAGTTGACGAGCGTTTGGGCGATGTAGCTGCTGAAGCAATGAAGGCTGCACTTAGTCCCAAGCAAAAGAAAATTGACATGAACAAAAATGGCAAACTAGATGCCAACGACTTTGCTATGTTACGCAAAGGCGGCAAACAAGAAACTGCCGAAGACGATGATAACAATCCGTTTACATCATGGAAAAAGCCACGTGCTGATCGACCAAAGGTTGGATCAGTTGAACGCGGTCACAAACACGACATTGAACACACTGCCACTGGCCGTAAAGTAACTCGTAGAGTGGATGACCAAGGTCATTCAGTGGGCGCAGATGACACTGCTGATGCTCAACCAGCCAAGCGCGGCCGTGGACGTCCTGCAGGAACAGGTAGCAAAATGGGCGCCAAAGGACCATCAGGTCGTTCAAAGTTGATGACCAAAGAAAACGACATTGATCCTGGTGAAGACCACGGCGATCTTAAAGCTGCAATGGCATTGTTGAAGAAAGCTGGCTACAAAGTTAGCAAGTCTGACAGCAAGCCTGAAAGCAATAATGACTCTGCACCAAAGAAAAAATCTTCTGGCAGCAAGCCTGATTTTGCCGATGTTGATGGCGATGGCGACAAAAAAGAACCTATGAAAAAGGCCGCCAAAGAAAAAGGATCTTCAGAAGACAAACCTAAAAAAGTCAAAGAAGAAGGCGGTACTGGAACACCAACAGCGTCTAGCGGATTTGGGTTTGGCAAAGGCATCTATGATTCATTGAATCGTGACTTAGAAGCCATGATTGCTGAATCAATGAGCATCAACATGAGCGACTCCACAGAAGGCGGCAAGAGCCTGACCATTACAGCGTCTGACGAAGATGCACTTAAATTAGGCATGCTGTTGAAAAACGCAGGTCTTGGTGGCAGTGGTGATGAAGGCAGTTACATGGGCAGCAAAGTTTCTTGTCCAACTTGTGGCAGCGGCGATTGCGGATGCGGTGATATTGAAAAGGCTATTGATGAAAATGCTCCTGATTGGCCCACAGAAGAAGAAGGCACAGAAGATGCCATGATGTACAGTGGCGGTCTGAACGGTCCCAAGTCAACTGGTCAAACCACTGTGCCTGTGATTGCCAGCCAAGAAAATCGTCAACACACCTACGAAGCAGAGTTACAGCGCATGCGTGACATTGCTGGTATTAAGGAAGCCAAGAAACCTGATTTTTTAGATGTTGACAAAGATGGCGACAAGAAAGAACCTTTCAAGAAAGCCGTTGATGACAAAAAAGAAAAAAAAGTTGAAGAAAGTATTTTTGATTTGACCAATCAATGGAAAGCCTACAAGGGGTAATAACATGGTATACAAGCCTTATAACGAAAACTTGAACACGCCCACACAGCAGAACCCTCACAGTCCTGCTACCAGTGGGTACCGACAACAGCCAGTAGAAATTCCTGGAGTGTTGCATCAAACACGTGAGTTGTTTCGCCCTGTGGTGATTCAACCCAATCAGGATAGCAAATAATGGCCAATGTATATACTACCTTAAGCAATACTACTGTTTACACTGACAAACTTGAAATCAGCACCAGTACAGCCAATGCTTGGTTGCAGGTGTATGCTGTTGCGTTAGGAACAGCCAACGCAGTTGGCAATTTGTATTCTGTACCAGTTAATATCCCAGCCAACACTGTGTATCAAACTTATTCTGGTGCTGGCAACAAAGTAACAGTGATATCTACTGCCCCGTTTACCGCAACAGAACTTGGCACAGCCAGTTCAGCCACATCTGGAGTGATTGGCGGAGGCAGCTGATTGTGCGAGCACAAGAGTTCATTGCAGAAGACAAAGTTGGCACGATTAGCAAACGCAATCAAAATGCCACAGTAGGCTTGAACAAGTTTCGAGACAAGCAGTTTGCTGACCGCGTGTATGAACTCAACAGAATCATGATGGCAGTGGCATCTACTGATGGCACGTTTGTACCTGATCTTGACGGCGAATCATGGAGCGGTCGCAACAATGTGGCAGCACCATACACTCCTGAAGAACAGGCCATGTTGAAAAAGGCCTATCAAGCAGTGGGCAGTCATCACCAAGACCTAAATCATGGCGATTTGGCTTCGCAAGAACATCCAGCAGTGAATGCCACCAGTCCAGTCAAAGCATTCCAGGGCTATCCAAGATGAGAGCACGAGAATTCATTACTGAACAAGCAGCTATTTTGCCACCAGAGCAATCTGACCCCATGCGTTACACTTATGTGATTCCAGGACTGAGTGCAGCCGACCCCTATCGCAACTATAGATTTGGTGTGGCATTGGCACGAGCCAGAAGTGATGCTGGCAAAGATGGAATTACCAATCACATTCCCAATTGGCATGATGAAACAGCATTTGGTGAACATGGTGTGGTCGAAGGCATGGGTCCTAACGTTGCTGAAATTATTGATCAAGCGTTGGCAATGACCAACACACCTGGTGGCAAAAAACTAGTGTCAACACCTGACAGCACAGAACCCAGCTTTGTAAGCACAACCAGTCCTGTAAAGGCATTTGCTGGCTACCCTCGCTAAACTTTTTTTTTGCTAAATAATTCAAATTGGAATTATAATGGCAAACCCACCCCCACCATACGACAACATCACAGGCATAAGCCGTGCTGTAATGAAAGACAACGCACAAGTAACATTGGCAAATTACAATGGCAATGCTAGACCTGGTGAACTGGTAGTTGATCAAAGTACTGATCAAGTGTATATTGGCAACAGCTCTGGCGCACTAACACAGATTGCTGCCGGTATTAGTAACGGCGGTAGTTCAGGACTTCCTGCAGGATTTTTTCAATTGGCTTACAATCCCACCACTGGTGAAATTGTATATTACACTTAAAGAATAATCAATGATACAATTTAACCCACTGATAGGATTTTAATGGCAATCCCAGACCCAACTCAAGTAGCACCGTGGTATCTACGGAATATCAATCAAGCCCTGGAGCTTGACGACGCGACTGGCAATGTTTTTATTCGAACCAATGCTGCTATTATAGGCAACGTATCTGTAGGCAATGTAGCCATTGGTAGTTTAGGCAACGTTGATCTCACAGGCAACACACTGCCAGTTACTGTGGTAGGCAACATCACAGGCATCACTGGCAACATAGCAGGCATCACTGGCAATGTTACTATCAACCCCATTACTGGCAACGTAGGCATTGTCGGCAACGTCAACGTCACACAAGGCACCAGCCCTTGGGTAGTATCTGGAAATATCAATGCCACGCTCAACAACGACGCCAATGTGATCATATCAGGATTCTCGGGTGCAGTATCTGATGCGTTTGGACGACTGCGTGTAAGCAATCCTTTTACTCTATTTGACACACAGTCACGTTATTACGATCATGGACAGTTTGCAAGCAACGTCACAGGCACAGGCAACGTGGTATATGTGCAAAATCAAAGTTCGTACCAACTCAACGTGGGCACAGCGTCGGGCGATTCAGTGTTGCGAGAAACACTGAAACCATTCCCTTATCAGCCTGGCAAAAGTCAACTCACACTGAACACATTCTGTATGAACACTCCCAAAACAAATCTACGCCAGCGTGTGGGCTTGTTTGATGCCAACGACGGTGTGTTCTTTGAAAACGACGGCACATACAACTACATGGTGATCCGTTCAGGATCATACGGTGTAGAAGAGCGTGTGCGTCAAGATGCCTGGAACGGTGACCAACTCACCGGAGTCGGTGGTGCAACAAACCCATCAGGTATCACATTGTACCCACAACGTACACAAATTTATTATGCTGATGTAGAGTGGCTGGGTGTAGGATCAGTGCGTGTGGGTTTTGTGATTGACGGTGCTTACATTATTTGCCACACCTTCAATCACGCCAATCAGCCGGGCAACACCAAAGTCTACATGACCACAGCCAGTTTGCCCATTCGCTATGAAATAACCAACACAGCAACAGTGGCCAGTGTTAGTCAGATGACACAGATTTGTAGCAGTGTAATTTCAGAAGGTGGCTTCCAACTGTCAGGCTCAGGCAATCCGCGTGCAGCTAGTCATGTATTGGGCACTCCAGTGCGGTTGCCTAATGATCAAAGTTTTAAACCTGTGATTGCTATCCGTCTCAAGAGCACCAATCTCAACGCTGTGGTCATACCCATAAACTACAGTTTAATTCCAATAGCTGCCAGTGTGTTTGCATTCCGTGTGTATAAAAGAGCTATCACGTCAGGTGGAACTTGGGTAGATTCAGCCGCAGATAGTTCAGTTCAATACAATCTTGCGCCCACGGCCTTGGTGTCAGGCGACATTGCTGAGCAATCATTTGTTAACTCAACCAATCAAACCACTGGTGCGCCCACACAAGAGCCATTTTCGTTTGAATATCAATTGGAACGCGAACCATTCACTGGCACTCCATACGAGTATCTAATTACCATGGCTACCACAGGCACCAACCAAGACGTATATGCCAGCGTAGAATGGCAGGAAATAACCTAATATGAAAAAACTCTTAACACTCTTACTGATTGTGCCATGCTTGGCATTTGCACAACCCAAACAAAAACCCGGCGTTGTTTACGATGCGGTGATCACTCGTGTGATTGACGGAGACACAGTGGGCATTGCAGCCACATGGCTACCAGCACCACTCAAACAAGAACTCAGCATTCGTGTGTTTGGGGTAGACACTCCTGAAAAAGGACACAGAGCACAGTGTCCAAGCGAAGCCCAACGTGGCGAAGCAGCCACAGCATTTACCAAGCAAGCAATTGCCAATTCACAAAAGCGACAAATTGTACTCATGGACTGGGACAAATATGGCGGTCGTGTGCTAGGTGATGTTTTGCTAAACGGGCAAAGTCTACGTCAAATGCTCATTTCCAACGGATTTGCCCGTGAATACTACGGCGAAGCCAAAACATCTTGGTGCAACTAAAACGCCCGTAAATACGGGATGAAAGAATTTTATTGCGCGGCCCCCTGGCGCGGTCTACATATCAATCCCCGAGGCGATGTAAAAACTTGTTGTGCTGGCAACCCCAACATGCTGGGCAACCTCAATACCCAAACAATTGAACAGATCCTTAACTCCAATCTCATGACAGAGATACGCACCAGCTTGTCACAAGGCAAGCCGCATGAGTATTGTTCTAACTGTGTGCGAGCTGAACGTTTTGGTGCAGATTCCGAACGCCAATGGCACAACAATGTAAATCCCAACTTTGACTATGCCACAGCTGGGGACCAGTATCACTATCCTGTTATTGTGGATGTGCGCTGGAATACCACTTGCAATTTGAGTTGCAACTACTGTGGCGAATCTTGCAGTTCAAAATGGGCCAGCCTCAAAGGCATTCCATTTAAGAGTGGTGCAAGACCCTACTATGATTCAGTATGCGACTTTATTGAACAGCACTATGAACACATACACGAAGTAGCACTTGTGGGTGGTGAACCCTTGTTGCTGCCAGAAAACAATCGACTGCTAGATGTCATACCCAAGGATGCCATAGTCACACTGATCACAAACCTAAACGTGGACTTGGATTCAAACAAGATATTTCAAAAGTTGTCAACACGCAATCGAGTTGGCTGGTCAATGAGTTTTGACAACACCGGTGAACGAGTGGAGTATGTGCGACACGGTGCTACATGGTCATTGATCAAAGAAAACTTGAGTAAGATCAAACATCTCATGACCACACAAGGTCAGTGGGGCGGCATACATGCGGTGTACAACATTTACAATGCCACTCGCATCTGTGAATTAAGACAGTTTGCTGAGGATACAGGCACCACAGTGCTGTGGCAAAACTTGTTTCAGCCCGAATACCTTGATCCGTTCTTGCACGGTGCTGGTGTTGCTCGGGAAGCCATTACAGAGATTGAACGTTTCTATGCGATGGGTATTGCTACCCCTGCTGAACGCCAGTTCTTTGACAATGCATTAGCTACCTATCAAGCCAGATTGAGTGAGAACAAAATCAGCAAGATTGACACAGCGTTCTTCAAACACATTCATGACAACGAGACCAAGTATCATCCAGACAAAGCTGGTGAATTTCAACGCCTATGGCCAGAACTGGCATTCCTATGCAAATAACTGCTGTTGATGAGTATTATGACTTGTTCTTGATTGAAAATGTTTTTCCTGAAAACATTGTGCAAAAAGTCATGACTACCGACTGGTTGTCTCTGCCCTGGCAAAAACAAGAAGGGCAAGAACTATGGCCACGAAGAAAAATTAACAATGACTCTTTGCCTTGGATGCCAGAATGGCACCAATATCTTGAACAGCACATTGATCAAATTGAACATGGCCTTGGGCGCAAACTGCAAGGATATCAAGGCACAGCGTGGTGGGTAGACGAACCAGGATTCACTTGTGCCATGCACACTGATGGCGAAATGCCGGGATCCATGCAACTGACTTGGATTGGTGCTGACGCACAGTTGGGCACTTCGTTTTACCACTACAAAAATCCTGACTCATTGCGATATCAATTTACCATGCAACCCAACAGTGGTTATATAATGATCAACACACCAGATAGTCAAGGTGTGAGACATTTACAATGGCATGCCATGCTAACGCCAGTTCCTGCTGACTCTTTTAGACTGTGCAGTTACAGTTGGCTTTCAGAAAAATTATGATTACACAAAGTCCTACATTTTGTTCAGCACCTTGGACCAGTTTGAATATTGATCAAACTGGTCGTGTGTTCCCCTGCATGCACTCAGGTTATGAACTGGGCAACATCAAAGAAATACCCATACAACAGGTGTTGTTGAATGCACCTGCTAGAGAACTTAAAAATGCCATGGCACAAGGCGAGTGGCATGCAGCATGCACTTGGTGCAAGCAACTTGAAGAAACCACAGGCTCCAGTGGTAGAACAGTGCGACATGCAGATCCAGACACATTGTCAGCTATTGATCAAGACATTGAATTTTTTAAATTAGAACATCTTGTGGTTAACTGGAGTAATCTGTGCAATCTTACCTGTGTGTATTGCAATCCTGAAACTTCCACGGCTTGGCAAAGTGTCAAACGCATACCAATCAATCATGTTAAAAATGAACATGAAGACCTTATCGAATTGGCACAAGCACAAGGACAAAACATTCAAGGTCTTGTGTTGGGCGGCGGTGAACCATTGTTGCAAAAAGGGCTTGACAGGTTTCTAAAATTTATAAATCCAAACAAAGTACGAGTAATGGTTACTACCAATCTCAGCATGGATATCACTACCAACACAATCTATCAAACACTTAAAACTTGGCCTAGCGTGGACTGGATGATCAGCTTTGACAATGCCAATGCTGAAAAATTTGAATATGTGCGGGATCGAGCCAATTGGCAACAGTTTGAAAAAAACATTGCTGTGATGAAACAAGATCAACAAAAAGTCATAGCGCATCCGGCCTATTCAATTTATTGTGCATTAGACCTTGTGGAATACTATGAATATTGTGAACGTCACAATCTTGATTTGTTTTGGTGTGAACTGTCTCATCCTTGGGAGTTAGACATTCGACGATACCCTGAGGCGTTAAGACAACTGGCCATACAAGAAATAGATAAAGTTGTACAACGCTGGCAAGATCACAAGGGTCGTGCAGTAGACACACTCAAACGATATCGCATGACTTTGCAAGACAACAGTTATTTGATATCTCCTGATTACAACTTTGACATTTTGGAATTTCATAAAAACATTGAGCAACAGCTTAAAAAATCAACAAGTTTTGCTGCTCTTTGGCCTACCATTGCTAATTCATTATGATAACACATCAAAAACCATATCATCCTGGCATTCACATAGCAGACCAATGTTTGGATTGGATGCCAACTGACACCAAAGAACATTTTGACAACTTGATGCAAAATTCTGCACATCGAGAATATTTTCAAAACATGGGTTGGGACAAGCCAGGTGCTATCACTTACAATCTAAACAGCGAAGGATTCAGATGCGATGAGTTTGATGACTTGCCGTGTGTTGTGGCACTGGGTTGCAGTTATACCATGGGCATTGGGTTGCCAGTAGAATGCTTGTGGCCCAGCCTAGTAGGACAAGCATTGAATTTAAAAGTGTTTAATTTGGCTTGGGGCGGCTATTCAGCTGACAGTTGTTTTAGATTGGCTAGATATTGGCTACCAAAACTCAATGCCAAAGTGGTTTGCATGCTTGCACCACCGCAAGCTAGAATTGAATTAGTTCTTGCAGAAAAATGCCAAGACAGTGATATATTTAAAGCAGATACTTTTATGCCACAGAGCCAGAGCAAGTATTTCAACCCTGCAGATGTGTATCTCAACACATGGTTCATGCAAGAAGAAAATCACTTGATCAACAAAGAAAAAAACATTTTTGCTGTGCAGCAAATGTCTACCAATGCAGGTGCTAAATTTTGTTCTGTAGACACTGACACTACAATGACAAGATCGAGAGAAGACATAGGATATGCAAGAGATCACATGCACGGTGGTCCAAAGATACATCGTGAAATAGCCAGTACCATGTTGTTACAATATGAGCAAAATCAAACTAATATATCACCCCAATGAGTTTGTGAACTTTACTCACGGGTGTGTTCGCCCGCAGGTTGATCCATACTTTGACCTGGTGCCTTACTCTGATGATGTATTCTATTCACCTGCAGATTGTGTGGTGCTGACCAATCATGTTAGTGTGCTGGAAAAAACTCCACAATGGTGGCAGCCGTTTGTCAACAGCGGATTTAAAATGATTGTGGACCATCTTTGGGACAGTGATGTAGACACGCCCAGTATAGCCAAAGATGGAAGATTAACACTGAGAAATGGCAATTGGCTGTGGTACAGAGAAAGTTTGTACTACACTGCTGTGGCATACAACGAGTACCGCCCTAACAGACGCTATCGACACAGTTTTTTCATGCCAATGAACAAAGAACGAGAACACAAAGACCTCACTTTGAAAACACTGTCTCCTGTGCTTGATCAAGCTCTGTGGAGTTATGTAGCACGTGGACACCTGTTGCCAGGCGATTGCGATCACAACAATCCCAACAATCCAGTTTACTGGTTGTACTACATGAATCCAGACTGGTACGACTCCACTTGCTTTAGTGTGGTGGTAGAAAGCTACATGCGCACCAACGCCTGGACCAACAGCCCATGCTTGCCTTGCTACAAAACAGAAGTGAGCGAAAAAATATTCAAACCCATGGCCTACTATCATCCTTTTATTGTGTTTGGATCTTATGAAACATTAAAGTACTTGCATCGCGAAGGATTTGAAACATTTGGTAATCTCTGGGACGAAAGCTATGACAACATTGCTAATGACGAGCAACGGCATACTCAAGTTACACAAGTTGTTGTTGACGCTGTACGTGAGTATTGGCCGCATCAATTTGCAATTGACTCATTGACTGAACAAAAATTGCAACACAATCGCAATAGATTTTTTAACCAACAGTTGGTGCAACAACGATTTGCAAATGAAATCATAAGAGACATTGAAAATTTTGTAAACTCATGAAACGTGTGTACATTTGCGGTGATAGTTTTTGTGTGCCAGATCCAGAATACGGACCTTGCTGGGTAGACCTATTGGGCGTAGAATTTCAGACGGTAAATCAAGCGACAGTCAGTGCTACCAATCTCATGATAGCCATGCAAGTAGATGGTGCCATTGAGGATCAAGCTGACTTTGTGATTGTGCAAGGAACCAGTTGCACTCGCAGCCAAACACGATATCAAGACCAAATAGTTCCTTACAGTTTTCTCACAGCCAGCACAGCAACCACGCCATTTGATCAACGCAAGTTAGAATTGATCAAACACTATTACACAGAATTTTTTGATCTTGATCTTGCCATATACCAAAATCAATGCGTCATTGAAAACACTCTCCAAAAATTAGTTGATAGCAAAATACCTTTTTTGTTTGACCAAGGCGGCTTTGAACATCCAAAGTTTGGCGGTACCAAACAGTATTTTAGCAAGTTTGATCAGTATCGCAGCCAAGTGAATCTCTGGGACCATGGCAATACCGCACTGTACAGACCCTACTATCACATAACTGACACTGCCATACATCAACAAGTGGCTAACTACTATATCAAGGAAATACAATGAAAAAAGTTTTAGTTTGTGGTGCTGGGGGATTTATTGGCACACACCTGGTAAAAAGTTTACGAGCACAAGGTCACTATGTGATTGGTGCTGATCTAAAACATCCAGAATTTGGGCCGCATGAATGCCACGAATTTTATCAGTACGATTTAAGAAACCAACGGCGAGTGACCAGTTTGATCACAAACGAAATAGATGAAATTTATCAACTGGCAGCAGACATGGGAGGCGCAGGATACATTTTTTCTGGGGTCAACGACGCAGAAATTTTGCACAACAGTGCGCTGATCAATCTCAACATTCTACATGAGATGACTTTTAAACGTTGCAAAAAGATTTTCTACAGTTCCAGTGCCTGTATCTATCCTGCGCACAATCAAGTTGATCCTGACAATCCCAACTGTGAAGAGTCCAGTGCTTATCCGGCCAACCCAGACAGTGAATATGGATGGGAAAAACTGTTCAGCGAACATCTTTACTCCAGCTTTGCTCGCAATCATGGATTTGATGTTAGAATAGCTAGACTGCATAATGTGTTTGGTCCTGACAGCGCCTGGCAAGGTGGCAAAGAAAAAGCACCAGCGGCATTGTGTCGCAAAGTTGCTGAAAGTGAAAATGGTATTGTTGAAGTATGGGGACCAGGCACGCAAACTCGCAGTTTTTTATGGATTGAAGAATGCATTGAAGGCATACACCGACTGATGGACAGCAGTCATACTCAACCTGTAAACATTGGCAGTGATCGAATGATATCAATCAACGACCTAGTAAACTTGATAGCCAATGTAGTCAACAAACCAGTTGCAATACAAAACATACCTGGACCACTGGGAGTAATGGGGCGCAACAGTGACAACACCTTGATTGAGTCGGTGCTGGGGTGGAAACCACAAGATCGTTTGGAGCATGGCATAACCCAATTGTATCTATGGATACAACAACAACGCAATAAGTAATTGTATGATTGGAATGAAATCAAATAATCTAGAAACAGTGCTGGTCAAAGCACCGCACAGAGTTGAAACATACACTGAACAAGAACTCACGGAGTTTGCGCTGTGTGCTGATCCCGTCACAGGCCCGCTGTATTTCATGGATAACTTTTTCTTTATCCAGCATCCCACACGCGGCAAGATGTTGTATCATCCTTTTGACTATCAAAAGCGACTGATCCATACCTATCACAACTATAGATATTCAATATCCTTGATGCCTCGACAAACAGGCAAGTCCACATCAGCTGCTGGATACCTGCTGTGGTATGCAATGTTTGTGCCAGATTCCACAATTCTTATTGCCGCACACAAATACACAGGCGCACAAGAGATCATGCAACGCATAAGATATGCTTATGAGTTGTGCCCCAATCACATACGAGCAGGTGCTACCTCTTACAACAAAGGGTCAGTGGAGTTTGAAAACGGATCGCGTATTGTGAGTCAAACCACAACAGAAACAACCGGACGGGGTATGTCAATATCCTTGCTGTACGCTGACGAATTTGCGTTTGTGCGACCCACAATTGCCAAAGAGTTTTGGACTTCAATTTCACCTACCTTGGCCACTGGTGGTAAAGCAATTATCACAAGCACTCCCAACTCAGACGAGGACCAGTTTGCGTTCTTGTGGAAAGGTGCTAATAAGACAGAAGATGAACACGGCAATACCACAGAACTAGGCATCAACGGATTCCGTGCCTTTCGCAGTTTCTGGCGCGAGCACCCTGATCGTGGAGATCAATGGGGTGCAGAACAACTGGCTCAGCTGGGCGAAGAACGTTTTCGCAGAGAAATGGATTGCGAATTTGTTATCAATGACGAAACACTAATAGCACCTATCAAGCTGATGGATCTTGAAGGAACAGAGCCCATGCACAGAACTGGACAGGTACGCTGGTACAAGACTCCCACTAAAGATGGCATGTATGTGGTAGCACTGGATCCCAGCTTGGGCACAGGTGGCGATCCTGCTGCCATACAAGTATTTGATGCTAGAACTACAGATCAGATTGCTGAATGGCGCCACAACAAAACTGACATTCCCACACAAATTAGAATTCTTGCAGATATTATAAAAGAACTGCATGGGGTAGTGAAAGACGAAAAAAGCATTTACTATTCAGTAGAAAACAACACCATTGGTGAAGCGGCCTTGATCAGTATTGCTGAATACGGTGAAGAAAATATTCCAGGATATTTTTTAAGCGACAATTCAGTAACAGGCACAACGGGTCGACGATTCCGCAAGGGCTTTAACACCACAAACAAAAGCAAAATAACAGCCTGCAACAAGTTCAAAATTCTAGTGGAATCTGGGCGTATGAAAATTAACTCAAGGCCCTTGGTTTCAGAACTCAAAACGTTTGTGGCCATGGGCACCAGCTATGCTGCCAAACCCGGCGAAACAGACGATTTGGTCATGGCCAGTTTGCTGGTTGTACGCATGCTGTTAATGCTACAAACTTACCACTCAGACTTGGATTCGCACCTTAAAGACCACGGAGACATGATTGTTGAGCCGTTTCCATTCATATCAATGATGCGCTAAATACACTACTATGGCACAAGAAATCCAAATTGGCAATGATCTGTATGATCTGTTAAACACTCGTAATTTTGATGTGGATATCACTGACGAGCGTGGGCAAGCAGCTGATCCTGCTGACGGCAAAGTTTTTAAGTTTGATTGGGTATCATCTAACGGCAACAACTATGGCACCGCAGTGATTGTGGCCGGCGATGAAAACGAGCTCATGCTGTTTTACGGTGACAATCTTGGCAAGGGCATGGCGCCTGAAGACAAAGATGAGTGGTTTGGATTCATGAAAGAACTCAAAGATTTTAGTACTCGTCACAACTTCAATACTTTTAGCCCAAAGAATATCAATGCTCTCAAACACACAATGACTGGCATGGCTGCCATCAAAGAAGGTTTGTTTGAAGGCTACTATGGCACACGCAAAATCAGCTACATGGGCGAGCAAACTGATGCAAGATTGGTAATCAAACACAACCGCATGATTGGCGAAAACGACAAACGCTATCGCTATGTAGAAAGTTTGTTTATTGAAACTGTGGATGGTGAACGTTTTAAATTGCCATTTGTCAAATTGGTCGGCGGCCGAGCCATGCTGGAACATGTGCGCCAAGGTGGCAGACCCTACGATATCCGTGGACAACACATCACAGAAACTGTTGGTGAGATGGCAGTGCTGTCAAGATTCCGCAGAGCACAGCAAGGCCGCATGTTTGAAGGTGTTACACAGCAACTGGTTGAAAGCGCCAATGTATATTACGAAGCCCTGCAAAGCAATTTAAAACACCTGGCCACTGGTCGCGGGTACACACATTATTTTGAATCTTGGACACCAGCAGACATTGGTGAACAAGAATCACTGGTAGAAGATCTACGCAACATGTTCATTGAACAAACATTGGACACAAGAATTGAACAGGCCTTGCCTACCTTGGCCAAAATACAACAACGAGGAAACGCTATGAAAGAAGCACAAATTTTTGAAAACTGGGTAAACGGTATCATGGAAGGCACATGGGCCTTGCCAGACAATCCAGAAGCACAGGAAAAACTCAATCAACTCATGACCGGAGAGCTGATTGTTGGTCCAGACGCCACCAACGCTACAGAACTACTGTACGATGTCATAGGTGACGATCAATTGTTTGATATCCTTGGCAACTTGGCTGACCGTGATCCTCGTGCCAACATTTGGGATGACTCAGATGTGCAAGCTAGATTGGCTGAACTAGGGATCCAAACACCACAGAGTTCTGAAGCTGAACCTGCTGATGTTGCACAAGACACCGCACCTGAACAAGGTATGGCTGAGGCTGCTAAATGGCGTGACCCTAAATACAAGGATCGCTTGTACACTCAAGAACCAGGTGACAGTGACGAATATGATGATATTGGGTACGGCTACGATTTTCCTGAACGACCAGAAAACGATCCTGGACAAAAACGTAGAATGGGCGGCGTAGGTAGTGCTTATGATCGTACTGATCCGTTAGTGAAGGGAGCTGGCATTGGCCGTTCAGGCATCGAACATAGTATCAACACAGCTGGTAAGAGAAAAGGCCTGCCATCAAGAGATCAAATAACCAGTCTAAAACAGAGTATTAGAGATATTAGCGGCAAACACCCCCGCCCAAATCTTCCTGAGCAAGGCATGGCAGAAGCAATTCCGGCTGCTGGAGTAGATCCCAAAGCAACTCAACAGTATGCTCAACAAATTGTGCAGACATTGCAACAAGCAACCGGTGCAACTGTAAAAGATTTTCCAAATCAAGACGGCACTGTTAGAATAGTAATAAACCCAGATCCTAACGACCGTACATATCCGCCATCACGTGGATATATAGTTCCAACAGGTAATGACGGTGCAACAATGCAAAATATTACCAAAGCAATCAATCCATACTATAATACATTTAGACAAAAAGGTTGGAGATTTGATCAACCTGTAGGCGGTGCATTTACAATTGGTATTCCAACACAACAAGCTGTGGCCGAAAACGCAGAACTGAACACCATGCTGAAATATGCTGGTGTGCCAATGAAAGAAAGTGTGTTGACAGATTCAACTGGTCACACCATGGATCACATCATCAAACGTTTCACCAAAGAAGTTGCAGACTTTAAAGAACGCGGCGATTTGGATGATGATCTCTATCATGCACTGTACGACTATTACTTTGATGACATGCCATATGGCACCAAAAAAGCCAGAGATGGTGATCCGTATGAGTGGGTGTCTGATCGATTTTATGCTGATTTAGGATTAAGCGAAGGTTGGAAGGGCGAACTTGCCGGCGGAACATTAGGCGGTGTTGGCGGAACAGTTGCTGGATCTGCATTAGGAGCTCTTGCAGGCGGACCAATTGGCGCAGCAATAGGTGGCGTGGTAGGTGGTGCCGCAGGCGGTACTGGTGGTGCCATGCTAGGTCGCGAAATGACCAAAGAAGGCTCTTGCAACTCAACCATGGAAGGTGAGTACTGCCCGGAGCATGGTTTAATGGAATGCGGCATGTACGAAATGGGCACAGTAGCCGGTGGCATGGCACCAGTAATTGGTGAAGCACCACAGGACGCAATCAACTACAATGGCGCGGTTACAGGCAGCTATTACGAGTCTGACGAATTGGCAAGAATAAAATCACTGGCTTTGCTCAAATGATATAAATACACTTGACACCAAGGCAAATAGCGCATATACTACATGGTGTATGCGCTTTTTTGTTTGTGCGTCACAGGCAACAAAGATCTAATTTTAGATAGGCAACACATAGGCAACTTTTTAAGGAGAAATAAACTATGGCATCTTTAGCAGAAATCCGAGCAAGACTACAGGCAGCTGACACAAAAGGCAACTCAAACCAAGGTGGAGGCGATCGAGCAATTTATCCACACTGGAACATGGAAGAAGGTCAATCGGCCACACTACGCTTCCTACCTGACGGTAACACAAAAAACACATTTTTCTGGGTCGAACGAGCAATGATCCGATTGCCATTCAACGGCGTCAAAGGAGAGATGGAATCAAAACAAGTATTCGTACAAGTACCCTGCGTGGAAATGTGGGGAGACGCCTGCCCGGTACTGGCAGAAGTTCGTACTTGGTTCAAGGACAAGAGCCTTGAAGATATGGGTCGCAAGTACTGGAAGAAGCGTTCATACTTGTTCCAAGGTTTTGTGCGTGAGAATCCCATTGCTGATGACAAGACTCCGGACAATCCCATCCGCAAGTTCATCATTGGGCCTCAGTTGTTTACTCTAATCAAGGGTGCATTGATGGATCCTGAACTGGAAGAATTGCCAACTGACTTGATGCGTGGATTGGACTTCCGTATCACCAAGACACAAAAGGGTGGTTTTGCTGACTACAACAGTTCCAAGTGGGCTCGTAAAGAGTCGGCACTCACAGAAGCTGAACAGGCTGCAATTGAAACTCACGGCTTGTATGACTTGAGCACATTCCTGCCCAAGCGTCCCGGCGACGTTGAGCTAAAGGTCATCAAAGAGATGTTTGAAGCATCAGTAGATGGACAGCCATACGACACTGAGCGTTGGGGTCAATACTTCCGCCCTGCTGGCGTGGCAGCACCTGGTGGTGCCGCTGCCGGTGATGCAGAAGATACTCCGGCACCTGCTGCCAAACCAGCACTGAAGGTTGCCGCTCCGGCAGCACCTGCGGCTGAGGATGCGTTCGATGAAGAACCAGCACCAGCTGCTGCGCCAGTCACAGCAGCCAAGCCAAGCGGTAATGCTCAAGACATCTTGGCCATGATCCGCGCTCGTCAAAACAAGCAGTAATCTCTGCACTAACACAAGAGGGCAACCTCTTGTGTTCTTCTATTTTTATAACAGGTGATACATGGGAAAACCATTTGACGTAAGTAAGTTTCGTAAGGAAATTACCAAATCAATCGACGGCCTATCGATTGGTTTTAATGATCCAACAGACTGGATCTCAACAGGCAACTATGCACTGAACTACCTGATTTCAGGAGACTTTAACCGTGGCATTCCACTGGGCAAGGTAACTGTGTTTGCTGGAGATTCTGGCGCAGGTAAGAGTTATATCTGCTCGGGCAACATTGTGAAGAACGCACAAGAGCAAGGTATCTTTGTGGTGTTGATTGACAGTGAAAACGCACTGGATGAAGATTGGCTCAAGGCACTTGGTGTTGACACAAGTGACAGCAAATTGCTCAAACTAAGCATGGCCATGATTGATGACGTGGCCAAAACTATCTCCACATTCATGAGCGACTACAAGGCTCTGCCAGATGGCGAGCGGCCCAAGGTCATGTTTGTAATTGACTCACTGGGTATGTTGTTGACACCCACTGATGTGAATCAGTTTGATGCAGGCGAAATGAAGGGTGATCTAGGACGTAAACCCAAAGCTCTCACCGCCTTGGTGCGTAACTGTGTGAACATGTTTGGTTCATACAATGTGGGTTTGGTTTGTACCAACCACACATACGCCTCACAGGATATGTTTGACCCAGACGATAAAATTAGCGGCGGTCAAGGTTTCATTTACGCCTCATCAATTGTAGTGGCCATGAAGAAGATGAAACTCAAAGAGGACGAGGACGGCAACAAGATCACTGATGTCATGGGCATACGTGCTGGTTGCAAGGTTATGAAAACACGCTATGCCAAACCGTTTGAAGGCGTGCAAGTTAAGATTCCTTACACAACAGGTATGAGTCCGTACTCAGGACTAACTGACTTGATTGAGAAAAAAGGCCTGCTCAAGAAAGAAGGCAACAGTCTGGTGTTTACTACCAGTCATGGTGAAATCATCAAGAAGTTCCGCAAAGGATGGGAACGCAACGATGACAACTGCCTTGACACTGTGATGAAAGACTTTGGAAATATCAAGGAAGAGGTAAGTACCGGCGAGGAGGAAGCAGAATGAGTGAACATGTGGCAGCAGAAATTTGGGGAGAGCTCAAGCGTTATGTAAACACAGTTGACCGCAACGAAGCAGCAGAGACTGTGGTTCAAATTCTAATGGACAATGACTGTGACGCTGAAGATATTCGTAACGCATTCAAAGGTGATTCAGACATCAAACGAGCACTTACTGTATATCTTGACAACGACAAAGATTACTCAGAAGACGACGAAGAAGAGGATCCTGAAGAAGAGGATCCCAACGAAGACGACTGGGAAAATTAATGTGGTATAGTCGAGTAGTTGCTAATCTTGATGCTATTCCAGATTTTATAGCACACTACGAGCGTGAAATAACTGACGCTAAAAAAGACTGCCGCATTGCTGGAATTGTTGAAAAAAACATAACAGCACTTCCTGGCATTACTGAGTTTAGATACAACCAGCTTCAAGAAATTGAAGCTGTGTTGAACTTCCTCAATATCCAACTGCGTAAGATCCGCAGAAAGCATTTCCAAAAGTATCTGGAAGGCTATGCCCGTGCGCTCACTAGTCGCGACGCAGAAAAGTATGTGGATGGCGAAGATGAAGTGATTGATTACGAAACCATAATCAACGAAGTGGCATACCTACGCAATCGCTGGTTGGGTATCATGAAGGGTCTGGATACCAAACAGTGGCAAATGGGGCATGTTGTGCGGCTAAGAACTGCTGGCATGGAAGACATCCAGGTGTAAATACCTGCATGAAAATTGTACTTGTAACTGGCGGCTTTGATCCGCTACACTCTGGGCATATTGCCTATTTCAAAACCGCCCGCACTTTAGGCGACATGCTGATTGTGGGACTTAATTCAGACGAATGGCTGACTCGTAAAAAAGGTCGGCCATTCATGCCATGGACGGAAAGATTGTGTGTGATAAACAATCTTGCCATGGTTGACGAAGTGTACACATTTGACGATGCAGATGGTTCAGCTAAAGAGTTTATCCGACAGGTTCGAGCACACTACCCTGACGCAACGTTGATATTTGCCAATGGTGGTGATCGCACTGACAAAAACATTCCTGAAATGGATGTGATAGATAGCAATTTAGAATTTGCATTTGGTGTAGGCGGCGAGGATAAAAAGAATAGCAGTTCATGGATTCTTGAAGAATGGAAAAAGCCCAAGACCTCGCGAGCCTGGGGATACTATCGTGTGTTACACGAAGTTGGCGCCAACACCAAACTTAAAGAACTTACTGTGGCACCCAAAACTTGTTTGAGCATGCAACGGCATGACCGACGATCAGAGTTTTGGTTTGTGGCTGAAGGTGAAGCCACGGTGTACACACTAGATTCCAGTACAGATAGAGACATCAAAGATCACCTAACTGTGCATGAAGCTACTTGGATCAATCGCAATGAATGGCATCAATTGTGCAACGAAACAGACCGTCCACTCAAACTGATTGAAATACAGTTTGGGGAAAACTGTGTAGAAGAAGATATCGAACGCCGATGAAAGATATTATACCAGTATTTGTAGGATACGATCCTAGAGAAGCAATTGCATATCACACCTGCGTAAATTCTATTATTCGAAATTCAAGCAGACCTGTTGCAATCATTCCAGTTGCACTTAATTTGTTCAAGGACTACAGCGAAACACACACAGACGGCAGCAATCACTTTATCTACACACGATTTCTTGTGCCACATCTCATGCAACACATAGGTTGGGCAATATTCATTGACGGTGATATGATTGTGCGTGGAGACATTGCAGAACTTTGGAACTTGCGAGATGCTTATTCAGATGTAATGGTAGTCAAACATGACTATAAAACCAAGATGACTGAAAAGTATTTAGGGGCCAAGAACGAAGACTATCCACGCAAAAACTGGTCCAGTGTGATACTGTGGAATTGTAACAGTTATCCTAACCGAAAACTTACTCCTGAGTTTGTGCAAAAAGCTACAGGTGCTGAGTTGCATAGATTCACATGGTTGGATGATGCTCGCATAGGCGAACTGCCTAAAGAATGGAATTGGTTGCCCGATGAATACGGGCCAAACCCCGACGCCAAGCTCTTGCACTATACCTTGGGCACTCCATGCTTTCACGAGTTTGCTGACACTCCACAAGGTAACGAGTGGCACAAGGAACGCTTACTAACAGAATATTGTCAACAGAGAGATATATGAGTGAAGAAGATGAAGAACTGTTAGCACCATTACCTCAGCATGTTTTAGACATGGTGCCTCCTGACATACACAAATTGTTTAGAGATATCTTAAAGTATCGAGTTGATGCTGCTGGCGAATACTATGGTGTCACAGCAGATACTTTAATTCAATCCATACATGGCCTAAAACAAGATACAGTTGCAGCTATTGCCACAGAACCAGGAGATTTCAAGTATAAGGAAAAAGGACACATGTACGATCCCATACTACAAAGTTTTGTACAAGGGGCTGGCGGAAGAATCAGCAATTGGACAAAAGAAGAAAATAACATGACTCCGGTGGTACTACGAGGTATTACCAAACGCAAAGAGATGGCAGTGTGCAAACAGCAAGGCAGAGATTTCTACTATCTTGACACTGGTTATTTTGGTAATGGTAAGAAAAAAACATTTCACCGCATCACCAAAAATGATGTGCAAAATTTTGGGCCCATAATTGACAGACCAGGCGACCGAGTTGCTAAGTGCAATCTTCAACTTACAAAATTTAGACAAGACGGCGCCAAAATTTTGTTGGCCCCTCCTAGCCAAAAACTGTTAAACTTGTATGACATCGATCTTGAACAGTGGATGAATCAAACCATTGCTACTTTAAAACAGCACACTGACCGTGAAATAGTGGTCAGACTCAAGCAAGGTCGGTCAGTACGACAAACCACCGACACCATGCAAATGGCTCTGCAACAAGATATCTGGTGCCTGGTCACTTACTCAAGCATTGCTGCCGGCGAAGCACTGTTGTGCGGCAAACCAGCTATTACTTTGGGTCCAAATGCCGCTGCCGCATTATGCAGTCAATCATTATCAGAAATTGAAAATCCAAAAATACCCACGCTAGACGAAGTAGAAGCTTGGACCAGGCACATTGCATATTGCCAGTTCACTGAGCCAGAAATGCGCGATGGCACTGCATGGAGAATACTGAATGACCATTGATGCAGTGGTTTACATCAGTTCTGTTGCCAATCCTCGAAAACATTCTAGAAAAATTGAATGTTTGGAAAGTTTTGCTGACGGAGTCAAAAATTCAGGCGGTAATGTAGTAGTAGAGTGGGATTACAAATATACACCCAGCAGACTGGCTGTGATGTTGGGCTGGGCAACCACAAACACTGGTGGACCAAATATAGCTCTACGTAAACAAATTATTGCTGAACAGCAACGCCAAGGTTTGAAAACAATGTGCATTGATGCCAGTTGTTTCAAATATCTTGATGATCACGGAACTTATTTGAGATACAGCATTGGCGGCCCATTTTATGATCGTGCAGAGTATGCCAATCACAACAGCGATGCTACCAAGTGGAACGAAATTCGCAACGCTATCAATGTGCCCATGATTGAGCAACCAGTAGTTAGGCCAAACGGACATGTACTGATCTGCATGCAGAGAGACGGAGGATTTGCAATGAAAACATTGGATCCTATTCGATGGCTAGAAAACAAAATTACATTGATAAAAGAATACACCAAACGACCAATAGTGGTAAGACCACACCCAGGTGCTTATCGTTTGCAAGACTTTAGAAAGTTTCGAAACATACCTAAAGTAACAGTGGTAGATCCAGCAAAGAGTTCATTGTTGCAAGATTTGCAAAATGCTCATGCCGCTGTGTTTTTTAACAGTTCTGCCAGTGTGGCTGCTGTGTGCGCCAACATTCCGGTGTTTGTTGATGATCAAAGTTGTGTGAGCTGGTCAGTGGCCAACAAAAACATTGCCAATTTAGAGTCACCACAGACCTTTGATAGATCGCAATGGATCAACGACCTAGCGGCTGCACACTGGTCGGATGCCGATGGCCGCAGTGGGCAAATCTATCAAAAGTTCATGCCTTTTCTACGATAACATCGTAGTTGTAACCTAGAACATGCGGCCATTTGTGAGTTTTATCAACTACTGAAATCTGTTCGCTCACGACCTTTACACCCATCACTGTTGTTAATTTGTTTCGCCACCAGTCTGGACTCTCCACAATCAAATGAGCATTGCGACCATCTGGTAAATTTTTCTTGGCAGGATAGCAAGCAATTCTAAAACAACCACAACGTTCCATCAAATGGTTTATGGTTTTGAATGTTTCTATTAGAAACTCTGGCTCAATGTGTTCTATAGCGTCTGTGCTGATAACTGCATCAAATGTCTTGGTGGGCAATTTAGCAAAGCTGGCATTGCCAGGGTCATATCCAGATAGCACAATGTTTGGATGATGCTGGCCAATTGTGTCTAGTAATGCGCCATGCCCGCATCCAAAATCTAGCAGTGTGGCAGGCTGATATTGATTGATAAAATCTTTGACCACAGTGTAGGCTTTGGCGCCATGATTAAATTTACCACCACTGTGCATGCTGGCCAATTGTTTTTGGTATTCTTTGTCAATTAATGTCATTTTTTATCCAACCCATGATCCAATCGTCTTTGACTTGATCCAGTCGAATCATGCCCCAAGATTCCAGTAACCCAACAGCGGCAAACTGTCCATAATCTTTGCTGTATGCATCATGCGGTTTTTGTTCTATTACCACAATAGGACGGCAGCGTTTGACAGTTTGTTCTGCACCTTGCAACACACGATACTCAAATCCTTCGCAGTCAATTTTGATGTAATCAACTACAGGCAATTCTAGACTGTCCAAACGTGTGATTTTTGTGTCGCCCGCTGTGCTGTTTGGATCCACATGAGTATGTCCTGTGTTGCCTTCTGTAATGATCATTTGGATCATGCCTTCGTGGTCTCCCAGTGCAATTGGCTCAACAAGCAAGTTCTTGGCAAACACATTGCGTTCCAAGCATTCTCTAAACATAGCAACAGGTTCAAATGCAATCACTTGTGTAAAATGTTTTGTAAGGTCACGACTCCATAACCCAACATTGGCACCAATGTCTAAGGCCACACGTTTTTGTTTTACATGATCAAAACTTCGACGTCTAACTTGGTACTGATATTCAGTTGGTCCACCCTTGCTTACACTTTTGGCTAGCATTTTGGGAAAGTGATCTTCGGTGTCTGGGAACCACCACCCGTGGCTTTCATACATGTTTGGTTTCCTCTAATATCCTTGCGGCCGTGCCATCTCTAAGTTCTCTGTTGTGGAATTGACCATAAGCTAAATGACAAGCCCATGCACGCACCAGCTCCAGATCTGGGAACCAAGGATCTTCAATTTTGGCTAGATCTCTGTTGGCAACTGGATCTGCTGCATTGCTTGGAGCACAAACAAACGCTGGTACTCCTTCCAGCACCGACTCTGTAGCGGCAATACTGTTATATACAATTACAGCATGTGCATCTCGTAACAAACTGGTAAATGGTACAGCTTCTCTCGCCTGTCGATTTTTGTTTCGTTCACGTATCACAATGGGTCTATCTGTGTGTTGTTTAACTGTTGCTACAGTTTCATCTAGCCATTGTTGAGCTGTGGTACCATACACAATACAAGGTTTATCTTCAGGCATCACAATCACAATATCAGACCCACGACGCCGTGCTTTGATATCAATATTAAACTGTTTCCATCTATCATCTGGCCTGGAGATAATTTTTCCGTGTTGCAAATTGTTGTCTACTATTCGATGCCACATTTTTACACCATGTGGATTTCTAAAATTAGCTCTGTTGCCAAAGTATCCTGTGTCCATGTACCTAAATGGTCTGTTGTCTTGCCAGCAGCGTTTGAATATCTTGTGTTTCATGATGCCACGTAACACAATAGGATCATTGCTGTCATCATAGTTCCACGTTTCCAACTGAGTAGTGTGACACTGACTGCCTTGTGCAAACATCTCTATGTATTGGTCTTCGTTATTTTTGTTAAGGTAAATCCAGTTCATTGCCAATATGCCTCTGTTCGTTGGACTTTTAAGTCACTAGCAGGACTGCGTCCTGTGGCCTTGCGTTTGCCTTTGAGATGATCTAGCCAGGCACCCCACTCTGAATTGATTAAGGGATGGCCTTCGCCTGTGATCAAATGGCTTGACCAATCAAGTTCTATCAGTGGCAAGTGACTTCTTACTGCATCAAACACAAATGAGTCATGCCATTCGGCCAGAGTAAAGATACCCTGTTCAGCATTATCATAGTATTGCTGAAACTGTGTTAAAAAATCTCTTGTGCGTGGACTTTGAAGATTCATAGCGTACAATCCGCACTCGCTGAATTTGCCGCGCCGGCCTAAAAAACAAAGATCCACGGTGTCCGGACATAGTCTTGCCAAATCAGATTGAGTGATTGCACTATGGCACACAGTGTCTGCGTCCATCCAAATCAGCCAATCAGTCTGTGCATTTTTTGCACAATGGAAAATGCTGTAGACCTTGTGAGCAAATCTCACAGCGTCCCATTTGAATCCTTTACCTGAATCTTTGCGTTTTGATCTAACAGGATCAGCACTGACATCGCCATTGGCCCGGGGAACCCCTTGCCACTGTTGTTTGAATGCAGAGAGCTCGGTAACTACATCAATATCACGTACTTCAAGATTAGGTGATGACTCAGTTACTTTGCATCCTTCGGCATACACAACTAGATCAACTGGCCAATTTTGTAAAAATGTCTGTATCATGCGCTGGCCGTACTTTGCATAACCATCCGCGTTGAAAGTGGTAATTACAGTGTATTTCATCTCACGTACTTATGATCAATAACATAGCCTATTTTCCTTCTCAATGTGCCCAAAACAGTAGGCCTGTGATGTCGGCGGTTTTGGATCTTTTGCAATCGCGCGGCATACAAACACAAGAAAATTCAATGACTGCTGATGCGGCTGTGATTTGGAGTGTGCTTTGGGCAGGACGCATGGCACCAAATCAAGCAGTGTACGAGCACTATCGCAGTCAAAACAAACCAGTGATTGTTTTGGAAATTGGTGCGCTGTATCGTGGGCAGACTTGGAAGGTAGCAGTAAACAATATCACAAGAGATGGATACTACGGACATGAAGAAAATTTAGATTGGGATCGACCACGCACATTGAATGTCAGCCAGGCCATAACTTTTAACTCCAGTCCCAATGTAGTTATTGCTGCTCAACATGCTCGCAGTTTACAAGTCTCTGGTATGGACATGACACAATGGGTATTGGATCAAATTAAATTGGTAAGACAGCACACTGATCGGCCCATCAGTATACGCCCGCATCCACGCAATCGACTGAACTTGAGTCAGTTGCCGCCTGACGTCGCAGTGGAACAACCGCGGCCGGTTGCTGGCACCTACGACAGCTTTGACATGCGGTTTAACTATCATGCAGTGGTCAATTACAATTCAGGTCCTGGAGTGCAGGCTGCTATTGCAGGTTGTAGGCCCATTGTGCATGAGAGCAGTTTGGCGGCCCCGGTAGGTATGAGCATGGCCAACATAGAAAAGTCTTATGACATCAATCGAGATAAGTGGCTGGTAGAGATCTGCCACACTGAATACACACTAACTGAAATACGCACAGGAACATGGCTAAAAAGAATAGAACCCGCACTGATCAAGTGACTGATTGCGCCTGTGTGATACACAGCTCGGGCTACGATTGGATTTACGTTGAACGATTGCATAACATGCTAAATCGTTGGCTGCCTGGCGGCGCAAGGCTACATGTGTTCACAGAGCATGATAGGTCAGTGCCGCCACATATGGTAAAACATGTACTGGAAGATTGGCCAGGAATTGCTGGGCCCAAAAAGTCTTGGTGGTACAAGATACAGATGTTTAATCCTGCGCACCATCTGGATGATTTTTTGTACTTTGATTTGGACTGTGTGATTGTTGCAGACCTAACCTGGATAACCCAACTGCATACTGATTACTTCTGGACTCTCAAAGACTTTAGATACCTACAGCGTCCTTCATGGAACAATATGAACAGCAGCGTGATGTGGTGGAATGTTTCAAAATTTTCTTGGGTTTGGGACGAGTTCAATCGGCAAGGGCATGATGCTGTGATTCGGCGCTGGCAGGGTGATCAAGACTTTATAAATGCCACTATTGATCACAACAAAAAAAGATATTTTGATGTAAAACGTTTTCAAAGCTGGCGCTGGCAAGCCTGGGACGGAGGCATGAATTTTCAATTGAGAAAACAAAACACTCCAGGGGCTGGCACACACATTGATCCAGACGCATGTGCATTGGTGTTTCACGGCCAGCCCAAACCACATCAAATTCAAGATCCCGTAATAGAAAATTTTTGGAAATGAAACCTCAACTACCATTTTTAGAACTCATGTTGAGTTCAGTTTGCAACCTTGTGTGCCAAGGGTGTAGTACATACAGTGACATACCCAGTCGCGGATACACACCTTGGTCTGAAATTCGATCCTGGCTGGAACAATGGCAACAAAAGTTTGATATTGAAGACATAGGACCCATGGGTGGCGAACCGTTGATATATCCTGACATCATGCAGTTGCTTCGGGACGTGAGATCTATGTTCCCCAACAGCAAGATACGTTTTCCTACCAATGGGTTGTTGTTGCACAAACACTGGGATGTGGTTGATTGGTTGTATCAAGATGGTAATGCCACACTAAAAATCACAGCACATGTAGATCATCCTGAACTTGAAACCAGCATTCAACGAGTGTGGTCTGCGTATGATTGGCAACCAGTGCATGAATACGGCATAGATCGGTGGCGTACCAAAACAGGTTTGCGATTTCAAATCAACCGACCAGAAATTTTCACACAAACATTTCGTGGCACATACGAAACTGCACATCCTTGGAATTCCAATCCCTCAGCAGCTTTTGCCAATTGCCATCAAACCACTTGCCCTTTGCTGTACCACGGAAGAATATACAAATGCAGTACCAGTGCGCTGTTGCCAGATGCGCTGGCTCGCTATGATTCTCCCAACAAAGACCAATGGGATCAATATTTTGACAACAACACAAACGGCAGTGTGGGATTAGAAAGCAGTGCAGAAGATATTCAACAGTTTGCTGATAACTTTGGCCAACCACACATGATCTGTCGACAATGCCCTACCAGTCAAGATGATTGCTATGTGCCACATTCACGATTGGTAAAATTTAGATGACTGAAGATTTCAACCACTTTCAAATGAATAGATTGATCAACCGGTACTTGCAGTTGCCGGACAACAATCAACTGCCACTGTCAGTTGTATATGTGCATGTGGGCTCAGACTACTGGGAAAGCCAGTATGAATTTGTTAAAAATTTTGTAGAAGTACCATTGGATCACTATGTGGTAGTGCATGTTAGATTTGAAGGATTGAGTTTTTCTGCCAGCGGACTAAGAAACTGTATTGAACAATTGATTGCGCAACAAGGACGAGACGACTCAAAGATATTTGTGTTTACTCCAAACAACATGACACAAGATCATCCTTGGGTCAACTTGTTTTACAATGGTTTCAGTGAAATCACTGATGAAATATATCGTGCTCAAGAGTACCTTGTGCCATCAGCAGAATTGGATCTTGAGAATTTAAAAACTTGGGCATTATTTGTGGGTCGTAAAACCACTGTAAGAATGTTAGGCCTATGGCACTTGACTCACATGCCTGAAACAAAAAATGATTGCATAGTGAGCCTCATGCAAGAAACAGCACCTGCTCATCGTCCAAACTGGCTGCGACTTGAACGATACTATGATCACATAGGTCGTTGGAAACAACCAGATATTGTGCCAGATCTAGATGCTGTGCTTGATTGGATGAAACACCCGCCAATAAACAGCGTTGATGGTGTATGTGTAGGAGATCAGTATATTAAAAATGTTGTTGGTGAAAATCGCAATGCAACATTGATTGATAGTGTGTTGAGTTTTAGAAATCAGTATCTGTTTGAAATAACTTTTGAAACCATGACTGAAGGATTTACCTTTACGCCTAGCGAAAAAACTGTGCGCACTCTGGTAGCTGAAAAACCTCAGTTTGTGTATGCTGCCCCAGGATTTCTTAAAGGCATGCAAAATCTTGGATTCCAAACGTTTAACACACTTTGGGATGAAGGTTATGACAATCTAAGCGGCCCAGAACGGTTTAGTGCCATGTTTTCCACAATTAAAAGTGTGGCCCTACTGTCAACGGCGCAAAAACTCAAATTGTATCAAGGTTCCCAAGTTATCTGCCAACACAACAAACAGGTACTTGTTGATTGGATTAACAAAATAAATAAACGACAGTAGGAGAAAATAAATGGAACTAACGTTCAAATGTCATGCACGAAAAACTTCAAAAATTTCAAATTTACGACCAGCTGAAATAACAATCACCGTAGAAAACCCAGCGTTCGAGCATGTGTCAACGTACCAGAAAACAGTGCCTCCAACACTGAATTGGGTGGCTGGATCCACCACTGATGACAGTGTAGATGTTGTTGTAGATCTTCCAACAAAGGATTTTGGTACCTTGCTAAAATTTACCATAGCAGTCACCAATAATGACCTACTGATATGCGGGTACGAACCTGGTAATTTTCAGATTGTAAGCAATCCATTATGGGACGGTGAACTTGGCCCATATGATATAACAGGTCATGTAGGCGGTGGCGGTACTATGGGCACCGGAAGCCTAGCTATCTTGGATGGACAAACAGTAACATTTGATGCTGATTTGAGTTCTTTACCTTTTGACCCAACATCAGCTTAATTTTAAAAAGGATAACCTCGACTTTGTTTGGGAGTGTATCCAGGCTCGTAAACCGGAACAAAACTACACACCGCAGTATCTGTAGGAATTTTCATTTCACAGTTACGCATGATCAACACAGTCTCTAAGTTGTAGTAATTGTAGTTGGGATCCATTTCTTCTTCCCACCCCCATAAACTTGATGAGTGACTGGCTTCGACATAACCTGAAAAATTATGCCAGTCTCTGCTCCAGGCCAATGGATAATCATTTACCATCATGCGCCACCCTGGCGCCATTTTAGCACGCCATGGCCAAGCAACAATTCTAGGCCTGGCCCATACATATTCATCATTGATTTTTTCAGCCCAACAACTACCATGCAACATTTCTTGCAACAACCAACCATACCTCCAGTGTTTGGTTGCACTGGCCGGAAAAAAGTTATCCATGTCAGCAGTTAATGGTAGAGTGTACCCCAACTGACTAACACCACGCAGTCCCAAACACATTCTGGCTGTGTGGTTGGCATGATCACCAGACTCTGGCAAGTAGCTTCGCAGGTCGCCTTTAAGATTGCGCCACCATTCCGGAAAGAATTTACTGCATGGCATCGGTTCTGGGCAGTTGTTAGCCTGCTCAGCTCGTTCCCAAGTTAAATATTCGTTTACTACAATTTCCATACATTTATGTAGTACTTTTGTATGAGTTGACAAATTAATCAAAGTTTGCTATAATTTAGGCTATGTTATATTTTGCTTATGGAATGAATACCAATCGTGAGGGCATGGCTCAACGCTGTCCGGGCGCACTGAGCCTAGGCCACGCACGCCTGATTGACCATGCCTTCCGCTTTGCCATTCACGCTGATGTGGTGCCTGTATTAGGTTCCTATGTAGATGGTGTGCTGTGGCGCATTGATCAGTTTCACTTGAACAGCCTGGATACCCTAGAAGGCTTTCCTTGGTACTACAACCGTGGGCAATTTGCAGTAGAACACCGAAACGGAGTGGTTGTTGCAGAGTGTTACTTTATGCAACCCGGCAACGATAGCAGTCTGCCTAACCAAAGCTATTTTGACATGGTGGTACAGGGCTACGAGCAACATGGTGTGCCCGCAGATCAGGTGTTTAATTGTGTATACGATAGTATTACATAACCCGCCAAATTAGCGGGACTTGACCAATAAATGGCTATCTGCTACAATAGTGGCATACAAAGAAAGGTAGATATGGATATTCGTGTTCGAGCCGCAGTCAAAACAGTAGTTATTTTAGGTTATGTTGCCCTGATAGCAGTGGCAGTTCAGTTAATACTAAAGTATACACCTCCAGAGATGATTGCACCGGCCCTGGCCACTATTGCTATTGGGGGACTGGTATACTTAATGTATACTATAGTACTAGGTCGATTGCGGTCGCAAGAAATTTTAGATAAAATGAATTCTAAAGGTTGACCAATAATTGCCAATTTGCTATAATACACACATAGACAGCAAAGTTCAACCGCACACCAAGGAGCCAACCATGAGTGCAATTCGTATCGTTCGCGGCGTTTACCGCAACAAGGCCATTCAAAACCAAGTGTTTACTTTGGTGAGTGGATTCCAAACTGGTGCCAAAGGTGGCTATGTCACCGTAGAAAATGATGGTACCTTTCCCAACTGCCCTGCTGCCATCCGCATCAAAGTAGACGGCATTTCAGATATTGAGTATACTTCAGGAGAACATGTGAAAGAAAACACTGTAAAGTTCAAGCCCACTGTGGTGGCAGAGACAGACGAGCAAGCCATGGATCGTATTCGTGAGCGTTTTGACATCCTGCATGAGATGACCAAGGCTTGTGTGAGCGGCGACATCCGTGCAATGATTGTGAGCGGTCCTCCTGGCGTGGGCAAGAGTTATGGTGTTGAGCAAGAGATTGACAAGGCCTGTTTGTTTGACAAACTGGCCAGCAAACGCCTTAAGGCTGAGGTTGTGAAAGGCTCAGCCAGTCCCATTGGCCTGTACCAAACCCTGTACAAGTATTCAGATCCCAATTGTGTGTTGGTGTTTGATGACTGCGACTCTATCTTGTTGGATGACGTTGCACTGAACTTGCTGAAGGGTGCCCTGGACTCCGGCAAGAAGCGTAAGATTTCCTGGTTGTCAGACAGTCGCATTCTGCGGAGCGAAGGTATTCCAGACAGTTTTGAGTTCAAGGGTTCGGTAATTTTTATTACCAACTTGAAGTTTGACACCATGCGTTCGCAGAAATTGCGGGACCACTTGGATGCATTGCAAAGCCGATGCCACTACTTGGACTTGACCTTGGACACCATGCGTGACAAGGTCCTGCGTATCAAGCAGATTGCCAAGGACGGTGTGTTGTTTGCAGACTACGACTTTGACGAGTGTGTGCAAGACGAGATCATTGCCTTCATGGACGAGAATAAAAATCGTCTGCGTGAGATGAGCCTGCGTATGGCTCTCAAGATTGCAGACTTGCGTAAGATGTCAGTGTTGAACTGGAAGCGCCTGGCAGAGACCACTGTTATGAAACCCGCAGGAGCCTAACATGTATGAAATATGGGATGGAGACTTGTATTTGTACTCAGTGGATACCGAGTACGAAGCAGATGAACAGCGTGAAGCAGGCTTCACTGTGAAGTGCCTGGAATACTACGGAGCGTGATTAAGACTTTAGTCAACTCAAAAGATTAACCCTCCAAGGTTATCCCGGGCATTGGTTGGCTCCGGCCCGGGCTTTGTGGCAGGTACCCGTAAAACGGTACCTGTCTTTTTGACTTCTTGCTGTGATAAGTATATACTGTTATCATGCCCCAACAATATTTGCACATAGACTTAGGTGCAGACTATACCTTAGATTTTGAAATACACAACACGCCCTTAGCCGACCTTTGGCTTGAGCGCATGCACCTGCGGGATCCGTATCCAATAGATCATCCTGACCGTTTTTACGGATTTGATTCTCGAGAGCAAGAAATTGCTCGTGCAGAAAAAATGATTCAACAATGTGTTAGTATAATCAATGGTTATCAGCCAATTATTGAGCGAGAGTTTACTACAGTGTATGACCAGGATTGTTTGAACTATTTGCACAACATTTTTGAACGTTATCATGGCTTGCTAAATCAACAAAAAACTTTATGGTGGCTTCGAGCCCCGGAATCTATAAAAAAGGCTTTGTCAGATTTAAACATAGCGGTGCATCGCTGCGAATCAGCGTCAAGAAAATTAAAACCAAGACTTGTTTGCACCTGGTTTGGCGTGCCTAAAGATACTGCTTTGCCTGAAGAGATTATGAATCAGTATGGTACAATTAATCCGGCATTTGGAAGTGTGTGTTTGAACTATGTTGAGATTGGAAAAACATTGCTTGATCTTGTGATAGACAATGATGCATATATCGGCGACGAAGCTTTTCGCCCGTTCAATTATTACAATCCTGATTTTGTGGTAAGATTATTTGAACTTGACTCAAATGTTGTAGACCTTATGCTACAAAATATGCAACAATACTATCAAGAACACTATGATTTTTTTGTCAATCAAGGATACCCGCAGTTTGATCATGTCAAACTACAGCCATTGCAATTTCCTGTTGCAAGGATAATTGAAACTGTTCCACGCGACCAATTGATCAAAGACATACAACAAAGACAACTCGTCACTCGAGTTTATATAGATGAAACGATGCACCATACAAATTCGAGATGAAGTAAACATCAAACTAGAGGGTATCGATCTGGATGTGCGCAAGGCCCTGGTCAATGCGTTTAAGTATGATGTACCTTATGCAAGATATCTACCAGCAGTGAGGCTGGGTCGGTGGGATGGTAAAGTCAGTTACTTCCAACTGGGTGGATCAACATACACCAACTTGTTACCAGATATCATGCCCATCTTGGAACGTTACAACTACGACATTGAGCTGGACGATCAAAGAGAATACTCTACCACATTTGAGTTTGCTCAAGTTACAGAACAAACATTTGCACACAAGACTTGGCCCAAGGGTCATCCTGCAGAAGGGCAACCTATCATGTTGCGTGACTACCAGGTAGAAATTGTAAACAACTTCTTGACCAATCCCCAATGCATACAAGAAGTGGCCACAGGTGCAGGCAAGACAATCATGACAGCGGCATTAAGTGCCAGTATAGAACCATATGGGCGGTCAATTGTGATTGTGCCCAACAAGAGTTTGGTCACACAAACTGAAAAAGACTATGTGAATCTTGGCCTGGACGTGGGCGTTTACTTTGGCGACAGAAAAGAACACGGACGCACACATACCATCTGCACTTGGCAGAGTTTAAATGTACTGCTGAAGAATACCAAGGCAGGTGTTGGTGAAGTGACCATACAGGACTTTATTGAGGATGTGGTATGTGTAATGGTAGACGAAGTACACATGGCCAAGGCAGACGCACTCAAAACTCTGCTGACCAGCGTAATGGCTAGAGTGCCAATTCGCTGGGGATTGACCGGTACTGTGCCCAAAGAGAAGTTTGAAAGCCAAGCCCTATTGGTAAGCCTGGGTCCAGTGATCAGCAAGCTCAGTGCCAATGAACTACAACAACAAGGGGTGCTGGCGCAGTGCCATGTGAACATTGTGCAGTTGCAGGACCATGTGGAGTACGCCAACTACCAAAGCGAGCTTAAATACTTGTTGGAAGAGTCAGGCAGACTGGATGCCATGGCCGAACTCATACGCCATGTAAATGAAACAGGCAACACTCTGGTACTGGTTGATCGCACCGAATGTGGTAGACAATTGGTAGAACGACTGGGCGAACGTGCGGTGTTTGTGTCAGGTGCAACCAAAGCAAAAGATAGACAAGACGAATATGACGAAGTGGCGGACAGCACTGATAAGATTATTGTGGCTACCTATGGTGTTGCCGCTGTGGGTATTAATATCCCTAGGATTTTTAATTTGGTTCTTGTGGAACCCGGG